CTAGTCGTTGGCCCAGCCGACGAACAGCCACCCAGTGATCGGACCGCCGTCGACGGCCGCCACAGGGATCGCGCCGGCCTGCGGGCTGTAGTGGTCGCCGAGCACGCCGTCGAACTCGGCGAGCAGGCGCTGGGCCAGCTCGTGGGCCGCGGCCGCGGGCAGCGGCGGACCGTCGTGGACGAGCACCGGGTGCTGCTTGGTGGCGATGGTGCCGCTGTCCTCGGCCCACCCGCGGTGGTGCGCGGCGGTCTGGCGGGCGGCCTCGAACGCCGCCGCCATGTCGAGGCCGTCCTGCGCGACGGTGAAGCTGATGCCGCCCATCAGCGGTGCCCGTCGGGGTACAGGCCGAGGACGGAGCCGGTGATCGGTTCGGCGAACACGCCCTCCGGTACCGGGACGGCGGCGATGGTGGCGGCGGCAGCGGCGGTCTCGGCCGGCACGCCGGGGAAGTCGCCGAGCTCGGCGGCGACCTCCTCGTCGACGCCGCCGACGAACGCGCTGTGGGCCCAGTCGAGTGGGCCGTCGACCCAGAGGATCGCCCAGTGCGGCGTGCCGTCGTACTGGGCGACGGCGGCGGGAGGAGGGCCGCCGGCGGCGATGTGGGTGGCGAACTGGCCGAGGATGGCGTCGAGCGCGGCCATCGCCTGTTCGGCGGTGACCGGCTCGGTCACCGGGGCGGGCTTCACGGACATGAGGTGGGGCCTTTCTCAACTGGTTGGTATTACTCAGTAATCATATCACGTTTTCCTACCAGTCGGAGGGGTGCAGAAGCCGGCACGGGATCACCGCAGGCGGCCGGGCCGCCGATCGCCGACGGCGGGCGCTCAGGCGCCCTCGTCGCCGTCGCGGGGGAAGATGTCGGCCTCGGTCAGCCTCGTCCGGTACGCCTGCACGATCGTCGGGTCGGCGGCCGCCACGCGGTGGCGGCGCTGCAGCAGACCGTCGGCGGTCGCCTGCTGCAGCGCCCCGCGGACCAGTCGCTGGCTGAACCGCGTCTCGCCGGGGTGCAGCAGCGCCAGCACGGTGGCGACCTCGTCGAGGTCGAAGAAGTGCGAGCACTCCACCCGCACCACCGGTTCGCCGTCGTCGCGTTCGTGCTTGGACCACAGCCGCGGCTGCCGGGTCTGGACGGCACCCACCGCCGGCGGTGTCCGCTCGCCGCTGCCGCGTTCGGACGCCTGCGCCTGGCGCAGCTCCTCCAGCATCGCGGCCCGCACCTCGGGGGTCGGGAAGACGTTCAGCTCGACGAGTCGGCGGCGGTAGGCGGCGACGCCGTTGGGGTGGGCGTGCTCGTGCAGGTAGGCGGGGTCGCGCAGCCGCGGGTCCTGGACGGCGGCGGTGAGGCCGTCGACGAGCGCGTGGATCCCGGTGCGCAACGGTTCGCGGGCGAACAGGGCGGCCAGGGTGGTGGCGGCCCGGTCCAGGTCGTACAGGAACGGCACGTCGACGCGAAGGACGGGAGTGCCGTCGACGCGGCGGGCCGTGGCGGCGAGCCTGGGGGGCATGGGGTGGTCTCTCCTCAACTGGGCGTGCCCCGGCCGGCATCCCTCGGCGGGGTGCGCCGTGGGCCATGGCCCGGACCGCTGGCGGCGGCCGGGCCGGGTGACCGGGGGCCAGGCGGGGTCAACCACCTGGGTGGACAGTGGGTCTCCTCAACTGGGTGATCATGCGGCGGGCCGCATGGGCGGCGATGCTAGGCAGTCGCGGGAGGTGGCGTCGACCGGGGGTGGCGGGCCGACGGGGGCGTCACGGGACGACAACCCCACCCCGACGGGTAATCATATCATGATGTGCGACCACTGCTGTGGTGTCGGCGGCCGCCGTAGTGAGCCACCACCGGCATCGCTACCAGCGCAGCCCGAGCAGGTCCCGCATCACCCGATCCACCAGACCGGCGGCCCGCCAGTCGAGCACGGGCAGCACCGCGCCCAACGACACCGCCTGGGCACCGGCCAGCGTCGCGGCGAGGGACAGCACCGCCAGGTCCGACGGGTGCCCGACGACCTCACCGGCCGCCATGTGCTCCACCAGCTCGGGCCACATGATCCGCGCCACCAGCCCGGAACGGCGGTGGCTGGCGTCATCGCCGTAGGCGACGTAGCGCCGCCAGGACGGCCGGCGCGGCCACACCCCGTGCAACAGCAGCAGCCGCACCGCGGCGCCCTCGGTGGTCGTGCCCTGAGTCCCGACGGCCAACGCCCGAGTCAACTCGGACACGTCGACGTCGGCCGACGTCGCCAACGGCGCCGTGTCGACATCGACCTTGTAGAACACCGCGGTGGCGATGTCGATCGTCTCCGGGTCCGCGGACGGGGTGGACGTGGGATCCAGCAGCTCCCTCAGCGCGGCATGGACGTGGACCCTCATCGGTGCGGCGATGCTGACCAGCAGGTCGTTGAGCAGGATCGGGGCGTCGCCGGCGACGCTGGCCGCGCACAGCAACACCGCCACGTCCTTCGCCGGGCCACTCAGCTTCCGGTGGCGCACCCCGATCAGCAGTTCGGCCCAGTCGATGCGGACGGCGAACTGGAACCGGTCGTCCCAATGGCCCTCGGCGTAGTCGCGGACGCTGTGCTGCCAGCCCAGCCAGGACCGGTGCTCGACGAGCAGCGTGATCGCGGCCCGCTCGGCGCCGCAGCGGGCCCCCACGTGCAGGGCAGTGGCGAGGTCGATGGGCCCCAGGTTGCCGAGGAGCGCGCGGGCGAGCGGGCGCACATGGTCGTCGGCCTCGGTCCTGGCCTCGGCCGGGTCGAGTCCGGGGTAGGTGCGGGTGAGGCAGTCGCAGCTGCAGCGCAGCGCGACGTGGTCGGCGGCGGTCGCGGTGGCGGACTGCACGCTGATCTGCACGCTGTGGACTCCGAACGAGTCCAGCGTCATGCGCTTTCTTGTGATTTTCACGTTACATATCTCCTAGTCCGCACGATGATTGATACCGCACCGCGGGCCGGACATGGGTGCACCGCCACGGCCTGATCGGGGCTGTGGCGGTGGGGGCGTCGAGGGTCAAGCGCCAACGCGGCCGTCGATCACGTCGCGGCGCCGCACGCCGCTGCCCACTACGCGACTAGTTGTCGGTTCCGTCCTTGCCCGATCGACACTTGATGCACGGCCACTTATCGCCGTTGGTGTCGGTCCAGGTGCCACTGCCGCCGCACCAGTCACACCCCGCAACGGGAGTCGACCACCAGCGCCGCTGATGCTCGCGACACGGCGCCGCCCCTGGCGTCCCCCGCCAACCGAGCACACCAGAGGGGTGCCGTTCCCTCGAACCATTCTGGATTGGCTTGCGTCTCGTCGTGGTGCGCGTGGCGGGAGGGAGGGGAGTGTGATGAGGCGCACGTGGTCGAGTCCGGGGTAGGTGCGGGTGAGGCCGCCGCAGCTGCAGCTCAGCGCGGCGTGGTCGGCTTCGGTGGTGGCAGGCTGGGTGGTGTTCTGCACGCGGTGGATGCCGAACGCCTTCGGCCCTTTTTGTGATTGTCACGTCACATATCTCCTAATTCGCACGGTGGATTGATACCGCATCACGGCAGGTGCACCGCCACGGCCCTGTCGGGCTGTGGCGGTTGCGATCGCCGGGGGTCAGGCGCCGACGCGGCCGTCGATGTAGGCCAGGGGGCCGCGGTCCAGCTCGCGGCGGGCGCGGGTGACAGCCACGTAGGCCAGGTTGGCGTCCGCCCGGCTGATCGGCGCCGGGCGGCCGTCGGCCTCGACGGGCTCCTGGAAGTCGTCGCCGATCCGCACCGACTGCCACTCGCGGCCCTTCGCCTTGTGCCCGGTGGACACCACCACGTCGGGTGCGGACCACGGCCGCCCGGAGTACCCGCGGCCGCGGCGGGCTGGCTCCTCGTCGACGAGCTGGTCCATGGCGGCGATCACCTCCTCGGCGCCGTGCTCGTCGATCAGCGTGACGAAGGTGCGCAGCTCGCCGGCGTCGTCGGCCTCCTCGACGTAGTCCTGCACCTCGCCCCAGGTGTTGAACGCGAACAGCTCGGGGTGGCTGGTGCCCCGGCCGTCCTTGAGCTCCAGGCACGCGACGGCGAGGCCGCGGATGCTGGTGCCGCCGCCGGCGATGGCGACGCGCAGGCCGGCGGCGAGGCCGGCCAGGGCCTGGCGCACCGTCTCGGCGTTGCTGCGGCACAGGATGGCGGCGGGCCAGCCGCTGATCTCGCCGATGCGGCCGCGCTGGCCGGGGGCGCCGACCAGGCGCATCGTGGCGCCGGCGACGGTCAGCCACTTGTTGGCCTCGTCGGCGATCTCGGTGCCGAACCGCCACGACTGCGACAGGTACAACCGCAGGTCGGCGTCGAACCGCGACAGCGCGTCCACGGCCCCGCGCCACGCGTAGAGCTGTTGACACGAGTCGCCTACTGCCACGGTCTGCAGGTGCCCCTGGGCGCGGACGACGGCCTCGATCACCGGGTTGGCGTCCTGGGCCTCGTCGAACAGCAGGTAGTCCACCGGCAGCCGCGGACCGGTGAGCTGCCACAGCTTGAGGTAGTGGTCGTGGAGGAACCGCAGCCGGCCGCGGCCGCTGCGGTCGTCGTGCTGCAGGTCCTCCCACGCCGTGCGCGCGATCGGCAGCACCAGCCGCTGCAGGACCTCGCGGGCGTCGCCCTCGACGCCGTTGACCGCGGGGACGTCCGCCACGGTGATCTCGCGGCGGGCGGACATGCAGAACTGCGACACGGTGGCCACGCCGAGGCGGGCGAGCTGGCCGCGGCCGAGCTTGACGAGGCCGGCCGTGTCGAGGGTGACGCCGCGGTGCACACCGAGGATGTCCGCCAGGTCGCGGCCGGTCTGCCGGGCGGTGTCCATGCGCCCGGTGTAGCGGCGGCCGACGGCGTGGAAGGCCAGGGAGTGGGCGGTGCGGCAGTCGACAGTGTCGGGGAACGCGGCCTTGGCCTCGACGGCGGTGACCTTGTTGTAGGCGAGGTAGAGGCCGGCGCCGCGCATGGAGCGGCTGGCCATCTTGAGGGTGGAGGTCTTGCCGGTGCCGGCGCCGGCCTCGATGACGAGGTCGTGGCCGTCTCGGCAGGCGTCGATGATGGCCTGCTGCTCCGCGGTGGGCCGCAGCGCCGGCTGGGTGGTGGTCACGGGGGATGGGGTCCTCTCAGACGAGGGCGGGGCCACCCCGTGGTGGGGGTGGCCCCGCGCGGGGTCAGCCGGTCAGTGCCCGGCTGTCGTGCTGGATGCGGGGCTGACCGAGGTCGGCGGTGAGGCCGCTCTGGTAGCCGGCGGTGCGGCCCGTGCCGCGGCTGCGGGCCTTCACGGCGTGGGTGTCGGGGTACAGCTCGGCCATCCGGCGGTCGACCAGGGCCGCGCGGTCGGCCAGCACCAGCGCGGTGCTGACCGGGCCGGCGGGGGTCTCCTCGGTCGCGGTGCTGCGCGCCGCGGCCAGCCGGTGCCCGACCGCGGTGCGGAACCCGAGCAGCCAGGACGAGCGGTAGGTGGCCTTGTCCTGCTTGCGGCCGCTGGGCAGCGGCGGCACCTCGATACGGACCAGGGCGCTGACCGCCTGGATCGTCAGCGACGTGTAGAGCATGTCGACCAGTTCCAGGTCGGCGGGGAAGCCGACGAGGATGGCGAACGCGTGGCCGCGGGCCCAGCCGGCGCTGTAGTCCAGGACGAGACGGACGTCGTGATGCTTGGCGACGGTGCCCAGCAGGAAGCCGCGTTCCTTGGCGTAGGGCGCGATCAGCTGGATGTTGCGGGTGGTGATGGTGGTGGGGTCGGCGCCGGTTTCGGCGGTGAGCATCGCCTCGTCGATGGCGTAGCGCTGCATCAGCTGCTCGGCGCGCTCGGTGAGCGAGTCGCGTTCCTCCGCGAACTCGGTGCTTTCGGCCTTGGCCAGCATGACCCGGATCCTGTTGAGGATCTTGGTTGTGTTGGACACCCTGGTGTTCCTTCCACGGGGGGCGAATGGGACTTCTCAACTGGTTGATACGGTAATCATATCACAGTTACTTACCCGCTCAGTGTGGTATCTGTGCAGGTCAGAGGCGGGATGGAGCACCCGCGACGGGGGGCGCGCCGCCCAGGGAGCGGGAGGTGGGTTACTCGCCGGTCGGGTCCGGGCCGGCCAGCAGCTCGGCGACGAACTCCACCACGGCGGCGGCCATCAGCTCACGGACGCGGTCGGTCTCGATCTGGGTGAGCAGCGCCGTGCCGGGCCCACTGCACCGCTCGTGGCGGGCGTCGCGGACACCGGGGCAGGAGCTCGACCCGGCGCTGGCGCTGGCCGTCGCCCCGCAGTCCCCACACACGCCGACCCAGTGGTAGGCGTGGCCCGGTACCAGCGCACACGGTCCGAGCTCCCACGCCAGGGTGTGGCCGAGGTCCCTGGCGCCGGCGTCGACGTGGTCGCGGACGCTGTCGGCCCACGCGCGGTCCTGGGCGATCCGCGCGCCGTCGGCGTCGCGGCCGCTCACCGGGCACCGTCGGCGCCGGGTTGTGACCAGGCGGTCAGGGTGGTGACGTTGCAGGCCAGCCGCGCCACGGCGCCGGAGCGGGAACCGGTCACGGTGTTCTCGGCGATGGCCTGCGCCTGTCCGGCGGCCACCAGGGCCAGCTCGCGGAACTGCCGCTCCTGCGCCGTCGGCTCGGGCGCGGCGGCCGCGTCGCCCGCCGCGGTGGTGAGGACCGCCCGGCAGGCGGTCACGTGGTCGGTCAGCAGGGCCGCGTCGACGACGAGGTCGACGCCGGTGGTGGCGTCGTAGACGGTGACGGGCACGGCGCCGGCTCTGGCCTGCTGCTCCAGGGCGATCGCGGTGGCCAGCTCGCCGGCCAGCTGCAGCAGGCGCAGCTCGGTCGGGGTGCGCGTGGCGAACAGGCCGCTCGTGATGGGGTAGCCGGCGGCGCGGACGAGGTCGAGCTGGCGGGTGAGCAGCAGCTGGGACATCTCCAAGTCGGTGGGGCGGGTCATGATCGGGTCCTCTCACGGGTGGGCGGGTGCGCGCGGGGACAAGCCCCCGCGCGCACCCGGTTAGGCGTGGGCGGCGACGGGGTTGCCCTGGGTGTCCGTGACGGGGTTGCCGTCGCCGTCCTCGGTGGCGAGGTCGAAGTGCCGGGCCAGGTCGGCCACGGTGGCGGGCTCGATCTCGGAGATGCTGGTGCAGGTGACGTAGCTCGGATCCCAGTCCTGGTAGCCCAGGCCGAAGGTGTCGCAGAGTTCGGCGAACGTCTCGGCCTCCGAGCGCTCGGCGAACGGGCCGAATACCCTGATGTCGCCCACTCCGAGTTCGCGCTGTGCCATCTGAACAGTGACGACGAAACCGGCCATGTCCTTCTCCTCAACTCGATGAATTCGCTTTTGTTCGACCCATTGATCATATCAATAATTGCGCCCTTAAGGCCATTTGTTGGGCCTGTTTTGGTCGCTATTATTGGTGTGTTCCTGCCCTATTCCGGGGTGGCGAGGAAGGCGCGGCCGGCGGTGTAGCCGGCCCAGGCGCCGCTGCCGGTGGAGCGCAGCCACACGCCGCTGGCCTTGGCCTCGGGGGTGGCCACCGCGGTGGTGACCGTCTCCTGGTCGAAGGTGCCGGCGAGGCCGAGACGGAAGCCCAGCAGGAACGAGCTGCGGTAGGTGGCGACGTCCTCGCCGGCGGCCGGGGTGGCCGCGCGCATCGCGGCGACCGCGGCCGCGAGCACCACGGTGTAGCGCTGCTGGGTGCGGGTGACGTCGGGGGCGAAGCCCAGCAGCAGCGCGGAGGCGCCGCGGCGGTACTCGGTGGCGGCGACGGTGCCGGTGCCGACGGCCATGACGCACTGGGCTGCGGCGACCTGGCCGAGCAGCAGTCGCTGCTCCTTGGCGTAGGGCGCGGGCAGGTCCACGGTGGCGGTGGTGAGGGTGGAGGTGCGCCGGTTCGGGGTGCGCTGCTTCGCCGCGGCGATCACCGCCTCGAGGTGTGCGACAGCACGCTGCAGCTGGGCCGCCTCGCGCTCGGTCTCGGTGCCGGCGGGCGCGGTGGGTGCGGTGGGTGCGGTGGCGACGGGCATGACGAAGTCCCCTTTCTTTCGGGCTGATATGGTAATCATATCATGATCACGTCGCGCTCGGTGAATAGTGGAAAAGGAAATGGGCGCCGACGGGTGAATTGTCGGCGCCCATTTCTTTCCGGTCATCGCGCGCTACAGCGTCTCCCACTCGCCGGCCTCGGTGTAGTACTCGATCTCCACCGCGCCGGAGTCGGGTTGGGAGAAGTCCCACAGCGGGGCGAAGCCCTCCCCTCCGGCGTCGCGCTGGTCGCGGCCGTCGAGGTCGTCCTCGTCGCACTCCAGGTACCGGCCCTCGTGCGCCACCCGCTCCTCGCGCGGGTGGCCGTCGTAGTCGACGTCGAACAGGGTCCGCCACCGGCGGCCCTCCCCGGCGATCAGGCGGGCCTCGATCGCGGGGTCGATGGTGCGCGGGCCCATGACGCCGACGCTGGAGCCGGCGGCGTGCTCGGGGTCCTCGGCGAGGACGTCCCTGGTGACGATCCAGCCGTAGGTGGCCCAGCCCTGCGCCGGCCGGGCTCGCGCCGCGACGGGGGCCTGGTCGGCCGTCGGGGCGGGCGGGTCGCCGGTCGTCATGGCTGGCTGTCCCTCGTCACCGTGGGCGGGCTCGGGGTGCACCGGGGTCGCGCCGGTCCACACCTCCTCGTCGTTGTGGACGACGACGATCGGCTTCGGCCGGTCGGTGTACTCGGTCTCGACGTCGATGACCAGGGTGCCGTCGGCGTCGAGGTGGATGTGCACCATGCGGCCGTCGATGTAGCCGCCGCAGAGTTGGCCGTGCTCGGCCAGTGGGGTGCCGTCGCCGGCGGCGGCCTCGGCGGCCGCGACCGCGCGCAGCCGGGCGAGCCGGGCGGCGACGTTCCCGCCGCCGGCGGCGGCGGGAACGTCGGTCGTGGTCTCGGTGGTCACCGAGGCTCCGTCAGCCACGCGCGGAGCTCGGCCGCGGGCAGCGCCCAGGCGCCGTCCTCGGGCCAGGTGGCGACGAACTGCTCCTTGAACTCCTGGTAGGGCAGCCGCGGGGTGCCGCAGTCCAGGCAGGCGCCGTCGATCGACCGGTTCTCCAGGACGCAGGGGCAGGGCGGCTGGCCCTGCCACACCGCGTCGACGAGGACGGAGAGCGCGAGGTCGGCCGCGCCGGAGCCGAGGTAGCCCCAGGCCATGCCGGTGGGCGAGTGCCGGGGGATGTGGATCACGGCGCGCAGCACGGTGCCGGCGCCGGGCTCGGGGTGGTCGGTGACGAGCACCTGGGCGGTCTCGCCGGCGCGGTGGGCCCGGCCGTGGTACCAGGCGGTGGGTGCGGTGGGTGCGGACATGCAGAACCTCCGTGGTATTTCTTGGTTGATACGGTAATCATATCACACTTACTTACCGTACTGGTCGTTTGGGGGCAGCGTTTTCCCAGGTCAGAGGGGGTAAGGGGCGCCGTCGGCCATCGCGGCGACACTGAGCCGACCGACCGCGCCGCACCGGTCGCAGGACTCGCCGCCGTAGCCGGTCAGGAAGCAGGTGCCGGTGTGGTCCAGGTCGCGGCAGCAGCCGTCCTCACACCGCGCCGGCCCACCGGTGGCCTCCCGGTAGCAGGCGTCGCACAGCGGCCGGGGGAGCACCCCACCGGCGCGCAACGCCCCCAGCAGCACGTCGATGTGCTCGGCCGACCAGGTCAGGCCGACGAGCCGCGCGCTGCACCAGACGGAGCCGCCGTGGTCACGGGCGACCGGCCGCAGCAGCTCGTGTGCGGCGAACGCGGCCGCCGACAGGGCCTGCACGGCGTCGTGGTTGGCCTGGGCCCGCCGCAGGGTCTCGGGAGTGGACCAGTACCAGCGGCGCGCGTCCGGCGCCGGCACGTGGACAGCGGCCGCCTCGGCGCCCTTCACGCCGCTCACGGTGGGCAGCCGGCGCAGCTGCTGCGCGATCTCGGTTGCGCCGTGGCGCCGGCGCACCCGCTCCTGGACGGCGTCGGCCACCTCCGTGGTGGACAGCGGCCAGGCTGCAGCGTCGAGTACCGCGAGGATCGTCTCGGCCAGCTCCGGCGCGGTCGGCGCCGTGGTGGCCTTCGGGTCGGACATGCGGATCACGGTCCCCTTTCAGGGTCAGAGGCAGGAGTGCCAGTTCTGGACGGCGTCGTGGTCGAGCAGACCCTCGGCGATCCCGGACGCCTCGCAGGTCAGGCAGAACAGGGCCGCACCGCCGGCGTCGATGCCGGCGACGACGGTGCACTCACCGCCGTCACCGCCGGCGCCGCCGTCGATGCCGGGGAACACCTCGGTCGGGATGAACCGGGCGGGCAGCGTCACGTTGTAGGCGAGCTCCAGCTCCGCGCGGTCGAGTTCGGGTTCACACATGGCCGGCTCCGGGGGTCGGGAGGGTCGAGGGGTCGATGTGGCCGTCGGAGCGGACCTCGAGTCCGCCGGGCGCGAGGGTGTGCACGGTGTCGCCGGTATGGGTGAGCAGCCGCACGGCCGGCACCGGGGCCACCCCGACGGCGGTGATCACGGCCCAGCCGCCGGCGTCGCGGACCAGCTGGCCGACGGCCAGCTGGTCGGCGGGCAGCCAGCTGCTGCTGACGAAACGCCCGCTGGGGCTGGAGTACTGGATGTCGGCCAGCTCGCCCAGCGGGGCCGCCACGCCGTCCAGTGCCGGCGTGGCGGTCACCGCGCTCATCGGAGGTCCGCCAGCACGATCGCCGCGCGGTCGACCAGCGCGTCGGCGACCGGCCCGAGCTGGGCCAGGACACCGTCGGTGGTGGCGGACCGGTTGTGGGTGCCGGGGCGGTCGGTGTCGAGGAACCAGCCGCCCGGCGGCGTGTCCAGCAGCGGGCGCCAACCGGCGCCGAGGGTCAGCAGCTCCGCGACGGCGCTCGACTGGTGCTCGTAGCAGTCGCGGCGCACGTCCACGCGCACGGTGAGGCCGGTCTCGCTGCGGTAGACGCGGGTCAGGCTGTAGCGCTGGCGACCGCCGGCACCGGTCTCGGTCACCTCGTCCAGCAGGGTCATGGTCATGATCGGCGTGTCCTCTCTCGGGGGCCTTGCGGGTGGTGGGGGTCAGCGGGCGGCGTGCTGGTCGGCCAGCGCGGCCTGCTCGGGGTGCTTCACGCGGGCGGCGGACCAGATGTCGTTGATCAGCTCGCGGGTGGCCGCGCCGGCGATGCCCACCAGGACCTCGCTGCCGCGGAACGGCCAGTCGGTGCGGCCGCAGGCCGGGTTCAGGCAGGTGTCGGGCAGCAGCGGCTCGGCCTGCACGTGCTCGCGGTAGTACCAGCGCGCGGTGCGGCGGTCGCACAGCTGCAGGCCGGCGCGGATCTCCCCGCCGTCGGTGTAGACGGCGGTGCAGGTGCCGCAGCCGAGGCAGGTCGCGGTGTGGCTGAACCGCACACCGGTGATCACGCCGGCGACACCGGGGACGCCGCCAGGGGTGAGCTCGCCGATGGACAGGGTGACGCTGGGGGCGGTGAGCACCCCGCCCAGCGGCGTCGCGGCGGTGGGGTCGATCCAGTCCACGATGTCCGCGCGGTGCATCGGGGTCGCGGCGGGCAGGGTGACGTTGGGGTCGGCGGCCACGGCTGAGACCAGCGCCCAGTCGATCTCGGCGCCGGTCTCGTCGCGGACGACGGCCTGGACGGTCGTGCCGGGCTCGACGCCGAGCTGGGCGGCGGGCGGGCGTACCTGGTTCGCCGCGATGTGGGTGGGCAGCGCCACCGCGGGCAGCGGGTCGAAGCGATAACGGCCGTGGTCGTAGAGCCGAAGAATGACGCTGTGCATGGGGAGTGGTCCTTTGCTCTCAACTGGTACAGTAATCATATCACAATTACCTACCATTTGTGGGAATGGTTACCGGCGCCATTAACGCCCCATTACCACCCCGCGGACAGGCGAAAGGCCAGGCTCCCGGCCTTGCCCCAGGTCACCTGGCCTCGCGACTCGCGGACACCCACGATGCCCACTAACAATCACCAACTACAGGCCGGCAGACGCACTTTCACGAATCGCGCATCGTCGCCGCCGGGGAATTTCAGGCCGGATAGATGTGCCGGGCGCCGAGCCGGCCGGCGCCGAGGTGGTACTCGGCGGCGTCGGTGCCGCTCACCAACGCCCGGTGCATCGCGTCCAGCTGCCGCGGATGCCCACTGGCGTGGATCACCAGCAGCGCGCCGACCGCCGCGGGCACGTCCAGCCCGGTCAGCTCGACCTCGCGGTCCACCTCCACCAGCACGGCGGCGGGAGTGAGCCCGTCGCCGGCGTCGGCCCCGTCGGCGGCGGGGGCGACCGGCTGCGCCTCGGTCCACACCAGCCAGGTCTGACCACGCTCACCGCAGTGCGGGCGGAAGATCAGCCTGGCCCCGTCACCCAGCGGGAACTCGACACCGCTGCCGTCGGGCAGCTCGACGACCATCAGGCCCGCGGCACGCCAACGCTGGACACGGTCGGCCAGCAGCTGCTGCTCGTGATCGGTCTGCACACGCACAGCCTATCGACGATGACCGACAGTCACGCACCGCTGGTGAGCAGGTCGTCGACCACCGGCGCGGCGCCGGCCGGCGGCCCGTAGCGCGACGACCGCCCCGACCAGTCGTAGTAGCCGGCGATCACGTCCTGGCAGCCCACCACGTAGCGCTCGACCCGCCGGCGGTACTCGCCCGCCAGGCCCAGCTGGCCGCACAGCGCCGACACCGCGTCGACGAGCTCGTCGACCCGGCGCAGTGCCAGCGTGGTCATCGCCACCACCTCGGCGATCGCCTGCTCGCGGCCGCAGCCCCGGTCGGCCTCGACCACCAGCACCAGGTTGTGCGTCCGGTCGCCGCGGGCCAGCTCCCGCTCCACCGACTGCACGTCGTTGATCCAGGCCACGACGTCGGCCACCACCGACCGCAGCTCGGTGATCGTCGGCTGGGTGGCCACCTGCGGCGGCAGCTCGAACCGGCCGACCCACTCGATCTGGTCGGTGAGGTGCAGCACGCCGCCGGTCTCGCGGCGCAACGCCAGGTAGCTGTCGCGATCGAGGACCTGGTGCCGGGTCTGGATCTCGCGGATCGTCGCGCACAGGAACCGCGCGTAGTCGGCGGCGAACCGGTCACACCAGGCCGACGACATCGTCTCGGTGGTGACCTGCCACAGCTGCTGAAACGCCGTGGTGGCCGGGCAGCGCAGCTGCAGCGGCGCCCCGGCCGGGCGGAACATGGTCATCACCATCTCGTGCAGCGCGGCCACCGTGGTGTCGTCGCGGTCGGGCCGCGAGGGTTGCGCTGGTCGATGCAACCACGCCGCGGCGGCGCGAGGTAAGGGGCTTCACCCGGCCCGGCCCGGCGGCCGGCGCGGCGGGGGGCGAGGAGGGGGACGGCGCGCGGAGTGGTGTCGCTTCGATCGAACCGTGGTGCGTGACACCGGGTTGCCGCAATGGAGCGCGCACCGTCCCTGGCCCGGACGGTACCGCAACGCCGAGCGGCGGGGTGCTGTCAGCCTGGGAGCGGCTGGCAGCACCCCGCCGGCACGTGCCGGGCGGCTCGACGGCGGCCCTGGAGCACGTGCGGATGGGAGCCGGTCAGACGACGAGGAACAGGTTCTCGACGCGCTCCAGGGCGGCGTGCAGCGCGGCCATCCAGGCGGCGTCGACGGCGGCCAGGTCGACGGTGTGGATGTCGGTGCCGTTGTGGTAGCTGGCGATGGTCGGCCCGCCTGCGGTGTCGGGCTGCTGGATCTGGATGTGGACGTCGAGGACGCCGGGGTCGCCGGCGGTGGCGGTGGTCATCGGGTGCTCATCTCTGCGAGGGGGTGATGGTGTCCGGGGTGGCGCCGGTGGCGCCACCCCCCGGACACCGGCGGGGTCAGGCGTAGGCGCGGACCAGCTGGGTCGCCACCTTCTTCATCGGCTCGATGTTGATCATGGTGCGGGTGAAGTGGGTCTCCGGCGTCTGCGCCGGCCGCCCGTGGTCGGCGAACTCGCCGGCGGCCTGCACCAGCTGGTACGCCGTCGGCTCCAGCCCCGCGCAGGTCGGCGACGCGATGATCGACCGCAGCGACGCCACGGTGGAGGCCATCCCGGTGGCCACGTAGGGCTTCGCGGCCAGGTACTGCTCCAGGTCGCCCCGGCGGACGTTGGTGTTCATCAGCGTGCGCTCCACGGCGAACGCGTTGATGAACTCGTCGACCTGGGCGCTGGTCACCCGGATCGCCAGCAGCGCCCGCGCCCGCTCGATGTACTTGTCGTGATGGGCGTGCACCGCGGTGACGGCGGCGCGGGCCTCCTTGACCCGCAGCTTCCAGTTCTTGGTGTGCTTGAACGCGTACGCAGTGCCGGAGCGCTCGGCGCCGACGTCGGCGGCGTGCCAGGTGTTCGCGCACACGATCCGCACCCCCGTCCCCAGGGCCCGCAGCGAGGACGTCTCGTTGTGGCTGTTCATCAGCGCGAGGTACCGCCGGGTGGGCGACGGGTCGCCCGGCAGCTCGACGAGGTCGCCGAGCTGGGCCAGCGCCCACACCCGCTTGCCGCCGCCGAGCGAGCCGGCGGTCTCGTACCGGACCTCCGGGGTCTCCAGGATCGCCTCGACGATCGCGCCCATGTCCTCGTGGCTGATCAGCTCGTAGGTGCTGGTGGCCGAGTGGAGGATGGCGTTGGTGCCGCCGTGGACGACGTACTTGTAGTCCGGCACCTCCTCGAAGTGCGGGGTGCCGTCCTCGTTGACGCCGACGAGCCGGTACTGGCCCTCGACCCGCGGCTCCCAGCCGAGGCCGGCGAGCTCGCGCGCCTCGGCCCACGTACCGGGGTACTCCTGGACGACGATGCCCTCGCGGTGCCAGGGCACCTCGCGAACGCTGAACATTGAATCGACATCGGCGGACATGACAGGTCCTTTCACTCTCACAATGGGAATGGCGCTTCTCAACTGGTTTGATGCTTTGTTGCTACCACTAATCTTAATTGACAGTACCCGCAATTGCCAGTTCGAAAGGCGTCGATTTACACGGGATCGAAATAGCCCATTCGCGACGTCGGGGGCGACGCCGAATTCGGTACCGGATTCGGGGTCGTGCGCCGGCGCGCGATGATGGGCACCATGGACGGCCAACCAGGCAGGCGCACCGTGACGGTGGCGGTCGTGACCCCCACCGGCATGGACGACCGGGCCACGACGATCCGAGTCACCCCCGATGGCGGTGACCCCGTGCTCATCGACCTCGGCGACGTGAGCGCGCTGTCCGCGCCGGAGCTGGAAGCCCGGCTGGTGGCCGCCGCCCGCTCGGCCGGCTGCGGCCCCCGCACCGATGCCCCGTGATCAGTGGCCGGGCGGTGGCCGAGGCGCTGCTGTACGTGCTGGCGGCCTTCTTCGGAGTCCTGGCAGCAGCGGCGTTCCTCGACACGGACCCCGACCACCTACGCCGTGGCGGACGTCGCCGCGGCGGTCGCCTTCATCACCCTCGCCAGGGTGTCCCGTATCGAACGCACGATGACCTCGGCGCGGCCACCCTGCTTGTGGTGCCTCGACAGCCACGTGCCCACACCCGGCGAGCAGGTGTGGGCATGACGGTGTCGCGGCCGGCTGATCAGCCGGCCGCGGTCAGCCAGCGGGCGGCGGCTGGGTCCAGGAGCGGCGGTCGTGTCGTTCACCGCGGGGCGGCATGACGATGGCGCGGCCGTGGACGGTGGTGCCGATCCGCTGACCGACGGGCATCCGCGGGTTGCCCGTCGACGTGCCCTGGGGGCAGTCGAAGCACGAGTCACCCTCGTGGCGGCCGTGGTCGCAGCGGTCGAGGTCGCGCAGCAGCTGGGCCAGGGCGGTGAGGGTCCAGTGTTGCTCGTCATGGCCGGGGCACGAGCAGATGGGTCGCGGGCGGTCGGACTCCTCGTCGACCGGGCCGGCGGCCGGCGGTTCGCCGCTCATCGTGAGCCCACCCTTCCTAGATCCACTAGTGCTCGATAACGCTGGTTATCGTGCCCAGTGCCAGGTAGGTGGGATCGACGGTCCCCCCACAGTTGGGACACCGTCCCCCACAGGCAGGGCACCGGACAGGGGACCGCAGCTGCGGCGCCAGACCGAGGTCGGCGCGCATCAGGATCCGCTCCAGCAGCTCCGCGGGATCCCGGCCGATCACCTGGCAGATGTCGACGAACTGCGGCACCGTGCAGTGCCGCGACCCCTGCTCGTAGCTGGCGATCGTGCGGGCGTGCACCGGCGACCTGAGCTGGGAGGCCAGGTCCTCGCGGGACATCCCGACGGCCAACCGGGCGGCTTTCAGCTCCACGCCGACGGCCCGCGTGATCTCCGTGTCGATCAGCTGCGCCGCGTCGACGTCGTCTGCGCCCTCAGCCCCGCCGGCGGCTCCTTGCTCGACCATCCGGGGGCGCTACCTCGCGGACGGGCCCACGGCGACCCGTCGGCGGTCAGCGTCAGTAATTCGCATCAGCGCTGACATCAGGGTGGGCCTACTTGCTTGGCCTCGTCGAGTTCGACCAGTGCCGAGCGGAGCATCATGACGGCGCCACACAGGGCCACCTCGAGGTCGCTGGCGCCGGCGGTCAGCAGCCCGGTCGGGTAGGCGGTGAACGCGCGGGAGACCCAGCGGGCCGCGTCTTCCTCGCTGTCGACGTAGTCGGCCGATTCCAGCGCGGACAGGGCCGCGGGCAGTTCGTCGGTGCCGCAGATGTCCAGCCTGTGCACGTCGGCGGCCTCCCGCAGCACGGTAGCGACGGCCCGCTCTAGGTGTTGCCGGGCGGTGATCAGGCGGTTGATCTGCGTGTCGCTTCCGTCGTGTTCCGGCACGTCGCTGGCCATGCCGCACAATCCTGCCTCAGCGTCCGGCGCGGGCCGGACCCGCGGCGGCGCGCATGAGGTCCAGAGCCGCCGGGAGCGTGCCGCGCTCCGGCAGCCACCCGGCCTCCGGGCGGTCGATGGTCTGCAGGTCGACCGCGCCGTCGGCGAAGTTCATCCGCTGGGTCAGCGTCCCGTTCTCCTGGTCGAGGTACAGGCACAACAGGACCGGTCGCTGGTCGGGATGATCGGCGAGGCTGCCTTCGCTGGCCGGCCAGGGGTTGTCCACGGACACGGCCGTGCCGGCGAACAACCACCCGCGCAGATCGAGGAGATCCCTCAGCTCGCGCAGCGACGACGGTCCCGCCCTGCTGGCCATGGCGTACAGGTGTTCGCCGATACGGCGCCCCAGTCCGTCCGGACGGTGCGGGGGCCACGCCTGCGGCGGTGTGGTGACCAGCCAGCGGAATTCGCCGTCCTGGTAGTGCACGGGGCCGCACGCGGCAGGGGCGATCTCGTCGACCTGCTGCGTGAGGTCGAGCAGGTTGTCCAGGCTCGGATCCGCGAACAGCACCCGGCCAGCCTAGGTGTCGAGACCGACCGCGGCCGCGACGGCCGCGCGGCGACAAGCTGACTGGAGTTGCAGAACCACCCCCCGCAACACGTCGCAGAGGGTGGTCTGTGCGCTGGGCACTGAGCCCTGTGGCGGTCTGCCGCCCGCTAAGGCGGTTCCGGCCCCGGACGGCGCAGCGCCCGGTTCCGGCAGAATAACAGCGGCCGAGGGCACGCCAGTCAGTACAGCTCGGTCACCGCGCCGTCACAGTCACGTGCAGGCCCAGACGGTCGGCGACCTGTGGGGCTGGTCGCGCTCGGCGCTGTTACCGGCCCGCCGCCCTAGGTGGTGTCGTCGCGGCGTCGGCGTTCCTCGCGGCGGTTGACAGCTTCCGGGTACAGGGCGGCGTCGGTGAGCCCCGCGCGGGCCTCGTCGAGGAACCGGCCGTGCGGGTCGTCCAGGACGCGGGCCACGCGGAACGGGCCGGGGTAGGCGACGCGGCAGCGGCGGCAGTAGGGCTGCAGCTGGTGCACGCCGGGTTCGTGCTGCTCGGTGATCTCGCACACCGCGGTCTGGTCGACACCGACGGGGGACAGGTCGACGTGCAATTGCGGCCACTGTGGGGTGCAGTCACAGCCGGCCTGCACCGGCGGCGCCCAGCGGCGGTCGGGGACGAGCTGACCGAGGCGGGTCTCGGCCGGGTAGTCGTCGAACGCGGCGCTGACCCGGATGGCCGGGTCGTGCTCGCGCGCCCACACCGTGCGGTCGTACAGCTCGGTGGTCTTCGCGCTGGCGTGGCCGAGGCCGACCTGGCGTTCCTCCAGCGTCGCGCCCTGCGCCCGCGCGAGGGTGTTGAAGAACGGCCGCAGGTCCCGCGGGCACACCCGGCTCGACGGCAGCACCCGCGCGGCCAGCTGGGAGCGGCGCACCAGGCGCAGCACGTCGTCGGTGTTGAGGCGCCGCCGGCGCCGCGGGTGCACGAACAGCGGGTCGACGCCGAGCGGATCCGGGCGGCCGTCGTGGTCGGGGGCGACGCGCACCCGGTGGGCGTAGGTGTAGAAGTCGCTGGCCATGTCGGCGGGTAGCCACCGCGACAGCAGCCGGCCGCCCTTGACCGGCACCGACAGCTGGTAGGAGCCGTGGGCGTCGTCCGCGACGCCGCCCAGGTTCAGCCGGCACACGTCACCGGGGCGCAGCCCGAGCCTGGCCATCATGGCGACGAGCAGCTTGCCCAGCACGCCGCCGAGCAGGTGGTCGGCCCGCGCGGACAGGATCAGCTGGTTGACGTGGGACACGGTCAGCGGCACGCCGGCCTTGGGGTGGCGGTCGACCACCGGGCGCTTCACGCGGGCGAACGGGTTGGGGAACGCGGTGGGGCGCACGTCGGCGTCGATGGCGTACTCGACCAGCGACGAGCACGCCGAGAGGATCTGGTTGCGCCGCGACGGTGAGCGCACGCGGTCGGTGACGCCGGAGGCGGCCTGGGCGAGCCAGCCGGCGAACCGCGACGCCTGCGGGCGGGTGATCAGCAGCGGGTCGACGGTCTCGGCCGAGCACCACGGCAGGTACACCGACATGCAGGAGCAGTACGTCGTGCCGGTCTTGGTGCTGACGGCGAAGTGCTCGGCGAGCCAGCCGAACACGATCTCGTCGAGCACGTCCGGGGTGGTGGCGGTGGGCAGCTCCAGCAGCCGCTCGGGTGGCTCCAGGAAGTCGACGGAGCGGGGCAGGGCGAGGCCGGCGGCGGTGCGTTTGAGGCCGACGAGGCGAGGGTGATCCAGCACCACGGCGCCACGGCCGGCGGGGTCGGAGGCTGGTTTCACCGTATTCCTCTCGGTTAACAGTGGTTCGCCGAGCAGCACCACGCCGCGTCGTGAGGTTTGCTCACGATGCGCTGGTGGAGGGGGTTACTGCTGGGCGGGTGGGGTGCCGTCGGGGGTGCTGTCGCCGTCGTCGGCGGGTGGGTTGGGCCGCTGCGACGGGGTGGCCTGCCCGCCGTCCTCACCCTGGGCGCCGGCCGGTGGGGGCTGGTTGGCGGCGGCGCGGGCCGCGGTCTCCTCGGCGGTGGGGGCGTCTTCCTCGGAGAAGCCGATCTCGCGGCGGGTGGCCTTGCCGCCGATGACGCCGTCGCGGTGCGCGGTGAGCGCGACGGTGGAGCCGTCCGGGCGCAGCACGACCTCGGACGGATCCCACCAGATGCAGCGCTTCTCGACGTCGGTCTCGCCGGCGGCGCGCAGCGCCGGCCACAGCACCTTGATGGTCAGCTGGGTGCAGATGATCGCCGCCAGCGGTCCCATGTGGGACTTCAGGGCGTCCTCGGTGACGCCCCACATCGACCAGTGGTTCAGGTCCTCGACGCCGAGCACGATGCTGGCCGGGATGTTCAGGTCGGCGGCCAGGGTGCGGCGGGCGTCCTGGCGCAGCACCGGCACCTGGGCGTCGAACGGGGTGGCGAAGGTGATCAGCTTGAAGCCGTTGCCGGTCAACGACTCGTCGGGCACCCGGAAGAAGATCGGCAGCAGCGCGGCCACGTCGTCGGGATTCTGGATGGCGGTCTTGGCGGCGCGGGCGAACGCGGCGACGAACGGGTCGCCGTGCAGGCCGTTGAGGCCGTCGGAGGCGCCCGGCGTGGGCAGGGTGGCCGACTCGGGGATGGGCAGTGCCCCGGCGCCGGCCAGCCGCGACTTGATGTCGACGGCGACGCGCCGCGACAGGCCGAACAACTCGTCAAGGGTGTCCAGTGCGGCCTCGAACGCGCTGGTGGCCGTGGTGGCGTCCTCGGCGTCGGGGACGTAGATCGGGATGAGCACGACCTCGTCGGAGGCGAAGGTGACCCAGCCGTCGGCGCCGGGGTTGGGGTGGTCGGCGAGCTTGAACCGGATGTGGGTGTCGGTGACCTCGGACCACTCGCGGCGCGACAGCACGCTCCACTGGGTGGCCGGTTGCCCGTCATCGCCGGCGGCGGTGCCGCCGGCGGCGGGTGGGCGGGGGTAGCCGGCGAGCCAGCTCTCGCCGGGCACCAGCAGGTGCAGCCCCAGGCGGGCCAGCATGGCGCTCTGCCCGAGACGGCCGTTGTGCAGCTCGGCGAGGATGTCGCCGGCCAGGCCGGGGGTGGCGGCGGGTTTGGGGTCGCCGGCGCTGGCGGGGTCGACGTCGCCGATGTAGAGGTGGCAGCGGGACAGGTTGTTGCAGATCCACTCGACGGCCTGGCGGGCCTCGCCGCAGTGCCGCCAGGCCGCCCAGGCGCGTTCCTGCCACTCCCGCGGCCGCGGTGGTTGCAGGGCGCGAGGCAGTCGGGAGGCGGTGACGGCGCCGATGTCGCCGGCGGTCGGGACGGCCGCGGTGAGCACACCCGCGCCGGTACGGGCGCCGGTGGCGACGCCGGCGTAGGTGGTGGCGGTGGCCAGGGCGGCGCTCGCGGCCGCGGCGACCACCGGCCGGTAGATGGCCGGCACGGGCAGGGCGGCCGCGGTGGACAGCGGCGGCGGGGTCCACGCCGGCGGTTCGGGCGCGGCCGGTGCGGCGGGGGTGGCCCACCGCAGCAGGTCCGTCACCTTGCTCATGAGGCGCACGGTCAGTCCTTCCATCGCAGGCTGCCGAAGGTCGGGGTGGACCGGTCGGGCATGGGCACGGCGCCGCTGACAGCGGCGGTGGTCTGGTGGTGCGGGTGGCCGTGGCGCACGGCGCGGTCCCAGGCGTCGTCGTTGGACAGGTCCAGCTGCACCTGCCAGGCGCGCATCGCGCGCTCGAGGTCGCGTTGGCGTTGCTGCGGGGTGGGCATCGGCGCCGGCAGCAGCGCCGTCGCGCCGAGGCAGGACAGCGCCACCGGCAGGGCGACCGCGTCGACCTCGTCGGTGCGCCACTCGTCGTCCGGGTCGCGGCCGGGTTTCTCCCGGCGGCCGGTGTAGAGGGCGACGGCGTCGTGCTGCTCGGGGGTGAGCGTGAGGGTGTGCTCGGTCAGCCGGGTCGAGATCAGGTCCCGCAGCTTCTTGCGGGAGACCAGGCCGCGGACGGCGATGTGCTCGCCGGCGTAGTCCCCGATGGCCACCAGGCGCCGCCGCCACGGCGGGTTGAACCAGGACTCCAGGTGGCCGCGGACCTCGCGGCGGCCGACCGGCGACAGCACGGTGACACCGAGGACCACCACCGGGCTGATCCGCCGGTACTCCTCGTAGGAGGCGGCGGTCGCCTCCAGGATGTCCAGCTGGTCCAGCAGGGTCGCACCCTCGGGCAGCAGCTGCGCCTGGTGGGCGTGGAGCAGCCCACCGCGCTGGTACCAGAACATCGAGCTGATCGACCCGAGGTGCCCGTAGAGGCCGATGTCCAGGGCCAGGACGCGGGCGTCGGGGCCGGCGGGGGCGTCGGTGCGCTGCTGCCGCGGCGCCAGCGGCGGGGTGCTCATGAGGCGGCCTGCCCGGCGGCGAACCGGTCCCGGTTGCGGCGCATGATCTCCCGCGCGTCGGGCAGGCCACCGCCGCCGGCCGCCATCGGCTCGGCCTGCAGCGCGGCGGCCAGGTCGCCGGCGTTGAACAGGCCGAACGTGGAGGAGTTGAACGCGCACTCGTACTCGGTGGAGAACCGCTCCCGCGACATCGACGCCCGCTGGGAGGTGATGAACTCGGCGCTGATGCGCCGGATGCGGGTGTAGGGGACCTGGATCTTCATCCAGCCCGGTGCGCCCTGCCCGGACCACTCGGCCCAGTACCAGCCCTGTTTGCCGTTCGGGGTGGAGATGGCGATGAGGTCGCCGCCGGTGGCGGCGAGCATCGGCAGGCACGCGGTGTAGAGCGCTTCGGTGGTGTACGCGGCCTCGTCGATGATCAGCAGGTCGGGGGAGTAGCCGCGGACGGTGTCCGGGTGGCCGGGCAGCGCGTACACGACGGACTCGTTGGCCAGCTCCAGCGACAGGGTGTTGTCGCGGGCCAGCTGCAGCCCGAGCGCCTGAGCGTAGCGGCGGACCTTCGACACCAGCAGCGCGGACTGCCGCTGGGTGGGCGAGACGGCGACGATGGTCTGGCGGGGCTTCTCGGCGGCGCGGTGCAGGCCCATCGCGCCGGCGACGCTGCTCTTGCCGGCCTGCCGGGAGGTGGTGACCAGCGCCCGGTGCGGTCGGCGGCGCAGCAGGGTGGACTGCCACGTGTCGGGGGGCATCCCGGCCTGGCGCATCATCCGGGCCGGGTCGCGACGGGCCAGGAACTCCGAGAGCACCGTGACGGACGCCATGGGGTCAGCCGTTCCCTGGGTCGATCACGCAGTCGTCCCCGTCGTCGACACCACCGTCGACAGCGCCGCCGGCGCCGGCGGGGACGGCGGCCGGGACGGGGGCGGCGTCGAGGACCAGCGGCCCGGCGGGGTTCTGGGTGGCGGCGTCCAGTGCGTCCAGGACCGCGTCGTGGGCCTCGGGGAACTGTGCGGCCAGCCGGTCGAGGATGACCGCGGCGAGGTCGATCTCGCGGTTGGCCATCCCGGACGCAGCCGAGATGCGGATGAGGTCCGCGATGCCCGGTTCCTTGATCACCCGCAGGGCCGCGGCGAACGCGGTCATCGCCCGATCGGCCGGGATCTTGTCCAGCGGGGCGCGGGCGGTGTGGGCGGCCATCCGCACCATGCCCTGCGCGAACGGCACCATCGACTGTTCGAGCAGATCGGTGAACCGCTCGTGCAGCAGCCGCGAGTTGTCGGCCTTCCACGCCAGCAGCCGTTCGGGCCAGCGGTTCTGTTTCGCGACCCGCGTCACCGTGACCGGGCTGATCCCGAACTTCAGCGCGGTGGCCACGTAGGTGCGGCGGTGGGCCTCGTTGCGCCAGTGCAGGAACCAGTCGTATTCCTCGGCCGGCTCACCCAGCTGCCGGTCCCACATGTCCCGGCCGGAGGCGTAACGGAAGGTCGTCGACACGCCGGCGGGCCCTCCCGAAAGCACGAGTGCTTCCGGCGGCCATGTGCGCCAGGCCCGGTGATCGTCACCGGGGAGTCTAGGGGCAGCCTGACCTGCGGTGCGTTACCATCCGCGACGAGTCATGCGCTGGTGGTGTAGCTGGTAGCACGACCGCCATTCCAGGCGGTAGGGGCGGTTCGAGGCCGTGCCGGCGCTCACTCACCGTTGTTGTGCGTCGACTGGCATCCGTGGCCGGGCGCCCCAGCCCAGATTTGTGCTGCGGAGGCCCGAGCGTGTTCCAGGGCACCATCCCGGCCGAGATGCGCAGCATCGTCGCCCAGCACGCCCGGCTGTGGCCGGCCGGCGCCGACGTCTATGTGGGCTGCTCCGGGAACCTGACCATCGAACGCACCCTGGCCGGGACCTGCCCGGAGCGGGAGTTCCGGCTGCACTCCAACGACGTGAACCCGTACTCGTGCGCCCTGGGGTGGCAGTTCGCCGGGCAGCCGGTGCCGTTCACCGTCAAGGACGAGTTCGTCGAGGAGCTGTCCTGGCTCTACGACTACCTCGACGACGGCATCGGCACCCTGGCCACGCTGATGCTGGGCACCCGCTGGTTCTCCTTCGTCGGCAAGACCGGCGCCTACCACCGGCGGATGGTGGCCGCCTACCGTGACCAGTGGCCGACCCTGCACGCCGACACGGTGGCCAAGCTCGCCAGGGCGACGCTGCGGCTGTCCTCGTTCGACGCCCGCGACGTGCGCGAGTACCTGCGGCAGGCCCCGCCGGAGGCGCCGGTGGCGTCGTTCCCGCCGTTCTGGGCGGCCGGCTACGAGACCATGTTCAAGGGCATCGAGGACCACTTCGACTGGCCGGAGCCGTCCTACGAGATCCTGGACGACGACGGCAAGAACGAGATCATCCAGCTGGTCATCGACCGGCCGCACTGGCTGCTCGGGCTGCACTACCAGCTGCCGCAGCTGGAGCCCTACCGCGTCGGGTTCGTGCAGACCGGGCCGCGGGCGATGCCGATCTGGGTGTTCGCCCAGCCGGGCATCGCCCGCTACGTCGGCCCGCACCAGAAGACCGAACCGGTGCTGATGGCCCGGCTGGCACCCGAGGACGACCTCGGTGAGGACCTGCGGCTGCACCCGCTGACCGGACCGCAGTTCAACGGGCTGCGCTCGGCCTACCTGGGACGGGGCATCGCCCCCGGCGCGCCGCTGTTCTCCTGCGCGGTGTCCACCGGCGGCAAGATCATCGGGGCGTTCGGGTACCTGCCGCCGAAGTTCGGGCTGGACGCCTACCTGATGTCCGACTTCGCGGTCGCCCCGTCGAAGTGGCGGCGGCTGTCCAAGCTCGTGGTGATGGCCGCGATCAGCCACGAGGCGCAGCTGCTGGTGCAGCGGGCCCTGTCCAAGCGGGTCCTCGGCTGGGCCACCACGGCGTTCACCAACAACCCGACGTCGGCCAAGTACGGCCGCGGCATCCCCGGCGTGAAACTGACCAGCCGCAAACCCTGCGACGACGGCATCCACACCTACCAGCTGCAGTACGGCGGGCCACTCGGACAGTGGACGCTCGCGGAGGCGCTGGAGCTGTGGCAGGCCAAACACACCCACCTCACCCCCACGGCCGCCGACGCGGCGGCGGGGCCGGTGGTGGTGACCGGGGTGGCGCGGTGACCACGACCTCGAGGACCGACGTGCCGATCACCGTCGAGAACCACCACGACGACGACGGCACCGAGCCGATGCTGATGGTGCACGTCACGATCTGCGACAACCACGGCACCCACCTGACGGCGTCGGGGAACCTGGTCGGTGACCTGAGCGACGAACGGCTGGCCGCCACCATGATCCGCGCCGCCCTCGGGGTCGCCGCCGCCCGCGACACCGGCCACTGGTTGACCCTGCAGCACGCCCTGAGCGGCTACGGCGCCGACCTCGCCGGGGACGGCCGGTGATCTCGCTCGGCCTCGACGTCGGCAAGGAGCAGGACCCGGCGGCGCTCGCCGCGCTGCGCACCGTGGGGCTGCGGCCGAACTCGCACCGGCCGCTGTGGGACCTGCTCTCCATCGGCAACATCGAGCTCGGCACCCCGTACCAGCAGCTGGCCGACCTGCTGGTCACCGTCGCCCAGGAGCTCGTCGACGCCGGCTACCCGGTGGTCGCCACCATCGACGCCACCGGCATCGGCGCCGCGGTCGTCGAGATGGCCCGCAAGGCCGGCCCGGACCTGCACATCGTGGCGGTCAGCATCAGCTCCGGCCGCACCCTGACCCACAGCAACCCCGACGAGTACGTCGTGGGCAAGCACCGTCTGACCGAGGTGCTGCAGGTCGCCCTGGAACAACGCGGCGTGACCATCCCCCCGGAGCTGCCCAACGCGCGGGCGTTCGGGGACCAGCTCGGCCGGTTCCGCGCCCGGCCCACCAGCACCGGCTACCAGAAGCACGAGGCGTCCACCGGCCACGACGACCTCGTCCTGGCCGCCGAGCTCGCGCTGTGGACCGGCGACATCATGCACGACCAACACGCAGGAGTCGCACTATGACCGGCTTCCCCGACACCGACCCGGACGACACCTCCGACCCGGACGAGACGCACGGCCGGCTGCAGCGGGAGCTGGTGGCGTCGCTGGGCGAGGTGGCCGCGTGGCTGGGCCAGCTGGTGCCGGCGCTGCAGGCCGCCGGGCAGCAGATGAGCCACGCCGTGCGGCTGATCAGTCAGTCGCAGGCGCTGCTGCCGGAGCCGGACGAGCCGGGTGGGGTGGTGTGGTCGGGCGACGGATGGCGCGTGCAGCTGGTCGACGGCGCGGTGGCCATCTACGGCGACACCGAGCAGGACCGGCCGCGCCTGCTGGCGGCGGTGGCCGCCGCCGAGTACGCCGCGGCGGTGCGACCACGGCAGCCGGGTCCGATCAAGGGACTGTCGGCCGACCTGGTGATCGTCGACGAGGCCGCCGGCGTGGTGCGGGGACCGTTGCGGTGAGGCTGTCCGAGCCGCTGCCGGTGCGGCGCCGGCTGACCGACCTGACCCTGCTCGACGTCAACGCCCGCTACATGACCAAGGAACAGTTCGACCGGCTCGTCTCCAACATCCGCACCGACGGCGCCCTCACCTCCACCCCGCTCATCTACAGCGGCGCCGGCGAGTACGCAGAAGGCCACGAGCTGGTGCTGTCGGGCAACCACCGAGTCCAGGCCGGCATCGCCGCCGACCTGGAGGAAGCCTGGTTCCTGCTCGTCACCGACGACCTACCCAAGGCGCGGCAGCTAGCGATGCAGCTGTCGCACAACGCCATCGAGGGCGACGACGACCTGGCCATCCTCAAACAGCTCTACGACGGCATCGACGACATCGACGAACGCGCCTACGCCGGCCTGGACGACAAGACCCTGGACCTGCTCGATCGGATCGCGCTGGAACCGCTGTCGGAGGCCAACCTGTCCTTCCACACGGTGAACCTGGTGTTCCTGGCCGGCGAGGCCGACGCCGCCCGCGACGCCCTGGACCAGCTGGGCCGCACCTCCGACGAACGGTGGCTGGCCGCCTACCAGGACTACCAGCCCACCCTGGACGCGCTCGCCTCGGCGCACTCGGCGCACAACGTGGGCAACGTGGCCACCGCCATGGGCATCCTCGTCGCGCTCACCGAACGACACCTGACCGACCTGCAGGACGGCTACCTGGACCCGATGTCCACCGAACCGCGACACCGCGGCCACGTGGGCCTGGAGGTCGTGCTGGGCAGTCGCACCGTGCCGGCAGCCACCGCGGCCGCCCTGACCCGCGCCCTGAAGGCGGCGGTGGACTCGGGAACCGTCGAGCCCGGCAAGCCGTGGCAGCTACTCGACCAGATGATCGCCGACTACCTCGACGTGCACCACTAGCCGGCTCGCCACCGCGCCGTGAGGTGTCACATCTCGTCGGCACGACGCCCCCCACGCAGGCGATGCGCCGTGTATGACCGACACCAGAACCGTGTCGTCGGTACGAAGCCCCAACGCAGGCGGTGTGACTTGGAGCGCGAACGCGCTCGGCTGGATGCATCCGCGTCGTCGGTACGACGCCCCCACGCAGGCGGTGCGACGTCACCACCGCGACCCAACATCACTCATCAGCATGTCGTCGGTACGACGCCCCCACGCAGGCGGTGCGACCACTCGGCCACCACAGCACCGCCACACGAAGGGGCATAGTCGTCGGCACGACGCCCCGACACAGGCGGTGCGACCAGGCTGTGGGCGCATCGTCGTCGGCACGACGCCCCGACGCAGGCGTTGCGACCAGGTCGTGTCGAGCACGTCCCGGCGCTTGTGCAGAGGTCGTCGGCACGAGGCCCCGACGCAGGCGTTGCGACCAGGTCGTGTCGAGCACGTCCCGGCGCTTGTGCAGAGGTCGTCGGCACGAGGCCCCGACGCAGGCGTTGCGACAGCTCCGGGAGTCGACAAGCCTCCCGCCAGATCGACTCGTCGTCGGCACGAGGCCCCGACGCAGGCGTTGCGACAGCTCGCTGTACGAGACGCGATTGACCAGGCCACATGGAGATCATCGCGAGCGCTGGTCTAGAGGTTCAGGTTTCAAGGTGCGTCGGTGCTGGCTGGGGGGAGAGCCTACGCGTGTGCGCTGGTGTCGGGGTTGCGAGCGGTGGCGCTGCCGGGTGCTGCCACGTCGCCGCTCGCGGCGAGCAGCATGAGGGTTGCGGATGATTCCTGGTCGTAGTGCTGACCGCAGCCGTCGCAGGTGACGATCCGGGCGGCCGAGTAGCGGTCGTCGGCTGGATTGAGGTGTCCGCATCGGTAGTGGGTGCGGGTGATGCCCGTGTGGGGCATGACGGCGACGGCCACGCCGTAGGAGTTCGCTGTGGTGGTGGCGATGCTGCGGAGTTGGCCGGGTGAGGCGCCGATGCGTTGGTGGGCCACCCGGTCGGTGACCGCGGTGGGCAGGGTGGGCTCTGTCGCGGGATCGGCGCGGCGGGCCAGGTCGGCGATGGCCGTGTTGTCCAGGACCAGTCGGCTGGCGCCGGTCAGTAGCCAGGACATCGTCCGTCGGTAGGCATCGGCGCGGGCCGCGAGGGTATTGGCTGTGCCGTGCGCCTGCTGTTCCCAGAGCCGGCGGTCGCTGCGTCGCCAGTTTTCCAGGGCGGCGGCGGTGGCCTGGTGGCCTGCGGGGCAGTCGGTGGCCCAGGTGCGTGCGAGGTGGGCGAACCGGGCCGGTGAACGCCACGTCGCGACCGCCGCGGCGGTCGGGACCGGCTGAGCGTCCTCGTCGTCTGCGGTGATCGTGAGTGGGTTGTCGGTCAGGGCTGCGACGAGCTGGTCTCGGATGTCGTTGAGCGAGGTGGCGCGTCGGGCCGCCATCTCGGGCTGGGTGGACACCCGGTGCCACCAGCGCGCGGGCAGGGAGATGGTGCCGGTGTGGTCGGTGTCGGCGTGCACCAGGTCGTTGAGGTCGTCCGGCACGTGGACAGGGGCGGTGCTGCGCCAGGTGGCGACGCGCACGGCGCCGCCGTCCTCGCGGCGCCAGCCGAGGTGCAAGGCGACGGCCGGCCCGCCGGAGCGGGTCACCGGATCCTTGATCCTGGCGGTGACGTGCAGCTCGATCTTGCGGTGGCCGGCGACGCGGCGGACGACGAGCCGGGCGCTGGTGATGTCGGCGTCCGCCGGCAACATGCGGTGGACCAGCACCGGGATGCTGAGGTGGCGCTTGTTGCCGAGGTCGAGGCGAACGACGCCGAGGCGGCGGCGGCGCTGCTCGGCCCGCGCCAGGGTGGCCCAGGTGTCGGGGTCGACCCAGGGTGTCAGGTACAGGACGTTGCGCCAGGGGCCGTTCTGCTCGTCGGCGATGGTGGCCGGCAGCCGGGGCGGTGCGCCGGTCTGGCGTTGGAGCTGCACGGTGATGCTGCCGGAGCCGTCGTAGCGGTGATGCCGAATGTTGGCGGGGCGGCCGGCTTTGCGTTCGGCCGCGACCCTCTTGGTGGCGACCTGGTGATGGGCAACGACGTCGTTGTAGGTGGCCCAGTACAGGCCGCGGCCCTGGCTGTAGTCGGCGTAGAGGGCCTTGATGGCCGCGCGGTGGGCGTCGGCGATCGCGGTGAGCCGCGGTGTGGCGGTCGGGTGGGCGTCGGCGATGGCGGTGCGGCGCTGGCTGCGCAGGTCCTTGATGCGGGCTTTGAGCTGACGCACCGCCTCGGAGGACTCGGTCGGACCCTTCTTGCGGGCCGCGGACCGTTCCGCGGCCGCGGCCGCGGAACGGTCGGTGAGCTCGGTCTCGGCGGCCGTGAGCTGGGTTTCGATCGCGGCGATCTGCGGGTAGCTGGACCAGACGGCGGTGACCGCGTCCTGCCGCTGGTGCTCCAGCGTGACGAGGTCTTCGCGCAGGCAGTGCGCCAAGGACAGCTGCTCGTCGACCTCGGCGGGCAGCCGGACCCGCTCGCCGTGCAGGACCGGCGGAACCCCGTAGACGTGGACGACGACAGCCATGCCGGTGGGAGCCCCTTTCGCGCTGGTCGGGTTGTGGTGCGGAGCTGGCAGGCTCCTGTCGAAACGCCGCCACCGCGCGGCCACGGTAACGCACGGTTATGGGTTGGTGACGTCGGTGGCTCGGTGCTAGCGTTCTCGCCAGTAGGCCGTTCCGCGGAGTCGGCCGAAGAGGCCCGGATGCGCCCGCGTTGTCGTGGGACTCCGGGCTTCGCGCTGTCAGAGGTAGCCGTGCTCGACGGTCTCGTCGATGGTGACCGGGCGCAGACACCTGTCGCAGAAGTGGCGCTCGTGCTCGAAACCGTTGCTGTCGCCCAGGCCCCACTGGATCCAGCGCAGCCGGCCGTCCGGGGTTGCCTCGGCCTCGTGGGCGGTGTTCCAGCGGCCGGCGCGGTCCTCCTCGTGGATGGAGCCGACGGCGCCGCAGCGCGGGTGGGGGCAGATGAGGGTGGCCTGGCCGTTCTCGGCGTCGACGCGCACCACCACGGGCAGCGGCACGACGATGGTCGACTCCAGGTCCGCGGCCAGCTGGATCACGTAGCGCTCGACGGCGCCGGCGGTGGTGAGCTGGGCCAGGCGGATGTGCTGGAGCAGGGTGCGCAGCTCGGCGACGCGGACGGCGGCGTGGGTCGGCAGCGCCACGGACGCCGGGAGCAGGGCCTGAGCGGCCGTCGGGGCGGCCGGGTCGACGGCCGGGATGGTCGGGGTGGTCATGGGTGGTCTCCAGCCTCTGCGGGTTCGTCATCGTCGTCGGGTCGCGTAAGGAATTCGCCGGTGGCCTCGTAGTGGCTCCAGCTGGGGTCGGAGGTGCGGTCGTAGTGCTCGAAGTCGACCTCGGTGGGCTCGCCGCCGGCTGGGTGGCGGTGCACGACGGTGACGACGGGCGCCTGGAGGGCCGTGATCTGGTCCCAGCCGCGGAACGCCGCGGCGAGCGGACCGTTCGCGCAGTCGACGCTGATGACGACGGTCACGTCGTAGGTCACCTCGGTGGGCGGGGTGGGCGGGGTGGTCATGGCGGTCACCGGGGGTCGTAGGGGCCGCGGACGGTGCCGGGCGGGTCGCAGGGCGGGTGGGTGTCGCTGTGGCTGCCGTCGCCGAGGCCGGCGTACCAGCAGGTGGGGCAGAAGTAGTCGGTGGCGCTGAGCCGGTCGCCCCAGGAACGCGGGGCGGGGGTGCCGCGGCGGGCGGCGGCGCGCTGGTCGTCGGCGACCAGCTCGGCGAGGAAGGCGAGGTAGGCGGGGTCGGTGTCGGTGGGGTCGACGGGGCAGGTGTCGGGGTCGGCGAAGTCGACGAGTTCGGCGCCCGCGGCGGGGTCGGTCAGGGTGGGCATGGGGGTGCTCCTCTGCTGGGGTTGGGGGCGGCGGAATGCCAGGGGGTGAGGCGGCGCCTCACCCCCTGGCATCGGTTCAGGCGGACTGCGTGACCCGCAGCCGCACGGTCGCGGTCTTCTGCGTGCCGGTGCCCTGGACGATGAAGCCGGGCGAGCACGGGCACGAGCAGAAGGCGTAGGCCGAGAACCCCCAGCCCAGCTCGGCGCTGGCGGCGCCGGCGGCGACGAGCGCGGCGTTGACCTCGGCCTCGACGGTGGCCACCGCGGCCAACCCGGCCGCGTCGGCGTCCAGCGTGACGTGCTCGCCGGCCGCGTCGACCAGGTTGATGGAGACCCGGTGCCCGTAGTGGGTGAAGTAGGTCCTGGCCTCGTCGGTCGGCAGGTCGCCGCACTCGTCGAGCATGGCGTACTCCTCGGCGATGTCGGCGCGGTCCAGGTCCTGCACGGTGATGTCCTCGACCGACAGTGCTACGCCCATGGCCCTATTCCTCACAATTCTTTGGTGGTTTTTGCTAACACCATTATCCTAATTGACCGCCCTTGTGAATGCCAGTTATAAAGGGAATTGGGCGCCATTAATTGTGTGTGGTACCACTCACAATTGATGGCGCCCCATTCGCGCTTCGCGGGGGTGGTTCAGACCGCGGCCGGGCGGATCACGAACTCGCCGGTCACGTACTCGGCGGCCAGCTCGGCGACGGGCCAGAACACGTCCCAGCCGTGGTCGGTGGTGACCCGTAGGTAGGAGTCGCGCACGTCGGCGTGGGCGGCGAGGAACACGCCGTTGAGGTCGCCGACGCTGCGGGCGGTGCCGCGGGTCACGCCCGCGCGGGGCTCCGCAGCGTCCACTCGCGCCACCGTCTCGCCGGTCTGGGCCGCGGCGATGATCGCGGCGAGGGCCATCACCTCGGGGCCGCTCAGCAGCCTCGCGGCCGCCGGCGCGGCCGCCGGGGTGATCGGGGTGGACATGATGGGGACTCCTTTCGCTGGAGCGGTCAGCCCTGGTGGGCGCGGGTGAGGTGGACGCGGGCACGGCGGGCCGCGCGGCTGTCGGCCGCGCGCCGCTTGCGGGTGAGCGCGGACGAGATGCGCTTCACGGCGCTGGGGTTGGGGTCGAGCGTCCGCTTGCTGGTGATCATCGGGGCGTCGGGGTGCCAACCACCGCGGCCGCGGGCGTTGCGCATGTCGGGGGCTCCTTCCGGGGTTGGTCGACGGGGGGGTCAGCGGGCGGCGGAGCGGGCGGCGATCGCCGCGTCGCCCAGGCGACGGGTCTCACGGCCCTGGCGGCGCCGGGAGCGCCGCCGGTAGTTGGCGCGGTCGTGGGTGAGGCAGCAGATCGGGGTGCGGGGCTCCCGCCCCGCCATGGGCGCCCGGTCGCAGGAGGAGTGCATGACGTCCTTTCGTGGGGGTCAGGGCTGGTAGCGCAGGTACGACCGGCCGGGCCGGTGACCCTCGCCGAACCCGCCGGGCTGGCAGCAGAGGTACGAGCCGCACGACTCGCCGGGAGCGAACAGAGGAGCCTCCGGGGAACAGACCGGCTCACGGTGAAAGTGGCCGCAGACCTCGCAGTGCTCGGGCTCCTCAACCTCGTACATGACATCTCCCGTTCTATGTCTTATTGCTCGTTATCTGATACCAATATCATAATCCAATGGCGCGCCAATAGCCAGTTAATGAACCCATTTATGGGGTCAATTTTCGCAATTGTTTTGCGCGCTATTCCGGCGGTGCGCGGGGGAGAGGGTCAGGGCTTCTCGGCCCACGCCACCCTGGCGTGGACCGAGGTGAACGCGCCGGGGGCCAGCGGCCGGTGCGCGCCGTGGCTCTCGATGAGGTCGCGGATCTCGTCGTGGCGGCGGTCGCGGCGATAGTCCAGCGACTCGGGCACGATCGCCACCATCGTCCCGCCCGGCGCGAGCAGGTCCCAGGCGAGGGTGAGGTGGTCGATCCACAGACTGGACCGGCCGGGGACGGCGAACGGCGGGTTCATCACCACCAGGTCGAACTGGCGCAGCTCGCTGCCCTGCGGGCCGTCGTGGGCCAGACGCGTCCGGCGGGCCTGGCAGAACTGCTCCAGGGTGCCGATCAGGACGGTCACCCTCGGGTCCGGCCGGTCGCGGCAGATCAGGCGGGCGCGCTCCGGGTTGGGCTCGATCGCCAACACCTCGATCGCGACCGGCCGCGGTGCGACGCCGAGGATGGCGTGGACGAAGACGCCGTCGCCGGCCGACGGCTCCAGCACCCGCAGCTGGTCCCCGGTGGCCGGGTCGAGGTCGCCGATGTCGGTGTGCAGGCGCAGGATCTCGGCGGCCAGCGCGGGTGGGGTCGGCACGTAGCCCTCGGTGGTGCGCGGCGGCTGCGGTGGCCGTGGCGCGGCGCTGCCGGCGAGGTAGGCGGCCAGCGCCGGCGCCGGGTCGACGGTGAACACGTGGACGCGCTGCCGGGAATGCCAGCGGCCGCCCAGAGCGGTGAGGATCGTGTTGACGGCGGTGTACTCGCGCGGGTCGAGCTGGTCCGGCAGGGCGAGGTGCAGGCCGGTGATCTGGACGGTGCGCAGGATCTCGCGGACGCGGTCGTCGGTCACCGCAGCGCGGCGACCACGGCGGACGGTCGTGGTGGACATGAGGGCTCCTCAACTGGTGGTGTTGGTGCTGCCCGGCGCGGCCGGTTCAGGCGCAGGGCCGGGGGGGCGGTGCCAGCCGCCGGTGGCGGCGGCGAGCTCGTCGAGCGCGGCGAGATCCGCGGCGCGGACGTCCACGCCGGCGGGGTGCACGGCCAGCTCCAGCTCCCACCCGTCGGCGTGGGTGTGGGGGCGCCAGCCGAGGTCGTGGGGCCCTGCACTGTCCAGCGCGTCGTGCAGGATCCACTCGATGCGGTCGAGCGCCGCCGTCCACGTGCTGTCGGGCACGCCCTCGGGGGGCTCCTCGGGATCGGTGTCGACGTGCCACAGGGTGCGGTCGCCGGCGTGCACGGCCAGCAGCTGCACCTGCTCGTCCCAGTTGATGCTGATGGCCGTGGCGGCCGGCAGCAGGTAGCGCACCTGCCAGGTGGCGATGCCGGTCAGCAGCAGGCCGAAGTCGCAGCCGTGGTCCAGGAGCCGGCTGTGGCAGCGCTGCGCGGCCGTCATGATGTGCGGGGGGAGCGCGTCGGGTACGCGATCGGTCACGGGAACCTCCAACGGAATGCCAGGCGCAGGCGCCCAGGTGGGATCAGCGGGTGGGGCGGGCGCGTCCAGATCCACGGGGGCCGGTGCCGGCGCCAGGGCTGCGGTCGTGGCCTGCCACCGCCGCATACAGGCCGGCTCCCAGCGACACCGCCAGGGTCCGTAGGTGGAGCTGCTGCCGGGCAGCAGCGGCACGAACGCGCGGGTGCCGACGCGGCCGCAGTGGGCGCACGTCATCTCGTCGACCTCCATCACGGTCCCCCCGGCTCGTCGTCGGGCGACCAGGCGGGGAACAGCGGCCGCAGCCGGTCGCCGATGACCTGGTCGATCTGCTGCAGCGGAACCGCGGCGGTGCCCTCGCGGCGGTGCAGCGCCCACAGGTCCAGCACCTCGCCGAGCGCGTCGGCGAGCTGCCGGGTGGGGCTGCCGACCGGGTAGTCCTCGGCGATCGCGGCGAGCGTCTTGTCCAGGCGCGACAGGGGCACCCGCGGCTGGTAGCCGAGGGTCAGGTCCTGCAGGGTGAGCCGGCGGTAGCCGCCGGCCTCCAGGGCGAGGTCGACGGTGTTGTCGGCCTTGTTGCCGCCCACCTGCGCCACGTACACGCGGGAGAACCGCGTGAGCACCGGCGTGATCATGGACGTGGTGAGGCCGCGCCGGGCGCGGACAACGGTCTCGAACGCGGCGCGGCCGCTGTGGCCGACCAGCACGCCGTCGAGGTCGGGGCCGCTGAGAATGCGCAGCCGGGCGTAGATCCGGGTCATGGCGGTGGGTCTCCTCGTCGGGTCTGTCGGGGTCGTTCGGGGGTCAGGCGGCGGGCGGGAAGGGCGGGGAGTAGGCCGGCGGCGGCGGCGAGTACGGGTCGGCGCGGTCGACGAACCACTGGCAGGTGCACGCCCGCTGTTCGGGGCCGGCGGGCCCGGCGACGTACACGACGTGGGCACAGCGGCCGGTGGCCGGGCTGTGGTGGGCGAGGGTGCCGCCGCACTGGCACCACAGCGTGCCGTCGGGGGCCGGCGCCGCGGCGGTTTGCGCGGCGTGGCGGCGGTAGCCGCTGCGCCGCCCACGCCAGTAAGTGATGGCCGGCACCACAAAGATGAAGAACAGGCCGATCAGAACGTCCATGACGCATACCTCAATTCGCGCACAATGAATAGGGGGATCAATTCGGGCTATGTCCTAATCCTAATGGAATAGGGCCGGATTAGCCAGTTAATGAGTGGCTTATCCGGCCCTATTCAGGGCAATTGCAATTGCGTTGGGTCAGGATTCAGCGGGGTCGGGGTGCAGGTGCCCGCCCGCCAGAGCGAACCAATCCTCGATCGCCGCGGCCGCCGCTGGTGACCTGTCGACCAGAGCCCTGGCGCGCTGCTCGGTCCACTCGGCGTGGGTCCAGCGGCTCGTCAGGTCGACGACCGTCAGGTCGATCTGGCTGGCCCGCACGCCGGCGAGGAACAGCTTGGCGTCGTACCCGACCAGCGGGACGTGCAGGACGACGACCTCACTCGTCGGCGACGGGAACTGAGGTACCCACGCCGCCGGCGGGGCCACGCAGGCGGTGCGCAGCAGCGCGTCGAGCTGGTGCACGATGGTGACGATCTCGGCGTGCAACTCCGCGCGGTCCGCCAGCGCGGCGGCCTTGGCCTGCGCGGCCGCGTCCTCGCCGGCGTCCATCTGGTGGAGTCTCGCGCTCATCTGCGATTCGGTGCGCAACAGCGCGTCGAGTCGGGCGTGTAGTGCAGTGGCAGGCATTGGCACACATTCTCTCGAGGATTGCCGGGGTGGAATAGGGTTCTCAACTGGTTTTGGTTGATACTGGATGGTGATACCAATATCCTAATCCGCCGCACTTCTGAATGCCAGTTTCACCAAAGAATTGGGGGCATTGATTGGCCGTGATGGGTCGCGCTTTGTCGGCGGCGCCGGCGGCGAACCGCCGGCCTGGCCGACGGAGGTCAGAACAGGTCGTGCTGATCGGCGCGGATCTCGGGGGTGAGCACGGCGCCGTACTCGGGGACCTCCTCACCGGTCTGCTCGGTCCACCAGCGGGCGAACAGGGTCCGGTGACACCACGCCGGCTTCCCCGGAACACCCAACCTGTCGAAGCACAGGGCCACCAGGCGGGTGGACTCGTCGACGCCGGCGGCGGCCCTGATGGCCGCGGCGTCGCGGCGGATGCCGTCGACGCCGTAGGTGGTCAGCGCGGCCAGGTAGGCGATGGTGAAGTCCGGCTGCGGGAGCTTCAGGATCGTGCGGGCGGGGTAGATCGCCGGCATCTTGTGCTCCAGCGGGTACCGCAGCTTGAATCGGACGTTGCCGACCGTGGTCCTCACAGGCAGGCCACCCATGGTGGCCGGATCGTATTCGGTGTATGTGCAGGTGGCGAAGGTCAACGGAGGTCCTTTCCGAGCACAGCGTAAAGGTATATTGAGGTAATCATATCATGCGCACGTCTCGGTTTGGGGTTGAAGTCACCCTCGGTCGGGTGTCCGCGAACCCGTGGAGGTGGGTGGTCATCAGCCGAGTCCTTCCGCGGCGATCGCGGCGGACAGCGCCTCACGGGGCGCCGCGTCGGCGTCGTACTCGTCGCGCCAGCAGAAGTCGGCCAGGTCGAACATCGACAGCTGAAGGCGCTTGCCGCAGGCCGCGTCGACGCGCAGCAGCCACAGCCGGAACTCGGGGTCGTCGCCGGCGTAGTCGGCGACGGCCTTGCCGCGGGGGTCGGTCTCGAGGTAGGTGGTCAGCTCGGCGCGCTGGGCGTCGCTGAAGTCGGACCACCTGATGCCGGTGGACATGGGGTTCTCCTCTCGGGTGATGCTCACAGGGGTTGGGGGTGGGCTGGTGGCTCCGGTGCACTCGACGTCCCAGCCGAAACCAATGCGCGCGGCCAGGTCGCTGCCGGCCCAGTGGCCGGGGGCGGCGGCGGTGACGAGGTGGCCGAGGGGGCACAGGACGGTGACGCCACCGTCGCTGCGGGCGCTGATCCGGGCGCGGCCGCGGTGCCAACCGGGCGCCCAGGGCCAGACGTGGCGCACCACGCCGAGGCAGCCGGCGACGTGCTGGCTGCCGGCGTGGCCGGCGTACCGGGTGCAGGTCCAGTCCTGGTCCTCGGCGCCGCACATCCCGTGCAGTGGGGCGATGTCCGGGGTCGGGTCAGGGTCTCCGACCTGACAGGTGTCCGGGGCGGTGGTCATTGCGGGAACCTCCTCTGGTTCGCGGCTCTCGCCGGCGGGGGATCGTGAAGGGGTGGCGCCGCCGTCGGCGACCCGGCCGGCGCCACCCCTGACCGCTCATGAGGCGACGCTGGCCTGCTGGTCGACCCAGCCGAAGTCGGGCGGCACGGTGTTCTCCTGCACCCGCGAGGACGTCGCGATGTGGTACTCGCCGACGTACCACCGGTCGAGGGTGGTTTGGGTCATCGCGATCCACTGCGACGCGCACACCACCCGCGTGCCGTCCGGGCACTGGTGCTCGTGCCACACCAGGTCGACCGTCGGCGGCGACTCACCGCGGGGCAGCAGGCCGGGCGACCACGACCCGTCCCAGGCCAGGCCGTCGCGCTCGGGCCACAGGTCGTCCCAGCTCACGACCGCTCACCCCCCGCCTCGGCGGGGTCGGTCGTGGCGGCGCGGCGGGTGGCCATGTCCTGCGCGGTGCGCAGCCCGGTGATCCGGCGGTAGGGCACCTTGTTGGTCAGCCACTGGTAGGGCGGCATGGCCGAGCGTTGGGTGTTGCAGGTGACGGTGGCGCGGTTGACCTTGGCCACCTCGTACCAGCCGGAACCCCAGCCACCGACCCAGTCGCCGACGTGGACGTTGTCCGGTCCGTACTCGACGACCTCACCGGAGGCGATCTGCTCGGCGCGGACCTGCTGCCAGTGCTGCAGCCGGGTAGCGGCGTCGGCGCGCAGCGGCTCGTAGTGCGCCACCGTCGCCTCGCTGGCCTCCGGTCCCATCTCCCGCTCGTAGCGCCGCAGCTCGGCCTGCAGCTCGTGGATGCGGTTGGCCACGGTGACCGGGTTGTAGCGGTGCTGCATGTGCCGTTCGGCCGAGGCCGCGCCGGCGGCGGCCTGGTCGGCCTCGCGGCCGAGCTGCAGCGCCTTGCCCTGGTTGGTGTGCATCCGGTCCAGGTCGCGGCGGTGGCGCCGCTCGGAGTGGTGTCCGACGAGGATCGGCTGCCCGAACGGGATGCTGTTGGCGATCTGATCGGCCGCGGCCTGCCGCCCGGCGGCGGCGCTGGCCCGGCGGTCGGCCTTGTCGTGCAGGGCCGCCGCGCGGCCGTCCATGCGGTCGGCGCGGGCCGCCTCCTGGTCGGACATCGGCCGCGGCTCGTTGTCGATGCTCACCTCGACGGTGAACCCCAGCTCGCGCAGCTGCTCGGCGGTCCGCTCGATGCGGTACGTGTACGCCGGCCGGTCGCGGCTGTTGCGCTGGTACCAGCAGCCGATGCTGTGGCCCCACCGCCACGCGTAGGTGTCGAGCACCTGCCGCGGGCCGGTGCCCTTGGCGAAGTCGGGCTTGGTGGTGCCGTCGAGCAGGGTGCCCTCGGCGTAGGTGTGGGTGATGGTGATCGTCATCGCGCACCTGCCCCGGTGGCGGTGGGGCGGTGGGTGAGGATCTGCGCCATGCCGACGCTCAGCCCGGCGGCGCGGTCGGTGTCGGGGCCGAGCAGCAGCTCGTGCGGCAGGTCGACGATCCGCGCGGTGTGGTCCACCCGGACGTCGAGCGGGGTGACCGGGTCGGCGGGGTCGCGGACGGACCAGACGATGCGGTACTCGCGGCGGGTGATCTCCTCGGTCAGCGCGGTGTGGTGGATGTCGCCGGGCAGCTGCGCGGCCGCGCCGACGTCGGCGGTGGTGGCCGCGTGCCCGGTCAGCTCCTCGGGGCCGCCGGCGTTGCCGGCGGCGTTGTCGGCGGCGTTGTCGGCGCCGTCGGTCTGGGAGATGTCGAACACGCTGACCATGCGGAATAGCGGCCGACCGGTGCTCTCGGCAACGGGGTCGGCGGGCTGGGCCTCGGCACCCTCGGGGGTGTCGGCGGCGGCGTCGGTGCCCATGGGCGCGACGATGCGCAGGCCCCGCTCGCCGCGGCGCACACCGCGGCCGCGTTGGCGCCAACCGCGCACCGAGTCGACGTCGACCAGCGCGATGCCGCGGTCGCGGGCCTGGGTGTGCACCAGGATCTGGTTGCGCAGGCTGTAGCGCAGCACACGCGGCGAGGTGCAGGAGCCGCCGAGCTGGCGGATGAGCTGGGCCACCGCCGCCGGGTCGGTCAGCACCTGGTCGGCCACGGCGCTGACGTGGGCGTCGTGGGCGGCCCGTTCGGCCTGCTCGGCCTCGCTGTAGCGGCTGCGACGCGGCCGCCGGGTGGTGGCGGCGGTCATGACGACACCTCGCTCGGCGGCTCGGTGGTCGCCGCGGCGGCCGGTGCGGTGGCCGGTGCGGTGGCCTCGGTGGTGTCCGGGGTGGGGTCCGGGGTGTCAGCCGGTGCGGCGGCGCCGGGCTCCTTGGGTGGAATGCCCAGCTCGGCCGCGGCGACGCGGCCGGCGGCGGCGATCTCGTCGCGGATGGGCTGGCCGGCGTTGGCCAGGCTGGCGGCCGACCACAGCTCGGTGAGGCGGTCGTAGCGCTCGCGCAGGTTCTCGGTGCCGTTGACCCGCTCCAGCTCGGCGGCCCAGTCGTGCACGACCATCTGGCGACCGCCGACGGTGCGCGGCTCCTGCGGCGACGCCGCCGGGGGCCGGGCCGGGCCGGTGGGCTGCACGGGAGCAGCGGGCGGCGGCGTCCAAGGCCGCGGCTGGTACTGCAGCTTGTCGAACACCAGCCACCCCAGGCCGCGGTACTCGCCGGGCTGGGTGGCGTTGGGACGACGTGGCGCCCGCGCCGAGCGGGCGGCGACGACGCTGTGGTTGCCGTCGCGCGACATCCGCACCCAGGCCGACGCGTCGAAGGCGAGATCCTTCTGGCCCTCGACCCGGTAGGTCTTCTCGCCGGGGACCGGGCGGCCGGCGTCGTCGAACGCGGTGACCTCCTTACCGCGGGAGATCATCACGGCCACGCCGGGGAACCCCTGCAGCAACCGGACCAGCTCGTAGTGCAGGTCGATGACGTCGTTCCACGTGTTGCTGTGGATCGTGTGGGCATCAGCCACGGCGGCCGGGTTGCGCTCGATCTTGCGCAGCACACTGGGCGAGGCCATGGTGCGCCGGTGCGCGAGGTCCTTCAGGGAGCGCCACTCGCCGGACATGGTGTCGATGACGATCATCGGCGCGGCCTCGGTGGTGATCATGGCGCGGGCCAGCTCGGTGATCTGCTCGACCAGCGACAGCACCGACCAGAACGAGCCGTCGTGGCGCACGACCTCGTAGCGGGCACCGGGGATGGCGCCGTACTCCTTGGCGCAGGGCTTCTCGCCCCACTCGATCCACCAGGTGTAGAGGATGCGCGGGTCGCCGGTGAACTTGGCGACCTCCCACGACTTGCCCGACTTCTCGGCGCCCTCGACGAGGATGAACGGGGGCTCCACGTCGCCGGTGGGGGTGTCGGTGACCAGGGGGTAGGGCTGCAGCGGGCGCGTCAACTGGGGCGTGCCGGCGTAGGCTGACATACAGGACTCCTTCGGGTGTTCGGGCAGCTCCATCCGGTTTTGCTTCCAGGCGCGCCGGGTGGGGCTGTGCTATTTCTTCATGATCAATCTTATGCGTTTGCGCTCGCAAATACAAGTGTTGACCTGCGGAAACGCACTCAGCGTGGGGTGCGGTGGCGGCTTCGGGTGAGGTCGTCGTCGGTCTGGTGCGGGCCCGTCCGCAGCGGCTTGCGGGCGGGCTTGATCCACCGCACGTACACCGCGCCGCGGCGGTGGTCGGGGGTGATCCAGGTGATCGGCCTACCGGCGGTCAACGGCTCGATGACGAACGCGGCCGCCGGTGCCGGGCCGGTCATGGCCGAGGACACCGCGCGGGCCGGCGCGTCACGGCGTCCACTGCGGCAGCTCCCAGGCGGCGCCGGCCAGGACCAGCTCGACCACGTCGCCGTCGCGGGTGTGCTGCTGGGTGAAGGTGAGGTGCGGGCGCGCCTGATCGAGCAGCCGCGGCGCCAGGGCGTGGGTGGTGGACCGGTGCCGCGGGCCGCCGTGCCAGGTGGCGCGGATGCGGTCCGCCTCGGGGTCGTGCCAGGCGATCGCGGCGACCAGGCCGACCCCGAGGGGGTCCAGGCCGGTCGGGTGGACCGGGTCCAGGGTCGCCGACCGGTCGCCGTCGGCCGGGTGCAGGATCAGCCGGTACGGCTCGAAGTGCTGCACGATCGGTCCGGCGGCGCCGCCCTTGAAGACGATGCGGTGCAGCTCGCGGCAGTGCCGGCAGCGGCCGAACAGTCGCCCGGCGCCGGTGATGGACTGGACGGGGTCGCGGGCGCCGGGGTGGCCGCCGCCGGGGCAGCTGGTGGCGTCGACGACCAGGCGGGCCGGGGAGTAGAGTCGCATCCGAGAGGTTCCTTTCACTTGGACTGGCCCTGCGGGCCGGGATGGGCGGGGAGACTTCTCAACTGGTGATCAGCCCGCAGGCCGCCTCGGCGGTAGGCGGGCTGGTCTTTTTCTCTGACACAAAGCGGTATTACTTAGTAATCATATCATGATTACTGACCGCTCGGTGGGGTATTGGGGCAGGTGGCCACCGCGTCGGGGCCCGCTGCGGCGGGCCGCTGGCGGCTAGCATTCGGCGAGGTCCGGGACTGGCGCGCAGTGGCCGCCGGCGCAACCCCCGTGTTCGCGCCTGCGCCTGCCCCGTGATCGTGGTGGCGCGGCACCCGAGAAGGGCCCCGCCGGTGAGCAACGCCACCACCACCCTGACCTTCACCACGCCCGCGCGGACCCGCGTGCACCATCCGGTGCCGGTGGTGTTCTGCGGCGACGAGTGGACGCTGCAGCGGCCCAAGGACGCCACTCTGTACTTCGCGCAGGTGGTCGCGGCCGGTGGGGTCGGCGACGCCGACCGCGCCGAGGCGATCATGCAGTTCGTCAACAGCGTGCTGGATCCGGTGCAGCGCCACCGCTACTTCGAGCGGATCATCGACCGGGCCGACCCGGTCGCCCTGGACGAGACGCTGCTGCTGATCGGCGGCCTGGCCGACCGGTGGACCAACTGGCCCGACGACGGCCAGCCGGAGCCGGTGATCGTCGAACCCGTCCAGGGGCGGCCGCCGGCCGGCGAGTCGATCACCGTGGTGCACGACGACCTCGAGGTGCGGTTCGTGGCGCACCCACCGAAGGACATCGTGTTGCTGTTCGCCGCGGCCAGCCTCGCCGTCGGCGCGAACCTGGGCCAGCAGGCGGCCGCGATCGGTCTGTTCCTGGACTCGGCGTTGGAGCCGGCCGACGCGCTGGTCATCTCGCACCGGATGCGGTCCCAGCACGACGAGCTGGATCTGGAGCACGTCGCGGAGTTCGTCACCCAGCTCGCCCAGACCTGGCTGCCGGGGCCGGCCAACCGGGCCGAGCGGCGCGCGGCGGCCCGCACCGGCGGCCGTGCCTAACCTGGCGCTGGCCCACCACGGTCCACCGGCGACGTTCCCGCTGTGTTTCACGCTCGACGACGACGAGTTCACGCTGCCGCTGCTGGACAGTCGGGTCTGGCTGGAGGCGCTGGTGTACGAGCGGCCGTGGTCGTGGCTGCGGATCGTGCCGCAGCTGCTCGCCGGCGACGGCTCCCGCCGGCTGACCCGGCGCCTGGGTGACCCGGACGACGCGTTCGACCTCGACGACCTCGAAGCGGTCGCCGAGCAGGTCCTGACCCATGCCTGCGGGGTCGACTTCCACACCGCGGCGCGGCTGGCCGGCGGCGCCTACAGCAACTGGATGGTGTTCGACGGCTGGTGCGCCACCACGTCGGGCCTGGACCCGCTCGGGCTGCCGATCGGGCGGCTGCTCGCCGCGGTGTACGCGTGGCGGCGGTCGATGTGCGTGGAGAAGGGCGACTTCGCCCGCCTCGACGCCGAGCTGTGGCAGCCGGCGCCGCACCTCACGGTCAGCGGCAACCGCCGCGACGCCGTGCCACCGACGTGGACCGACGAGCTGGAGGAGTCCTCGTTCCTGGCCGCCATGGCCGCCCTCGGCCGCCGCGGCCGCGGCGGCTGAGACCTACCTACCGGCGACGGCGCAGCAACAGCGTGGCGGTGGTCAGCCAGTGGTCGAAGAACCAGCTGTCCGGGAACACGCACCCCGGCGGCGGCCGGTGCACCCGGAAGGTGCCCGGCACCAGTCCGCCGCCGTCGACCCACGCCTGGTTCAGCAGCATCAGGTCGATGACCAGCTCGCCGCCCCGGTACTCGCCGACGTCGCTGGTGGGGCACATCGCCTCGGCGTCCGCCATGCCCTGGGCCAGCGCGAGCTCCGGCACCGCATGGAACCCGGCGCCCTCGTCGCGGCGCCGGATGCCGGGGTTCCACCGGCCGATGAGCTGATCCACCGCCCTGGTGTCGGCCGACCAGCTGCTGTCGGCGGCCTGCACACCCTTGGCGTGGCGCAGCTGGTACGGACACGCCAGCCAGTCGCGGGTCGGCCAGTGCGGCCCGGACGCTGTGCCGTTCAGGTCACCGGCCAACAGCAGCGGCTGGTCCCACAGGCCGTAGGTGGTGATGATCTTGGCCCGCGCCAGCCGATCGTTGCCGTCGAACGGGCTCCAGTGGTCGACGAGGACCGCGAACGGCTGCCCGTCGACGGTGTGGCACAGCGCCAGGTTGTGCTTGTCGTGGGCGACGGTCAGGCCCCGCTCGCCCCAGACGTCGAGGTGCACCCGCCGCGGGTCATAGACCAGCGCCGGCCGCGGCGGGTCGCACCGCGGGCAGCCGTCCTGGTCGAGGGTGCGGCTCGGGTCGCCCCAGAAGTCGACGTGCACCTGGCACGGGTCGTAGACCAGCGCCGGGGCGGCCGGACCGCGCGGTGAGACCCCCACCTCCCCCACATAGGGCACGTCGAAGATGCGGCGCAGCTCCGCGACGGCCAGCCGCAACCCGCGTTTGCCGTGCAGGCCCCAGTCCTTGGCCTCGTTGACCGCCAGGATGGCCGGTGGGGTGGCCACGTCGGCGAACACCCGCCGCAGCGGACTGAAGTCGTAGGCGCCGAACGACACCCGGCAGCCGTCGCGGATGTTGAGCAACGCCACGGGCAGTTCGGTCACGCGGACACCTGCTGGTGGGGGCGGGCCGGCTTCCGCGTGCGGGTGGCGCCACCGCGGCCCCGCATCGTCACGTCGGTCTCGGCCAGAATCCGGTGCACGAAGCCGTAGGAGCGGCCGAGGCTGTCGGCCAGCGCCCGCACGGATGCGCCCTTCTCGTACTTCTTCTTGAGGTCGGCGGCCAGCTTGTCGCGAGCCGTGCCGGTGACCCGTTGGCCCTTCTTGATGGCGTCCACGATGGGTTCCTTTCGGCTGGTTACGCGGCGGTGAGCAAGGCGCCCAGCCGGTCGAGGTCGGCGTGCAAGCAGACGACGTCCCAGGCGGTGAGCTCGTCGAGGTAGGGCAGCGGCAGCCCGTGCAGCAGGAACACCGGCACGCGGTGGGCGAACGCGACGGCGATCTCGGCCAGCGCGCTCGGCTCGACGTGGTTCGGCCGGCCGTCCTGAGCGGTGTTGGCCACCACCACGGCGATCGTCGCCGGGTCGGCGATGGCGTCCATCTGCCGACGGCTGCGGACCCGGCGGGCGGCGATGAGGTCCTCCGAGGTCGGGTCCTCGGGTAGGTCGGGGCTGTCAGGCAGTCGCAGCCGGGCTCCGGCGTGGTCGACGGCGGCGGCGATGCGAGCCACCAGCGCGGCCTCGCGGGTGCAACCAGACAGCACCACCACCGGCGGGCCCGCTGCAGCGGGCGCCGGCGGGCAGGGCGAACTCACGAAGTCCTCCGGTCAGCCCCCTGACCGGTTCCCGACGATAGTCGGTGATCAACCGGCGGTGTTGGGGAGGGCCACCATCGCCGTCGCGACCTCCATCACCCGGAGCGTGTGCCGCGAGGCGTAGAGCTCGACCGCCAGGCAGGCCCGGCGGGTCAGGGCCTCGGTGGGGCCGGCCAGCCGCACGGTGAACGGATCACCGCCAGGGGTGATGACCCGGACGTGGTTGCCGTCGACGAACGCGTCCGGGGTGAGCAGCAGGGCGTCGACCAGGTCGCCCAGCGGCGTCCGCACGTGCTCGGGGTCGCCGTCCATCAGCAGCTCCGGCAGGCCACGCGGGGTCATCCCGACGGTGTAGGCGTACCCGGCCGGGTGCTCGGGACTGGGCAGGTTGCCCACCAGTGCCCAGCCGGACCGGCCGATCTGCATGGCCAGCTGCGCCAGGCGCTGCGCCGGTGTCTGCAGGTGCGCGGAGCAGCGCGGGTCGTCGCACACGCCTGCCGATGTTAGGGGCCGGGGTGGCTCGGATCCGGCCCTGCGGGCCACACCAACGGGTCGAATTGCGGCACCGGCTGCGCCGGGTCGTCCCACCGCTCGGCGGCCGGCTGCTCGGGCCGTTCGACGCAGTAGGACACCTTCCACCCGACCGGCTCGGCGTCGGTGGTGACCAGCCACAACGCCGGCGGTGGGCTCGCCGGCGGCTGGGCGAACCAGTACATGGCGAGGTCGGGCTGCTCGTAGGGAACGGTGACGTCGACGTCGGGGCTGAACCGGTCGCGCCAGCCGAGCGTCTGCGGGGTGAAGGTGCCGGTGCCGAGACCGCCGACGGTGATCTGCCGGGCGGCCGGACCCCAGTAGTGGCGCAGCAGCAGCGCCGGCACCAGCTCGGCGAGGACACCGCGGTAGGGCATGTCCGGCATAGCCAGGTCGCCGACCATCTGCAGCTGTTCGCCCAGCGGCCGCAGGGTCAACCACAGGAACAGCTGCGAGGGGTGCGTCTGGGCCGGGCCGATCCGCAGCGTCGGGCCGGACGAGCTGGCGAGCAGCCGCCACAGCGTGCGGTAGACCGGCCCGCCGGGGTGGCGGGTGGCCACCAGGTAGAAGTCGATGAGGGAGTCGGCGACGCCTAGCACGCCCTGCACCGCGGTGGTGGCGTCGCGCTGGGCGCCGGGATAGGTCAGCGCGGTGAGCGCCGGCACGCCGCCGGGGTTCCAGGTGCCGGCGATGGTGGCCAGCAAGGCGGCACCCGGCGCCGGCGCGGCCGGCGGCGGCGCCGCCGGGGTGGTCTTGGCGCGGCGGCGCGTTGCAGGAGGGGTCACGGGGGTAGTCACCTTCCGAACGGGGATCACGGGACCTCGGTGATGACCGGTTGCACCCAGCGGATACGGACCGAGTCCGCGTTGTGGAAGAAATGCCGGCCGAAGTAGAGGTAGGGACCGCGCCACGTGGTGTCCATCAGGGCGCGGGTGCCCGGCCCGGAGCTCGTCTCCGACGCGGGGCCGACGATGATGCGGTCGCCGCGGACCCGGATCTTGATCCGGTACTGCACGCCGGGGGTGACGGTGCCCCACCCGGACTCCCACACCAGCACCGACTGGTAGGGCGGGTCGGCGCCCACCACGCCGTCGTAGCGTTCCAGCACGAATTGGCCGGTCTGGGTCAGCTGCAGGTTGTAGCCCTTGGTGTGAGTGGTCGCCAACGTCCACTCGCGCAGGTCGCGGTCGTTCGGGGAGCCGAACCAGACCGCGATCCACCGGGTCCGGTCGGTGGTCAGCGCCTGCCAGACGAACCCGACCTCCAGGTCGTACTGGGGCCAGGCGATCGGGTTGAGCTCTCCGGCGAGCAGGTAGTAGCCGGTGGTGCGGTACGAGGGATCATCGCCCGGCAGCAGGATGTTGCCGTCCAGCGAGAGGGTGCCGCCCTCGCCGCTGTTGGTGTAGCCGCGGTACCGGGCGTGCGCGCCGGGGATGTCGTCGGACCAGGCCGCGTGGCGGCCGTAGTCCGGGGTGCCCCAGAACCAGTCGACGAACGGCCGCCGCACCACGTGGGCGAACTGCTCGCCGGCGCAGTACAGCGGGTCGGAGCAGAGGATGCCCTTCAGCCCGCCGGGGCCGAACGTGGTGGCGTCGCGCATCAGCTCGTACTGCCACTGCCGGTGCCCTGGGGTGAGCAGCACGTGCAGCCCGGCGTCCTTGTACGCCTTCACCGTCGCCGGGTTCGTGTCGGCCAGCGCGTAGTGCACGATCACCCAGGTGTAGCCGTCGGCGACCATGGCCGCCGGGGTCATCGCCGCGGCCGTCGCCGCGGTCATGATCCGCAGGCCGATGGCCACCCCGTCGGACAGCAGCGCGAGCAGCCCGGCGCGGATCTCCGCGCGTTCGGCCGGGGTGGCCGACAGCGGCCACTCCGAGCACACGATCGCCGACGCGGTCAGTCCCATGCGGCGGATCAGCGTCCGCAGCGCGCTGTAGGTGAGGCTCGGCGCGGGGGTGTCGGCGGGACCGAGGCCGATGTCGAGGACGTCCAGCAGCAGCACCGCGCGGCGCTGCACGACGCGGGCGACGTCGGCGACGGTGGCCAGCCCGTAGGAGTCCTGGGTGCCGTAGCCCATGTACCCGGCCAGGGCGGTGAAGCCCTTCTCGCTGGTGGCCGGGTTGATGGTCGGTTCACCGCCGGGGGTGAGCCACACGTGGCGGCCCATCTTCTGGTCGAACCCGTCGGTGATGAGGCCGGCGTAGCGCCAGTTGTAGAACCCCAGGTTGCGGTAGTGCACCGCCCACAGCCGCCGGTCCGCGGAGCGGCGCACCGGCACCTGGATCAGCGGCAGCTCGATGGCCATGGCCTGCTCGTAGCTCTCCAGCCGCCCCTCGGGGTACTGCGTGTAGCCGGCGCCGTAGACGCTGCCGACGACCGGTTCGGTGGCGTCGACGAGCGACTGGACGGTGGCGAAGCCGCCGGCGCCGCCGGCGCCGCCGGTGAACAGGCCGTTGTCGGTGCCGAACTCCAGGGTGTTGCCGCCGTCGGTGGACAGCCGCGCCGCGACGCGGTGGGTGACCGGGTCGTAGCGCATTCCGGCACCGAGGTGTGACCCGACGCAGTCCATGATGACGTTGCAGCCGATGGTGTCCATCGGGTTGGCCAGCTCGACGATGATCGGCGAGTCGACCGAGCCGGTGCCCGAGGTGATGACGCCGTTGCGGCCCTGGTGGCGGCAGCCGCAGCCGGAGGCGCATCCGCAGCGGCCCATTACCGCCGCCCTCCCGCGGTCGGCGCTGGAGCGAGGGTCGTCATGTCGGGTCTCCCCACGGTGGTGCGAACAGGGTCTGGGTGTGGCCGGTGGGTTGGTGCACGGCGATCAGCGCGCCGGTGTCGGGGTCGACGTCGAGCCGGTAGTCGCCGATCACCACCACCGCCGGCGGCGCCGCGCCGTATGGGGCGGCCGGGGCGCGGGCGCCGGCGGGCTGGGCGGCGCGGGCGTGGGCCCGCAGCCGGTCACGCACCGCGTACTGGCCCAGGCTCGCGTTGGGACTGCTCTTGATCACCGCGCACCGGCCAGCACACCGCCGCGGGCGTGGTCGGCGGCGACGAGCTCGGCGAGCTCGGCCGGCGGCAGGTCGAACACGTCCTTGGGGATCAACGCCACGCTGACCTGCTCGGGAGTGTCCGGGGTCCAGGAACAACCGACCTGGTTGAGCTTCATCAGCGCGAGCACCGGAACCGCGTAGTTGGCGATGGCCACCTGGATGTACCGGCCGGGGACGAGGTCCGGGATGCCGATCGGGGCGCGCGGCGACAGTTGGCTGCCGGTGGGCACGAGCACCGTGTAGGGCACCGGGTTGCCGTAGCCGACGACCTTGGCGCCGATCCCGGCGAGCACCCCCAGGTCGGAGGTGTTCTGGCTGGTGGACACGTTCTCGATCAGGCCGTAGCCGGCCGCTGGGCCCCCGAACTCACCGACCGGGGCGGCGCCGGTCTCCCCGGTGCCCACCACGTACGCCTTGGTGGCGGCCTCGGAGCCGACCTTGCGCACGGTGAGGTCGGCCAGGAAGTGCTCCTCGCGCAGCCGGTAGGGCCGCACCGTGTAGTCGACCCGGTCGGGCAGCACGTGGATGCTGCGGCCGATGGCGAAGTAGTCCAGGCCGGCCTTGGCGATCTCGGCCAGCTCGGCGCCGGCGGTGACGGTCAACGGCTGCGTCTCCCGCTGGGTGGTGGGCGAGTTGGTCGTGGTGATCTGCAAGAACGGGATCAGGTTCGGGTCCTGCCCGGCGTAGCCCAACGCGTCGCGGATGACGGTGTCGGCGTAGGCGGCGGCGTTGACCGGCCCGGCCGGCGCCACGGTGTGCAGGGCGCGGCGGGTGAGCCAGGCCAGCGGATCGCGGGCGGTGAGGGTGATGGAGGCCCGGCTCTCCTCGAAGTCGAACAGCGGCCCCTCCCACACCCGCTGCCCGTCGCGGTAGAGCGACACCTCGTGCTGCCACGGCTCGATCGGCCCCAGGCTGCGCAGACAGGCGCGACTGGCCTTCGCTTTGGCCAGCACCACGGTGGCGTCGGAGAAGTCGTCGAGTTTGCGTTCCCACCCGATGCGGGTGATCCCGGACAGGGTCACCACGCGGCGGCGGCCGCCGCGTTCGTGGATCGCCGCGGCGTAGTTCTGGGCGCAGCCGAGCATCAGGCGGCGTCCTCTCGGGCGGCCATCCACAGGTCGATGCGCGAGTCCGGCGCCGCGGTGGACTGCTGCACGACGACCTCGATGCACAGCGACGTGTTGCACTCGAAGATGGGCCACTCGAACAGGCCGCCGCCGGGGCCGAACACCTCGACGTCGGCGACGTCGAGGCCGGGGCCGCCGGGGCAGTCGACCGTCGCCCGCTCCAGCCGCCCGTCCAGGCGGAACACCACCCCGCGCGGCAGGTACGGGATGTTGATCTCGGCGCAGGCGGTGCACGGGTCGACGTACTCGGCGCACTCATAGAGCGCCGGGTTGGAGTAGAAGCGGATCGTGACCCGCCGCAGGGCCAGCGACCCGGTGCGGATCTCCAGGATCGGCACGTTCTCGAACCACTGCGGCAGCAGCCCCGGCGGCACGGTCACGATGGTGCGGCGGGTGTCGCCCACCGGCGGCGGTCCGGGGAAACACGGGTTGGGCGGCGCCGGCGGCCGGATCGGCGGCGGCAGCGGCAGACACAGCGGGTCGTGGGCGCAGTCGATGCTCTCCACGCAGCCCTCACCGGGGCCGATCGGCGGCGCCGGCGACACACCGGGTTGGCCGGTTCCGGTCACGTACCGCGGCTGCCGCCACAGGAACGGCTGCCCGCACACCAGCGAGAACTCGACCTCGGTGAGGACGCCCCCGCCGACGGTGAGGGTGCGGGTGGGTGTCGGGCCGGCGAGCAGCCCGGTGTCCAGCACGGTGCGCAGCGCCGCGTCCCCGCACGAGTCGTAGGCCGGCGGGTCCGGCGGCGGGGAGGCGCAGCTGGGGCAGTAGGCGAACACGCACAGCTCGTCGGCGACGCAGGACGTCTGGCAGATCGACCCGCGCAGCGCCGACGCCAGCCAGGCGGTGCCGTAGGACATGGCGGCGTCGGTGGTGGCCAGCATGAGCGCCTTGACCAGCACCTCCCGAGCGCCGCGGCGCAGCCCGCCGATCGCGGAGCCGGCGCCGAGCAGCGGCACCGTCTGGCGGCCGCCGGTGCCGCGGGACAGGCCCTCGAACTCCACCCCGACCAGGCCGGCGAACCCGGCCGACTCGGGCAGCGACGGGTCGTACCAGGGTGCGGGGTTGTCCGGGTCGCCGGGCAGCGTATACGGGGCGTCGCGCAGGGCGCGGGTGATGTCGCGGCAGCCGGCGCACCGCACCACGGTGATCCCGAGGGCGCCGGCGTACTGGGCGGCGCGGGTGGAGTTGACGAGCTCGACACCGCCGAGGGTCAGCCAGTGGTCATACATGACCGCTCCTCACACTGCGCGGGGTCACAGTTCCGCCTCACGCAGCAGCCGGTCGACGGTGGCCAGGGCGACCAGCTCGGGGTCGGAGTACGGCGCCTGCACCGTGATCGGGGCGTTGATCACGACCTGCTGCACGGCGCCGTCGCCGCCGCGGGGCCGCAGCGCGCCCTGGCGGATGAGCAGGTCGAGCAGGCCCGAGTCGGCGGCCAGCTGCACCGCCCGCGCCGGCTTGGTCAGCGGGATGACCACCTCGCGGCCGGCCTCACCGAGCAGGGCGAGGGTGGCCTTGTCGACGATGGCGCCCTTGGCCATGCGGGGGATCTGCGGCGGCGCACCGGGCAGCTTCCAGGCCGAGCTGATGCCGCGGTTGATGCCGTCGATGACGTAGTTCAGCAACGCCCGCCCCAGCCCGGACACGAACGACCCGAGCTGACGCAGCCCGTCGAGCAGGCGGCTCCCCAGCCGGGCGCCGGCGTCGAACATCTGCCCGGCGAAGGCGCCGATGCGGCCGGGGAGGCCGGCGATGTAGCCGACGATGGTGTTGACCCCGTCCAGCGCCCACTGCTTGCCGGAGGCGAACGCGTTGCGGAAGATCGCGCCGATCTGGCCGGGCAGCCCGGACAGGAACCCGCCGATGCGCCCCGGCAGGGTCGAGACGTAGCCGACGATGACGGTCACCCCGTCCAGCACCCACGCCTTGCCGGAGGCGAACGCGTCGCGGAAGAACCCGCCGACCTGGCCGGGCAGCGCGGACAGGATCGACCCGACGTCACGGCCCAGCCCGGCCAGCCACGCCACGATCGCGGCGACCGCCGCGGTGGTGGCGTCGACGGCGAGCCGCCACGCGGCGGCGAAGGCGCCGGCGATGACGCCGGGCAGCGCCACCAGGCCGCGGCCGATCAGCCCCGGCAGCACGATGAACGCCTGGATGATCAACGCGATGCCGATGCCGATGGCCTGCAGCCCCAGCTGCAGCGCGCTGGTGAACAGGGTGAACCAGAGCCGCCCCAGGCCGGCGAGCCCGCGCAGGAGCATCCCCGGCAGGCTGGTGAGGAAGTCCTGGATGGCCTGACCGGCGCTGGTGAAGGCGCTGCCGGTGGCGCGGCCGAGGCCGAGCAGCGCCCGCCCGACCTGGCCGGGCAGGCCGCGGAAGAAGCCGAGGATCGCGGCGCCGGCGCCGGCGAACGCACCGCCGATGCCGGCGGCGATCGCCCCGAAGTCCAGCGACCCCAGGTAGGACACGAACCGGGAGATGCCGGCGACGACGGGGCCGATCACGGCCGCGATCAGCTCGAACGCGTCGGCCAGGCCCTTGAACTGGAAGGCCAGGGCGATGCCGGCCAGGCGTAGCACGAACCCGATCAGCGCACCGAGCGGCGGTAGCAGCGGCGCCACGGCGGCCACCAGGCCGGCGAAGGCGCGGGCGAGTTCGGGAAGGACGGGGGCGAGCCCGGAGACGAGTCCGGCGACGATCGGCTCGATCGCCGGGAGCAGCGCATCGAGGGCCTGCACGAGCGCGACCGCCACCACGGCGACCAGCTGGCCCAGCACGGGAATCAGCGGCGCCACCGCGGTGAGCAGCCGCAGCACCACCCCGGCGACGGCGATCAGCGCGGGGGTGACGCTGACCAGCGCCTGACCGAGCACGCCGGCGACCAACCCGACCAGCAGCCCGAGCTGGGGCAGCAGCGGACCCACCGACCCGAGCAGCATCCCGAGCGCCCCGGCGAGAGCGATGATGCCGGGGCCGGCGGCGATCAACCCTTGGCTCAGCCCGGCCGCGATGGCCACGAAACCGGGCCCCAGACCAACCAGGGCCTGCCCGAGAGAGCCGACCGCGGAGGCCAGTCCGGGGCCGAGCGCGACGGCGATCTGGGCGGCGAACGGGGCGATCAGGCCGAGCTGCACCAGCAGCGCGGTCAGCACCGGCGACAGGGCGGCACCGACCTGGCTCAACGAGGTGAAGATGCTGACCAGCGCGGTCTGCCCGGCGGTGCCGGACAGGAACGCGTTGACGCTGTGCAGCAGCTCCGTCAGCGTCACCAGGGCACCGGCGCCGGAGGTCTGGGCGGCGCCCAGGACGGCCCCGATGATGCCGCCGACCTGCAGCAGCAGCTGCCCGAACTGGGCCAGCGTGGCCAGCGCCTGCTGGATCCAGGTGACCGCCTGACCGGACGCGGCGATCGCGGACAGCCACTGCCCGAACTGGACGGCGACACCACCGGTGGCCGCCGACATCTGCGACAGCAGCGGCAGCGCCACCACCCCGAGGTCACGGACCCCGAGCACGATCGCCAGCACACCGGGCAGCAGCGCCGCCACCGCCAGGCGGGCCAGGTCGAAGCCGCCGGCGACCAGCGCCGTGGTGGGCGCCTGGGCCGCGATGTCACCGAGGCCGAGCGCCACCTGGGCGCTGGCCGCCGAGACGCCGACCATGCCGGACCGGACCGGACCCAGCAGGGTGGCGGCGATCGCCGTCAGCCGCCCCTGCAACGGCCCGAAGAACGCCTCCTGGGTCGCGTCACGGATGTCGTGCAGCTCCGGCACCAGCCGCTGGAACTCCTGCGCCACCAACCGCGCCGCCGGCGACAGCGACTCGATCGCCTCGGCGAACTTGCGGGGGTCACCGGACAGGGCAGCCGAGAACGCCTCCCCCATCCCGGACAGGGCCACCCGCAGGGTGAGCAGCCCGGCGCCGGCCGCCACCGCCAGCGCCGGGATCAGCAGCAGCACCCCGGTGGCCGGCGCGGCGGCCGCGACGATCTGCAGCAGCCCCGCCGCGGCGGCCGCGGCGCCGGCGCCGACGGTGGCCAGCCCGAGGCCCTTGCCGACCGCCTCCAGCGGCGCGAACACCCCACGCAGCAGCGCACCGGTGAGCACCAGCGCCAGCGCTGTCTTGAACGCGTTGCCCCAGGAGAACCCGGCCTGGGTGCCGGACCGGCCCAGCTGGGTGCCGGTGCGGCGGGTCGCCGCCCGCACCCCCCGGTCGAACTCCTGCCCGGCGCGGACACCGCCGCGGCCGGCGCCGTCCTCGACCTTGGTCCAGATGCCGTTGCCGACCACACCGCCGGTGCGCTGGGTGGCCTTGATCAGCTCACGGTCGAAGTCCTTGCCCGCGGCCGCCGCCGCGGCGGTGACCTTGCGCTTGACGTCGGGCCCGAACGAGGAGACGTCCATGACGAGCTCGGCCGCGGCTTGCGCGATCGGGCCGCCTTCGACTGCCATCCGGGGGTCACACCTCTGCTGGGTGTGCCCGGCCCCGGTGCGCCAGTCGGCTGTGCTGTGCCTGGCCAGAGCATAGCCGCGGTGATCAACGGCCGCGGGGGTCCAGCGGCCACGTCACCCTGGCCGGCTGAGGGATTGAGGAGTCGGTGCCCGGCCAGGGTGACGCGAACCATCTGGAAGGACGGGGATGGAGGGAACCGCCTCACCGTTCCGGCCAACGGCGGCCGGTGAGGGTGTTGCGCGGCTCGCTGGGCGCTCCGTGCAACGGTCGGGTTCTAGGTGGAGGCGGGATCCTCCATCCCCGTCGATCACGCTAACCACAGCACCGTCGACGGACACGGACTGCCGCGACCCGTCACCGCCTTGGGGTAGGAGTGGGCCACCCACACCACACGATGGTGAGTGGGATGCTGACTGACATGACCTCGCTGAGGCAGCCCCGCACACCGGACCGCGGCCGCGGCCGGGTCCGCCGGCGCCTCACCGAGCTCGTGCCGGCGGTGTCCGACAGCGACGCCCAGTGCGCGGCCGACCGCATCCGCCGGCTCCGCAGCACCGCACACGACCCGGACCTGGACTACTACCCCCGCACGGTCGTCGACGAGGACGACGTCACCACGGTGGTGCACTACCTGCACCAGCACCGTCGGGTACCCGACGAGGTCCGCCGCGCCGAGCTGCCCGACCGGGCCCTGCTGGTCCGGTACCTACGCCAGCAGGCCGACCAGGCCCTGCAGCGCCACGAGCTGGCTGTGCTGGACACCGGCCACGAGGTGCACGCCCTGCCGAGCCTGTTCGGCCGCTGGCTCGGCCTCTGGTCCCGCCAGGCGGTGTGGAACCGGCGGAAGCTGCTGACCACCCGGTGGCGCCGCGGCGGCGAACACCCGCCCACCGCCGCCGAGACCGAGCACGCCGGCCGGGTTGACCGCTGGCTTGTCGAGCACCATCCGCAGCTGCTGCGGGTGGCCGAGGTCCTGGTTGACCACCGCGAGCACCTGGCCGCCCTGGTCGACGACGAGCAGCAGCGGCGGCTCCTGATTGAGGCCATCGACGGCGCCGGCGAAGCGATGACGTCGCGGCCGACCCGCACGTCGGCGGGCACGGTGGCCTACGCGATGTTCCTGCTCCGGGAGGACGGCCCGGCGGCGTCATCGCCGGACCCGATCGTCCGAGAGGCCGTGGCGATCGGCACCCGACTGCGCGCCGGGTTCAACACGCTGACCGACACCAGCGGCACCCGAGGCTAGATCCACGCCGCGACCACCGGTCGCCGACGGGGTGACAGCCCCTGTCCCCCTCATGAGACAAGCCGGTCTACGCACCGTCACGGGCGGCCAGCGACGCCTCACCAGCGGCGAAGGCCCGGTGTGCCCTTGCTGGAGCAGCCATCCGGCCAACCTGTGCCGGACCAGCCGCGACCCCCCGACAGTGGGGTAGGTCCGTAAGGGTGACCGCCGACAGGTTTAGGATCACACGCACAACAGAGCCAGAAACGCGAAACGAGCCCATCGGGGACCGCCGAGGGCTCGTCGCGTGGGACCGGACCCGGTCCCTTCTAGCTCAACCGTCGTTCTCCCCGGCCGGGACGAACGACGGAACCAACTGAATACGAGCCCGGCAACCACGAAGAAGCCTTGCGTCGTACCGTCTCCCAGTCTAACGGGTGCCCCCTCTGTATGGAAACGGGGACACCCCAGGACTTCGATCACGTATGACGCCCCACTCGGAGGACGTCACAACGTGATCATCCTGTGTCACACAGTCACCTTGCTGGTTCAGCAGTGACCCGTCGACGCGCACGCATCACCAAGGACGTCGAGGCGTTCAAAGCCGACGGCTGGACCGCATCACCGAACGCACTGATCCGTGACACCAGCCTGTCCCCCGCGGCCCGGTGGGCCTGGTCCTGGATGAACAGCAACGACGACGGCTGGATGACCTCGGCGCAGGACATCGCCGACGCCGGCGGCTGCGGCGTGCACGCCGCCGAGGACCTGCTGTACGAGCTCGAGCGGGCCGGATACCTCTGCCGCGAGTACACCCGCAACCGTCGGGGACAGGTCACCGGCATGGACTTCAAACTCCAACCGCTCCCAGTCCCCGAGGACAAACGCACCTATCGGCCACGGCAGCCCCGGTCGCCCCGGAAAACCCCGACCGCCACCTTCGCACCGCCCAAATCGGTCACCGCACAGACCGGCGCTGCCACTGACCGCCCTGCTCGTCGACGTCGGGCTGCTGGCAGGCAGGAAGACCCGGCGGACATGCTGCCGCTCGACGAGCACGACACGCACTGATCGTCGTGCCGATCCGCTGAGCTGACCTGGCTCCCTGCCACAGTCAGGACAGGGGGGCGCTGACCTCGACGGATCCGGCCTCCTGGCGCGCCCGCTCGCCGTGACCGGGGACCGCGCCCGGCGCCGATGCCGACCTCGATGCATTCGCGGCACGCATCTTCCTCCCCCGCCGGCGAGCCTGCCCGGTGCCGCCGGATAGCTACACTTCGAAGCACAACCCACGCCCTATAACCGCAGGTCAGCACTGGTCTCCGCACGTACGGAGTGCAGTCGAAGACCGATGATAACCGCAGGTCAGGACTGATCTCCGTACGTCTGTACTCCAGACGTCTGGAGTACAGACGTCTGGAGTACAGACGTCTGGAGTACAGACGTACGGAGCGGGTAGTAAGAAGAAGACCAACGGCAAAACACCAACTACGAACATCCACAGCCGAAGATCAACAAAGCGGGGGGCGAACCGCCGCCCCCCGCCCCCCGGCGGACCGAAACCTGGCGCTGGGATCCGTACGTGCTGAAGTGATCGGCTCAACCTGAGTGCTACGGGTTACGTCCCGTACGCGCGTGCGCGCGAGCGGGCTGTCCACCAGCCACCGCCCCCGGCCGACACCGCTGGACGATCATTGGCGGAACCACTCCCCCCGGTCCCTCAGTCAGCCGCTGCCGCACCAACACCGGTCGCCGAGGGTGATGCCACCGCCGAACTCCGCACAGGCCGTCTCAGGGCCGAAAGTGCCGCCGGTCGGCGGTACCGCGTACCGCGAATCGCGTCACCCGTCCTGCGGCCCGCTCGACCTCAAGTCGCGGGCGATCGTCAACAGCGGGTTCGGCCGGGCCACCGCAGCGGCACGCCGGCCCGGCCCCGCGGCCTCCTGGTCGAGCAGCCCCCGCGTGTAAACCGTGAACGCCGTCGAGTGCGCCACCCACCCACCGTGGCGACGCACGTCCCGCTCGTCGACGCCGCGCTCGATCGACTCGACCGCGAACCCGGCCCGCAGCGAGTGCGGGGTGACGTTCTCCGGCAGCTCGGCCCGCCGCCGCAACCGTCGCAGGATCAGGTTCACTGCGGTCACACTCAGCCGCTCGTCATGTCCGCCGGCCACCGCGCGGATCCCGGCGATGTTGCCCGACCGGTCCACCGGCCGGAACAACGCGCCCCGCCGCACGCCACCCTCGTTCAGGCGCCCGATCCAGGCGAAGGTCGCGCACAGCGGGCACAGCGGATCACCGCAGCGACCACGCGCCGGCGTCCCCCAGTGCGGAACCGGCACCAACCGTCGCTCACGTCGCTCGCCACGAAAGACCCGCACCTCGTGCTGCCGGGCGTCGAGCGGGGTCAGGTCGGTCATATCCATCGCGGCCAACGCCGTTCTGGTGCCCGCGATCGAGTACCCCAGCAGCACCATCGCCCGATCCCGCAAACCCTGGGCCGTCATGGGGTCGCAGACCTCCACCAGCTGCTGCAGCTGTCGCGTCCGCGCCGGCGCGGACCGCTTCGGTCGCCACCCGGCGGCACGCAGCTCGGCCTCGTAACCGCGGACCGCGGCCGCCGCCTGCACGCCGTCCGGCACCGGCTCCCCCGCTATCCGATGCTTCGCCCGCACGATCGACAGGCACGCCTGAATCGTCGCCGGCGCATACCCACGGTGCGCCAGGTACCCGACGAACTCCGTCACCGTGTCCGGCGCGGCCGGCAACGCCGTCAACCCGCGCAACCGCTCGCCGTCCGGTCCACGGCCGCCGTAGTCGCCACAGAACCGCTCGAACAGGCCCCAGTACCGAACCCGCCCGGCCCGCGTCGAATCCGCCTCCACACCGTCCACAAGCCGCCGTGTCCGGGCAGAACCCGCCCGCGCCACCACCGCGTCGATCACCTCACCGGGCAGCCCCCCGGCGTCTGGGCGGTTGTTCGTGTCGTCGTCGCTCATCAGCCGTAGCCTCCCAGGTCACGGCTAGTCTAGCTTCACATGCTCAATGTCTACGTATAGCTGAGCCGGGCCGCGTGGCGGCTGCGCCGGCGAGCCTGGGCAGGGCCGGGTCGAGGTCCTGAAAAGCGCCTGGACGAAGGGGGCACGGGGTCAGCCTGGCACGTCCGTAAATAGCGTATGTACGGGGGGTGCTCTACGACCGGGCCGGCTCGGAAGGCATCGGGGGGCGGCCGCTGCACCGGTGGTGCCACCCTATCGTGGCTCTGGTCCCCGGTGGCGGTCAGGTAGGACGTCAAGGGGCAGCTGCGCTGTTGCCGAGGCCGAGCTGGGTGGGTGGTTGCTCGGTGGCAGCCTCTCCCCTGGGTGGCACAAATTGGCCTCTGACCTGCATTAGCCAGATTTACGCGTCAGTGTTGACGCCTGACAGCGGGTCAGAAGTAAGCCGCTACACTGCTCAAGCGTGCACGCGTGACAGTGCGGTAGCGGGACAGGGTAGATGCGTGTCGGCCGTTCAGCGTGTTGTTGCTGACGCGCTGGTGCCTTGAGGCGCTTCTGCGGTGACGCGCTACTGCGTGTCCAGGTGTTGGCGTGTGTGCGTGGTCGTGGTTCCGCGTGTCGACGCGTTGGAGCTGACGCGCTGATGCAGGATTGCGCGTGCTGGGGTTTGAGCTGGAGCAGGAAAGGGGAGCGGACTCCGATGAGACACGCTCGTGTTGTGGTGGTCGCCATGCAGAAGGGCGGCGTGGGCAAGTCGACGACTGTCGTCCACCTGGCACGTGCGGCGGTGGTGAAGAAGCTGAGGGTGCTGGTCATCGACCTCGACCCGCAGGGCAACACCACCGACGCGCTGGCGACGGAGCCACTTGCTCCGGGGACGATCTCGGTCGCTGACGCGCTGAACCCGAACGGAGCGATCCCGTTACGTGAGGTCATCGTGGAGTCGATTTGGCCCGGCGTGGATCTCGCCCCGGTCACCAACAGCGGCGCCCTGGCGCACGTCGAGCAGATGATCAGTGCGTCCATGTCGGGCCGTGAGTTCCGGCTGCGGGAGGCGCTGCAACCGGTGATCGACCAGTACGACCTGGTGCTGGTCGACAACGCCCCGGCGTTGGGCCAGCTGCTGGTCAATGCCCTGGCGGCCACGGACAACACCTCGGTCCTGGTCGTCATGGAGGCAGACCGGTGGAGTGCGGCCGGACTGGTCCTGCTCCGCGAGACCATCACGAAGGTGCAGAGGTACAGCAACCCCAGCCTGCGGTGGGCCGGCGTGGTGATCTCGCGGTGGAGAGGCACCAAGGAGGAGAAGCTGAACCTGGGTGAGATTCAGCAGCACTTCCCGGAGGCGTCGGTGTGGGCGTCGGCCGACGACCACACCGACGTCATCCCGCTGTGGAATGGGATCAAGACGGCGGTCAACACGCAGGTGGCGCTGGACCAGTCGCCGGACTCGAAGCTGCGGATCTTGGCCGAGGTGTACGGCCGGTTCGTCGGCCGCCTGCTGGCGGACCAGCACGAGGAGGTACGGGCAGGATGAGCGCACCGCGTCGGGTCAGCCCACTCGCGTCGACCCACCCGGCGGACCCGACAGCCCCCGCGGCGGTGGCCGCGGTAGCTCCCGCGCCCGCACCGGCTCTGGCTCCGGCTGAGCCGGCCACCGCCGAGCCGCCCGTACCGGCGGCTCAGCCGGCCACCAGGCCGCGCACCGCCCGCACGGCGGGTGTTCGTCCCTCGGGCACAGCGACGGGGACCGCGGGGACGTTGGCGCCGCCGGTGACGAGGAGCCGCCGGCGCCGGGGAGGGACCGCGGCGGCGACAGTCACCGACATGGACATGGTGGCGTTCAACTGCAACATGACGCGGGTCGCGCGCCAGGCGGTACGGCTCTACGCCGCTGAACATGACGTCGACATCCAGGATGTCGTCGAGGATGCGTTGATCGCCTATCTGGCGGCGCGGGGGATCCCGGTGCCGCGGCGGCCCGAACCGGACTCGGCAGCGGCCACGTAGCTGGCGGACTGGGGGCAGGCACCTTCTCGGCGAGGTTGTCCGCCCGACCCCTCGCGCCGCCATGGCTCCCTGACGGTCCCTTACAGGGGCGCGGGAGGCTGCTGGTACGGCTGTGCCGGAGCTGCCTGTTGGACGGTGGAGACGACCCGGTAGCCGACGCCATAGACCAAGATGCACCCTCGCCCCTGCACCATCGCGAGTTCCCGCTTGGCGCGGTCAAACGCCTGCCACAGCAAGATCCGCTCGGTGAGTTTCAGTAACTCGATCATTCGATCCCAGGTGAACACGTCGCCGGTCGCAACGGTCTGCAGTTCTCGGTACAGCACCATCCAGCGAGCTTCCTTTCCTGCCCGCGGCCGGCGTTGGATCCGTCTCACTGGGACCGGCGCCGGGCGCCTCCAGATCACCGCGGCCGGGGCCGGGACGATGACTGCGGGTGGTTCCCATACAGCGGCGGCCGTCGGCGCGACGGGCGCCGTGGCCACCAGCGCGGCCACCAGGGCATCCGCCGGCGGGCCCGGTGGCGCGGCCGCCGGTGGCGACTGCACCGACGTCGACGCGGTCGACACCGGTTGTGCGAACCAGGGGCCAGGCACGAAGGGCCGGTCACTCACGCTGGGATTGTCCTTTCACGGGTCAGCCCCCTGACCGGTGTGACACGGTAGGTGATGATCTCTATCGCCGGACGACGGCCGCGCGGTACGGACAGCACGGCCGGTCACCCGACCGTGCAACCATCGACGGCTGCGACACTGCCCGACATGGCGTTAACTGCTGACCGCACCAGCTCCGGCAGCGCGGACGGCGAGCTGGCGGCCATCGTGGTGCGCTCCGACCGGTCGATCGACGGGGTGTTCCACGTGTCGATCGCCTACACCGACGACCTGCTGGCCGCGTTCACTCGCGCGCAAGCGATCGCGTACGCCGTGGCGGTGGTCGACGCCGTGGCTCGTGCCGAGTTCGACGTTGCGGTGGCGCTGCAGCTGGTCGACGCCGGCGGCTCGACGGTGCCGCAGGTGGGGGAGCAGGTGCGGTCGCTGCGATCGGACCGGGCGCCGCTGGACGTCGACGCGCTGGGCCTGCTGCAGCTGCGGCCGGGGATCTGCGAGTTCACCGGCGCCCCGTACCTGCACTGCCAGGTGCGGGGCCAGGCCGAGTGGTGGCGCTGGACGCCGGCCGAGGCCGAGAAGCACGCGATGGACGTGCTGCACTCGGCGACGACCGTCGCCCTGGACGAGGGCTACCGGCGGCACCTGGTGACGGTGGTCGGGATGGACACGTCGGCGGCGCTGACCTTGGTGGCCATGCTGGGGGAGTGTCGGCCGCCGCGGCCGCCGGGGGCCGTGCCCGACGTCGCTCCCGTCGACGGTTAGCCGAACACGGGCAGGTGCCGGGCTATCTCGCGTGGCACGGTGTGCCGCTCGACCGGGGGGACGAGCACCTTGGCCCAGCCGGTGGGCCCGCGGGTGATGCGTTCCACCGTGCTGCGCCCGGACAGCACCCACAGCTGGTCGGCGTTGGACAGCCAGGTGACGATGAGGCCGTCCGCCGCGGGGTAGTGGGTGCCGTCGCGGAACACCTCGACGCCGCGGTGGTCGCGGATCACCACGACCCACGTGTCGGCCTGGGGGTCGACGAGCTCGGGGTCGACGACGAACAGCGTCGACGGCGAGGGTCGCACGGCGCCGGGGTCGAACGCCGACGGTCCGCGTGGCGGTGGTGGCTCGGCGGGGAGCAGGGCACCGAGGCCGACGCCGAGGGTGGCCATGACGAACACGGCGATGACCGACCAGGTGAGTCGGCGCGGGGACGCGGTCATGCGGCGCCGCCGGCGTTCTGGATGCGGGTGGTGACCGCGCCGAGCCGGTACAGCGTCTCGGCGACGACGATGGCCAGGGCTCGCTCGCTGTCGGTGAGCTGAACCCAGGTCCGCACCGGCCGCAGCGGCTCCTCGGCGCGACTGTGGGCGTCCATCAGCTTGTGCACCACCTGCCCCAGTTCGGTCAGGCGCCGGGCGTCCAGCTCGAGACCGCCGGTGCCGTAGTGGATGGTGAAGGTCTGATCGGGCAGGACGAAGTACCCCGTGTCGCTCTCGACGATCCAGTCGCCCAGCAGGGCCGACACCTCCTGGCAGCGGTGGTCCCGGAAGACCACCATCCGCGCGTCGCCGCGTTCGATGAGGTGCCCGTTGCACCACTGGGCCGCCGCTGACCAGTCGGCGTCGGCGGTGAGCTGGACGGCGTGCACATGGTGGGGGTGCGCGAGAACGTAGAGACGCCCTGGGCTGGGCGGCCGCGCGTCGTGGTCGTCGTTCTCGTCATCGGTGTCGGTTGTGCTGTCGCCCGTGCTGCTGGGCATGGCGTCTCTTCCCCGTCAACGAACCCTGTCTACTTGTGATTATCACACTTCGCGGTGTGGATCTTCCGGGGTGGCATGTTGATCCGGCACGAGGAGCCACCAGAGCACGACGATGCGTGACATGGCTGATCAGGGTCGACTGGCGGTGCTGGCGGCGGGTCTGCGGTGGTTGTACGAGGTGGAGCAGCCCGTCGGAGCGATCCTGCAGCACCACGGCGCCGGGTTGCAGCCGGTGGTGGCGGCCCGGCGCTACCGGGCGGCGCCGGCCGGGTGGGCTGACCTGCCGGTCATCTCCGTCGAGGTCGTGGGGCAGCGCTGGATCGGCACGGGCCGGACCTACCGGTGCGAGAACCCGCTGGAAGGACGGGACGAGATGGCCGAGATCGCGGCCGCGATCGAGAGCCTGGGCGTGCTGGTGAGGCGCTTGTGGAACGGCGGCGAGGGCGCGGTGCACGCGTCGTTCAGCCTGGCCCGGCCGGCGCATCCCTCGCTGGTGGCCGCGGTGCACCGGTATCGGGCCGGGTGCCCGGAGCATGGCGGCGTGTTCTGCGGCACCGGGCTGTGCGGCTGGTGGCCGGACGGGCACGCGCTCGCGGTGCGACCGGACGCCGCCGTCGTGGCCACGTGAGCAGCCGGCGGCCGCGGCCGTTCTACGCCGACGACCTGGTGACGCTGTATCTGGGGGAGCCGGGGGAGGTGCTGGCCGGGCTGTGCGCCACCGGGCTGGTGGCGAAGCTGCAGGGTCGCCGGGCGGTGCTGGTGGAGCCGGATCGGCGGCTGTGCGAGCTGGGGGCGCGGCTGCTGGCCCAGGAGGTGCTTCTCGCGCCGGACGGCGCGGACGCGGTGCGAGGCCGCTAGAAGGGGGTCTCCCTGCCCGGCCCCGCACCGCCGAGCCCAAGCACAAACTGCACTGCAACACAACTGAAGGCGCGAAACCCGACCCATCACCGTCCGGAGAAGAGTCGGGTTCACTTCCTTGGCCACCGCCTCGGCGATCAGCAGTATGCCACAGCCGGACATCGTCGTTCAGGCGTCGGGCCGCCAGCGGTACCCGGCGGCGCCGGGCCACGACGACGAGAGGGGGGCCAGCTGCTGGAGGTTCACGGGAGGACGGGTTGGTTGCTGTCACCGGCCCGATGACAGCAACCAGCCATCCGGGTTACGCGGTGAGCTGGTGCGCGGGCGGCGGGATCATCGCCCGAAGCTGGTCGAAGAACGCGCGGGCCTGGTCCTGGTTGTCGGCCTGCACGATCTGCAGGAACCGATCCTGGATCGAGTCCAGGTATTGGGTCAGTTGAGCGGCCAGCGCGGCCTGGGCTGCGACCATCTGGGCGGTCAGCCGGTCACCGAGGGCGGCCGCTTCCTGGTCGATGTTGGTGTTGAGCAGCGCCGCCAGTTGCTCGGCGTCCAGCGGCAGCTGCGGGTCGCGACCGGCCAGGGTGGTCACCAGGACACGGGTGGCGGCAACGTCGACGAGCAGCTGCTGCGCGCCGGGGTAAGCCCACGGCCCATTGACCACCATGGCGTCCAGCCACGCGACGATCGCCCCGAGGTTGGTGGGCTGCCCGGCGTGCGGGATGTTGGGACCGTGCCGGACGAACGTACGGTTCAAGACGGCGTCGGCGATCTGCTCGGCACTGGTCATGCTGTTGCCTCTCGGGATGCGGTGGGTGGGGTCGCCGAGCAGGTGCCGCACACGGGTGTGCATCCACGCGTCGGCGATGCCGGCGGGGTCGGGTTTGCGCCCGGCGGGCAGGGCGCAGGTGCGGTGCGAGCAGTACCGCTCGGCGCCGCGGCGCATGTAGAACAGCAGCGACGCCACCAGGCGCGGGTAGCAGTCCAGCTGCGCCGCCGTCCAGGTGCCGTCGCCGGAGTCCTCGGCCTCGATGCCCAGGGCCTCGTCGTTGAGGTCGTAGTAGCCGGCGTAGGCGGACACGCCGGCGTGGTAGGCGAGACCGTTGCCCAGGACGTAGATCGCGCCGGAGCGGCCGATGCCGAGCTGGGACAGCAGCCCGCGCAGGCCCGCCCGGCCGTCGCGCACCACTCGCAGCGAGGGGTAGTCGCCGGCGACGCTGTCCGGGGTGGCGGTGTGGTGGCCGACCACGACCTCGAGCAGCCGCAGGCCGCCGTTGCCGCGGCCGTTCCACCCTGGCTCGACGAACACCGGGTAGCCGGTGAGGCGCGCGGCGTCGACAAGCCACGGCACCCACAGTCCGCCGGCGGCGGCCGCGGCCAGCTGATCCAGCTGCTGGGCGAGTGCGCCGTAGGCGGTGGGGTCGTCGCCGCGCGCCGCGGCGGCCGCCGCGGCCTGCTCGCGGGTCTTGGCGACGGTGCGTGCGGCGTCCCACCGATCGGGTTCCCAGTCGTCGGGCAGGCGTAGCGGCTCGCCGGTGGGGGCTGGCAGGACCAGGCCGCGGTGGACCAGGTCTTCCCAGGTGCCGGGTTCGAGGTCGGCCGGGGTGGCCTCGCGGAACGCGACCGACTGCGGATCCACGGTACGCATGTCGCTCTCCCAACCCGGCCCGGTGCCACGCAGTGGTCACCGGGCCGGTGTTCGCGGGTTTACCGGGCGGGAGCCGCCGCGGGGTGGACGATGCGGACGTCCATGGTGGTGTAGAAGGCGTTGCCGGTGTCGCCGACGTTCCAGATGCCGTAGATGACGTGCTCGCCTTCCTTGCCCGGAGGCAGCCAGATCCAGTGGTGCACGTCCTCGGCCGGCAGTCGGCAGGTCCAGCCGCCGTCGGGGCACGGCCAGGTGATGCGGCTGAACGGCGCCGGTTCCAGCTGGGCCCGTGTCAGCGGTTGGGTGCGGTCCCACCCGTCGCGGGTGATCCAGTACTCCCACGACTCGGTCTTGTGCACCGCGGTGAGCCACCACCGCATCCGCACTCGTGCGCCGACGGTGAGGGTGGTCGCCGGCCAGGGTGATCCGTCCGGGGCGGTGACCTTGTCCAGGCTGCCGAACCGGACGTGGCCACCGGAGGCGAGCTGCCCGTCCGGTGGTCCCGACCGGGGGAACCCCTTGGGGGCTTCCACGCTCTGCGGCTCGGACTCGATGGGGCCGCAGCCGGCGTGGTTCTCCGCGCACCAGTAGGCCCGCGAGTTCGGGTTGGTGCCGTAGCCGTGCCGGATCCAGCCCGGCATGATGATCCGCTCGACGCGGGGCTTCTCGGTCGTGGTCACCAGCCGGCTCCCTTCATGGTCGTGCCCTTGGTGGCGACGCCGGTCAGCTTCTTCCCCATCACCCCGTACACCGACACCGTCACCGGCTCGTCCGGTGGCAGGTCGGTGAAGGTGATGCCGCTGCCGTCGACCCGCACCAGGTCACGCCCGTTGCAGGTGGCCACGTAGAAGTTGCCCTGCCCGGTGTCGGGGCGGGCGTCGCGCCATACCGCCTCCACCGTCGTCGACGACGACGCCCGCACCATCAGCTCCTGCGGTGCCGGCAGATCGGCGCCGATGTCACCCGGTGGGTCCTCGTCGGGCGGCAGCATCGTCGCCCGCGTGCGGAACGTGTGACTGGCCGGTTCCGACTCGGCGTAGTCGGCGTCGCCGGGTTCGCCGCCGACGACGGCGACCACGTGGACCGTGTACTCGGTGTCGGGCTGCAGGCCGAGCAGCTTCACCAGCGGGGTGGACGTCGCGATCGCGCCGGCGTCGCGGTCGTCGCCGATCCACACCTCCCACGCGTCCACCTGGGTGTGCTGGTCCCACTCGACCTTCGCCGTGGTGTCGGCGATGCAGTGAGCGAACAACCCGGTCGGCCGGTCGGGGCGCGGCACCTCCCCTTCCGCGAGGGTGGTCTTCCACCTGGTGTCGGTCCAGTCGGATCGGCGGCCGGTGTCGACGTCGACCGCGCGGACCGCCAGGCCGTAGGTGGTGGACGGCCGCAGCTCGTTGAACACCGCGTTGGTCTGGGTGACGTTGTGCCCCTGCAGCTGCTCGCCGTCGGCGTCGACCAGCCTGGTCTCCCACTGCGTGACGTCGAACGAGGTCCACCAGGCGGCGATCGAGGTGTGCCCGGCGGTCACCCGGTCGAGCACCGGCACGGCCGGGTCGGCCGGCGGCGGCGGATCTCCACCCTCGATCTCGTAGGTCAGCCGGCCGTCCCACCACAGGGTGTACTTCACCCACGGGGAGTTGTGGCCGTCGCTGACCGTCCGCACGCGGATCACCCGCTGGTCGCCGCTGGCGACGGCGAAGATGGTGGTCGACGGGCCGTGGGTCGGGCCGACGCCGGTGTCGGGATGGTCCTGCTCGTAGCCGGTGGCGCCGGGCACCTGGTGCCAGGTGAGGAACCACCAGCCGCCGCCCTTGTTGTGGGCGTAGATGCCGTCCACGGGTGGCCGCAGTGTCCGCCGGGTCGGCGGGCCCTGCCGCAGCAGGTCCTCGATCCGCCGGACCGTGGCGTGCAGGTCGTCCACCGCGGCGGTGACCACGGTGTAGCCGCGGCTACAGCCGCCCCGGTGCTGGTCGGTGTCGGGGTCGGTCACGGCTGACCGCCTTCCATGCCCGGCTTGGTGATGGGCTGGCCGCCGCCCATGCCGCCGGCCGCCGGGAACACCACCACGGCGACGTAGGGCTTGCCGGGCGGCACCGGCACCGCCGTGCGCTTCTGCCCCGGTGTGGGCGCCGGGGTGTATTCGGGCCCGTGGGAGGTGGCGCCGGCGCCGGTGAGCTTGACGAGCACGGTGGTGTCGTCGAGCAGTCGGGCGTTGACCGCGGTGGGCAGGTCGGCGCCGGTGAAGCCACCGTCGATGCCCACGAACGCCGTGACGCTGTAGCCGGGCTTCTGCGCCGACGGGAGGGTGACCTGCGCGGCCGCGGCGTCGTAGGAGATCGGGCAGCGCACCACGACCGGCAGTGGTGACCCGGAGTCGCCGCCGATGCCGCCGCCGGCCCAGTCCTGCCAGGGTGGCGTGCTGCCGGTCTGGCCGCCGCCCATCCCGCCGCCGGGGGTCGGCGCGGCCGCGGCCGCCGGGGCGGCGGTGGGGTCGGTGACCCAGTCGGCGAACGCGGTGGTCCTCTGCGGCCCCATCAGGCGGCCTTCGATTCCAGCGCCACCACGCGGTCGCCCAGCTGGTCGATCTTCGCGCCGAGCTCGGCGAACGGGTCCTTGTTGTACTGCGACCCGTCCTGCCCGCCCTGGTTGCCCTGGTGCTGCTTCTGGGCCTGCTCGCCGGCGTCGACCCACTGCTGCACCGGGGCCTCCGCGCCGCCGATGGACACCCCGCCGCCGCCGCCGGCGCCACCACCGCCGCCGGCGTCGTTGGTCCACTCCATGAGGACCTTGAAGTTGGTCTGGGCGCCGCCACCGCCGCCGCCGCCGAGGCCGAGGCCGCCGCCGGCGCCGCTGCCGGTGCCGATCTCGATCTCGATACCGGAGACACCCTTGTCGATGGTGGTGGAGCCGGGCCAGGTGCACTCGTCGGCCTTGCACGACTGGCCGTCGATGAGCACCGCCATCACCGCCACCGCGGCCTTGACCTTCACCTTGTCGGCCTGGGCAGTGAACTGGGCCGCCACCGGCGCCCGGCCCGTGCCGTACACCTCGACCGCGACGACCTGCCGCTGCCCCGGAGCGAGGGGGCCGAGGCCGGTCGGGGTGACCGTGTAGGCGTGCGGTGCGCTGGTGTTGTCGACGGCGGCGTTGGCCTTGGCGACCATGCCGGCGCCGTCGGGGAGGGTGAGGGTGGCCTGCCAGGTGGTGAGCTCGACCTGGCCGGTGTTGGCCAGCGCCACCTCCAGGATGTAGCGGCCGGGGCCGGCGGTGGCGCGGCGCAGCGCCGCGGATGCGGACGGTGTGCTCATGCGGTGCTCGTGGCCAGCTCGGCGGCGTGGTCCGGGGCGGTCGGGTCGTCGTCCTCGGAGTAGCCGGCCGGGGTGGGCACCGGGGTGATGGTCACCACCAACTTGATCTTGAAGTTCTTGTTGCCCCGCAACACATCGGGGTTCCCTCCGTAGAGGGTGACGTGGTCGGTGGCGCGGGCCACGGTCAGCGGCCGCAGGTCGCGCAGCGCCGCCCGGACATCCGCCGGCAGGTCGGGCTTCTGCCCGTTGGGGCCGGTGACGACCAGCTCGACGGCGACGCCGTAGCGGGCGTTGGCCTGGTCGTGCTCGTCGCCGAAGTCGATGACGTGCTCGACCGAGGAGCCGTTGCCGAGCTTGTTGGTGTCGACGGGGTGCGTGTAGACCAGCGGCAGCTCGCCCTTGGCCGGCTTGGTCGGGTCCGCGGGCACGGTCACCGTGCCGTTGACGACGATGGTCTTGCCGCCGTGGAACCGCTGACGCACCGCGATCGGGTAGGTGCCGGGCTTCACCCCCGCGATGATCAGGGTGGCGTGGGCGGTGTCGGAGGGCCGCTGGAAGACCAGCCCGAACCAGTCCTCGCCGTCGCCCTGGTTGGCCGGGGTGCTGGCGTCGGCCCACGCGGCGTTGCGGCTGATCGGCTCGACGCGCAGGTCGACCTTGCCCTGGTCGTCGAGCGGGGTGAGCGTGGCGATGATCGTGCCGGCGTGGACGGCCTCGACGATCAGCCGGTGCTTCATCTCGAACGCGCCGTCGTTGGCCACGGCGACGACCTCGTACTCGCCGGGGTCGACCTCGGCCAGCTGCACCTCGGCGCGGGCGACCCGGCCGAGGATGTCGTGGTCGGTGAGGGTCGCGGTGTAGGTCGAGCTGAGGCCGCCGACGAACGCCGCGGACTTGAACCGGACGTCCTGCACCCAGGTCCACAGGTGCTGCAGCTGGATGCCGGCGCTGCCGCCGGGGGTGACGTAGCCCTCGGCGGCCAGGGTGGGCGGATGGGTCTGTGACACGGATTCTCCTTTGTTGATCGACTTTCCGGTCGAGCCCGGCGGATCGGGCTGGACGTGGTTTCGGGATCCGGCCGGCGGGATGCGGCGGGTGACGATCAGCGCCGGGCGCAGCGGCGCCGACACGCACACGGTCACGTCCTGGCCGCGCAGGTCGTTCGGGTACCACTCCTCGAGCGCGTTCTGCTTGCCGTCGGGGGCGGTGGGGTGGCCCCAGAAGCGGGCCGACTGGCCGTCCCAGCCCCAGTCGACCGACAGCGGGGTGAACCAGTCGCCGCCGGCGAGGTCGCGGACGCCGACCTTGAGCCGGGGCTTGCCCAGCGCGTCCGGCCCCCACCACGGGCCGCCGATCTCCGGGGCGGCGACGACCCGCTCGCCGCTGTTGCCGTCCGGGTCGGTGACGGTGATGATCACCCGCGCGCCGCTGCGGTAGCGGTGGCTGGCCCGCAACGCGCGGCCGTCGCAGACGACGTCCTGCTGCGCGGTGCCGTCGCCCCACAGCACCCGGTAGGTGCCGGCCTGGGGGTTGGCCACCCCGATCGTGAGCACCATGGGGTCGCCGCCGGGGTCGATGGTGTAGACCGGGACGACGTCCTGGACCTCGTCGCGGCGGACCAGGCAGGGCAGCTGCACCGTGGGCCAGTGCAGCCGGTCGGGGTACCAGATCCGGGCGCTGCGAAACGGCGGCATGAACTGGCGGGAGCCGGCGATCCAGGTGATCTGGGGGAAGGTGACGTGGCCGTGCCGGTCGGCGGTGGCGTAGACGTCACTACCGCCGATGTAGGACAGGCCGACGACGGCGCCGGCCGGCACGCCGGCGCCGAGGACGACCCCGTCGGCGCGTTCGATGTTGCCGGGCGACCCCGGCCGGTCGTCCCAGAGGCGGGTGACGTGCCAGCCGAACCGGGCGTCGGTCGGCGGCGGCTCGGACGGGTCGATCGGCACCACCAGGGTGACCGCGCGCCGCGCCGGCACGTCCTGCACCAGCACCGTGGGGTTCTCGATCCCGGCCGGGTACTGGTGTTCGGGGGTGAGCTGGGTGCCGGAGTACTCCTGCGCCGGGATGCCGTCGCCCCAGTCGACGCGGTGCAGCACGTCACCGCGCCAGCCGCCCACGATGGTCAGCCGCACCCGGCCGCCGCCGAGGTGGTCGGCGCTCACCTGCGGTGTCCGCTGCGGCCGCACGGTGATCCGGGTGGACACCTGCACCTGGGTGATCTCGCTGACCGCGGTCAGGGTGTAGGTGTCGGCGGCCGGGTAGCGGTGGCGGACCGGCGGCTGGGTGTGCAGCACCCGCTGGCTGCTGCCGTCACCCCAGAACAGCGTGTAGTGCCAGCCCGCGCCGAACCAGCCCGCGCGGACCGCGAGCGTGGTGACCGGATCCGGGAACCACTCCAGCCGGCTGACCGGTTTGGTCATGGCCGGTTGCTGCCCCGGCCGTCGCGGGCCGGGAACGGGATCGTCACGGTGCGCGCGGAGCCGTCGGTGGAGCCGTCGGCGTAGACGACCTGGATGATGTAGGTGTCGTTGGCCGCGTAGGCGTGGGTCGCTTTGCCGCCCACCTCGGCCGCCGCCACGGTGCTCTGCTGACCGTCGCCCCAGTCGACGAGCACGTCCTTGACGGTGGCCACCGCAGTGAGCGTGACCAGCGCCGTCATGGTGTTCTCGCCCTGCGTGGCCGAGAAGTCGGGATCGAAGGTGGCGTCGACCACGGTGACCTCCAGGCGGACGGCGCGGCGGGTGTAGAGGTCGCGGACCACGATCACGTGGTCGCCGGCGGTGTAGCCGTGGGACAGCACCGTCCCCTTCGGCGCGAACACGACCTCGGCGACACCGCCGACGTTCCAGGTGATCGCGTACTGGGAGGCGATCTCGGCCGGGTCGTCGGCGAAGGTCAGCTCGATGATGTTCGGGTTGTCGGCGGCCGGCGCCGCGGTGACCGCCGGGCCCTTGCCGGCGCGGATGACCACCTGCGTCTTGGCGACGATCGCGTCGCCCTGCGTCAGGGTCACCGTGTACGCGCCGGCGCTGGCGTAGGCGTGGCTGACCGGGGGTGCCCCGGCCGAGCTGTCGGTCCGCTTGCTGTCGCCCCAGTCCATGGTGAACTCGCCGACGACGTTGGTCGGCACGGCGACGACGCCGAGCTCGGCGATCGCCTTCGGCACCCAGCGCAGCGCCGCCGCGTCCTCGGCCGGCGGGATGGCCGGGTCCGGGGCGCCGTCGACGGGCTCGGCATCGGTGTCGGTGGCGGGGCGGGTGGCGGTTCTGCTCACGGCTGCTCTCCAAGGGTGATCGCGTGGCTGGCGGAACTGGACTCGTCGACGTGCCACACCTGCACCACGAACGTCGTGGTGTCGGCGGGCGGGTAGGTGTGGCTGGCGGTGTCGCCGGTGATCGGCTCCGGCAGGGAGCCGTCGCCCCAGTCGACGCGCAGCTCGGCGCCGGCCGAGGTGGGGTCGACGCTCAGCTGCACCTCGCGGCCGGTGGCGGTGAGGGTGACGGCCGGGTCGACCGGCGGCACCTCGGTGTCGATCTCGGTGAACCACTTGGACCCGAGGTCGAGCACATGCAGCAGGTACTTGCCCGCCGGGACGGGATGGTCGACGTGGCCACCGGCGGGGGCCCACACGTCGTCGTGGTGCTGGTCGGGCCAGGCCCAGAACACGCGCCAGCGGGGCATCAGCTCGGAGGCGTCGAGGTCACCGAACTGCAGCCGCAGCGTCCGCGGGTCGTCGGGGTGCGCGGTGAGCTGCGCCGGCGGCCGCTGCCCGCGGATGATCACCTGGGCGGCGGTGATCCAGGCGCCGGGGCCGATCTCGCGCAGCCGTAGCAGGTAGCCGCCGAGGTGGTCGTAGTCGTGGGTGACGGCCTGGCCGACGCCGATGACCTCCATGGCGCCGTCGCCCCAGTAGATGATCACCTGCTGGGTGCCGAACAGCCACCGTGCCTTGAGCTGCCGGTCGTGCGCGCCGACGTTCCACCACAGGTAGGGGTCCTGCCGGTCGGTGAGCCCGCCGACCGGCCGCAGCTCCAGCTCCGACCCCACGCCCCCGGAGCCGTCGCCGGCGGTGTCGGTGTCGTCGGGGAAGGGGATGATCACCGCGACGTCGACGCTCTCGGACTCGTCGTCGTAGGAGACGGTGACGTTGTAGATGTCGTCGATCGGCGGGTAGGTGTGCTCGACGAACCCGGACGGCGGCACCGGCTGCGGTGAGGTGCCGCTGGTCCACACCACCTGCACGGTCTTGCCGGGGGTGCTGCCGGTGATCGTGACCCTGGCGGTGTAGCCGTGCCCGGTCACGGTGAAGATCAAGGTGCGTTCCTGGCCGAATGGCACGGACACGGAGGCGCGTCCTTTCGCGGTCGTGTCGGCCAGCGCGGTCACGACCACCCAGTACCGGCCCGCTCGGGGGTAGGCGTGGGTGACGGTGTCCTGCTCGCCGCTGATGTGGGCGGGGGAGCCGTCGCCGAACTCGACCCGGCAGTCGCCGCCGACGGCGCGGTTGTCGATCGCGACTTGCGCGGTCAGCCGGTCCGGGTCCAGGTGCTCGCCCTGCTGGTTGCGGGCCTCGACGATGGTGACCACCGGCGCCGGGTAGCTGATGACAGTGGCGGTGCGGATCACCGGGGCGGCCATGCCGGGGCTGTCGACGGTGATCGTGTAGACGCCGTCGTTGGCGTAGCGGTGGTTGGCCGGGTACCAGCGGCCCTGCGCGCCGAAGGAGTCGCTGGTGCCGTCGCCCCAGTAGACGACGTACCGGTCGTCGTCGATGTCGTGGTCCAGACCGGCCACGTCCAGGTCGACCGCGCGGGTCTGGCGGGCGTTGAGCATCGGCGTGCCGACGTAGCGGGGGCTGCCCAGGGTGCGGCTGGTGGTGCGCGGGTCGGTGATCTCGTCGGTGACGGTCTCGGTGACGGTCAGCCGCACCCCGGCGCCGGTGATCGGCACCCGGTAGTTGTGCGAGGCGGTGCCGGCGGCCGGGATGGTCTCGATGGGGGAGCCGTCGCCCCAGTCGATGGCGCACGGGGTGCGGGCGGTGCGCGGGGTCAGGTTGACCGTCTGCATCCCCGGCTGCCCAGGGGTCGGCCCCCAGGTGGTCCACACCCCGAGGCGCCAGTCCCACGGCGACGGGATCAGGTAGGAGCGTCGGGTGGCGCGCCGCACGATCCCGTTGATCTCCTCGCGGATGACCACGCTGTGCTGGCCGGGGGGCAGGTCCTCGTCGGTGTCGATGACGATCCGCCCGGACGCCGGCACCACTCCGGTCTCGGTGATGAACCCGTCGACGCGGTAGGTGGCGCCGGTGGCCATCCACAGCACTTCCAGCCGCGGCCGCGCCGGGGTGTCGAAGGAGGGCAGGACACCGAGGTCGCCGACCTCGGCGCCGGTGTGGGTGACGCGGCGGCTGCGGGTGTCGGTGACGGTGATCGGGTAGCGGCCGAGCTTGGTGTAGGGGTGCGGTACTCGCGGCTTGGGCGGCACCCGGTCCAGCTGCTGCCCGGCCATCGGCTGCAGCGACGACCCGTCGCCCCAGTCGACCAGGTACACGGTGCCGTCGTCGGGCTCGTCGAGCCACAGCAGCACCGCCCAGTCGTCCTCCGAGTCGAGGAACACGTGCGCGATCGGCTCGTGGTCCTTGACCGTGATCGCGACCGTGGTGCGCGCGGTGGGTTCCTGCCGGTCGACCACGATCACCTGGTAGGTACCGGGCACGGCGTAGGTGTGCTGCAGCGGCGCGACCGTGGGGCCGATCGGCACGGGTGGGGTGCCGTCGCCCCAGTCGAGCAGGGCGCCGTGGCGGCCGTAGCCACCGCCCGTGACGTGGACACCGAGCAGCACGTCCGGGTCCGGTACCCAGCCGACGGTCAGCACGATCGGGCAGCAGTTGGACACGATCACCTGCGCGGTGCCGATCACCGCGGCGCAGCCACCCTGCGGCCCCGAGGGGCCGAGGCTGCTCAACTGCCAGTCGAGGTCCCGCAGCGCCGGCGCGCACAGGAACGCCCGGTGCACCGCGAGAACGTCCTGGACCATGCCAGCGGAGTACGTATCGACGGCCAGCTGGTGGGGCGGCTTCGTCCCGTCCAGCAGCGGGGCGCAGCGGTGCACGCCGACCTCGATCGTCAGCAGCAGGTCGGCGCCGGCGCACGGCTGCCGCACCGGCCGGGCGGTGGTGTTGGCCGCCAGGATGCTGGTGGCGGTGACCAGCCGCACCCACGCCGCGCCCTGACCGCCCGGCACCTCGTCCTCGCAGGTGCAGTCGCACTGGTCGGCCGGGATCGGATGGTCGGACCAGTACACGTCGAACGCGCACACCGGGCGGTGGACGAGGCCGAACTGGCCCGCGGCCGAGGTACGCAGCGCCGTGAGCAGCGGCCACAACACCTGGTCCTGGACCAGCGGCAGCGTCATGCGCGCATCACGGCGGGCCGCCGTACCGGCCGGTGGTGCGCTCGACGCGCCACACCGGGCCGTCGACGGAGTAGACGGTCGAGGGGCTGTGGCGGCTGCGCGGGTTGACCGCGGCGAGCCAGAGGTCGATCTCGGTGATGCCGACGCGGCCCTGCTTCAGGAACTCTTGCTTGTCGATCATGCGGTAGGTGACGCCCTCGCGTTCCACCAGCTCGACCCGCGACGGGATCCGGCAACCGTCCTTGTCGTGGCACGCCTTCCAGAACTCGCACGCCAGCTGGGCCACCGCGCGGCGGCCACCGGCCGGCACCGGGGTGCCGCGCCAGTAGACGATCCCGAACGTGCCCGCGGCCGCGGCCGGCTCACCGGCCGGGGCGACCAGCGGCCGCCACATCTGCTGGCACATCGGCCACGGGGCGCCGTCGGTGCGGATCAGCCGGTTGCCGTCGTAGAGGCGCCACCCGGTGGTGAGCTGGGCGCCGTTCATCCACACCTGGATCGGGTACTGGGGCAGCAGGGTGCCCGGCGGGTCGGTGTGCACCGGGCCGGGCAGCTCCAGCTCGGCGGCCGACGAGCAGCTGCACCCCGACGGCGAGCAGCCGCAGGACACGTTGGTCCACCGGCCGCCGTCCAGCACCGGGTACATGCCGCCCACCCCGCGCCAGCCGCGCGGCGGGCACTGTTGCGGCGCCGGCTCCTGGCAGGGCCGCACCGTCTCGCGGCACAGCCCGTAGCGGCCGGCGGTCAGCTCCCACAGGATCTCGGTGGCCGTCTCGACGGCGATCTGGTGGTCGGCGGTCCACTCGGCCGGGTTGTTCGGCAGGCAGCTGCAGGCGGGGGCCACCGGCCAGGTGCGGCACGGCCCACCGGGTACGTCCAGCGCCCAGGTGCCGTCCGGGTCGATCACCACCAACGCGGCGCCGGTCGGCGGCACCGCGGTCGGTGACGCCGACACCCCCGCCGCGGCGGCGGCGGGGGTGTGCGCGGGGTGCCGGCTGTAGGGGTCGCTCACTCGTCGAGCTACGGAGCCACGGGGGTGAACGCGATGGTGACCGGGGCGTGGCCGTTGCCGGCGTAGAACGTGATGGTCTGCGCGGTGCCGTCGTGCGCCGGCAGGTAGGCGTGGGACAGCACCCCGGCCGAGGACCCCGGCATCGGCTCCATCGAGCCGTCGCCCCAGTTGACCGTCCCGGAGCTGCCGATCAGGGCGAAGTTGGTCACCGTCAGCTGCGCCGTGCGGGTGTTCGCGCCGGGCGCCACCGCCAGCAGCGGGACGACGGCGTCGGGGTTCCACACCGGCGCTGCGCCGCAGGTCGGCACCGGCGGGGCCAGGGTGACGATCTCGGCGTGCAGGTGGTCCGGGTCGCCGGAGGTCATGTACGGCGGGGTCCAGATCGGCACCGAGAAGCCGGGGTCGATCGGGTCCAGCAGCCGCGCCGGGTCACCGTCCAGGTCGCGGGTGACGTTGTACGGGCCGCGGCCCCACAGGCTGCCGGGCTTGGTGCGGCCTTTCTGCTTGAACGACGTCGGCGCGTTCTCCAGCGTCAACGCTTCCGGTGCGAGACCGAGGACCCACGGCAGGGCGAAGTAGCCGCCGGGGACCAGCGTCGGGTCCGAGACGCCGCCGCCGAGCAGACACGCCTGCCCGGCGCCCTTGCCGGACGCCTTGGGCCACACCTCCAGCGCGTACCCGAGGGAGTCGGACATCTTCTCGCCCTGCCGCCACCCGGTGGTGGTCTGCCGGGAGGCGTCGGTGACCCGCTTCCAGGTCCGCTGCATCATCAGGAACAGGTCCGGGTCGACCTGGCAGAAGTCGATCGTCAGGTTGTACCAGGACACCTGGTCGGCGCCGCGTTCGTTGACGCACAGCACCCCACCGGCGGTCTTGACCTTCATCGCGTCGCCCTCCTCGACCTCCGGGGCGATCTCGATGGACACGAATCCCTCGGTGGTCACCTGCGACCGCGGTCCCCAGATGGGGCGGCCGCAGGCGTCGACGAGGGTCACGCGCAGCACGCGGGCGCCGATGAACGAGGCGCACAACGCGGCCGGCGGGGCTGGTGCGGTCATCCGGGGCCTCCTCGGGTGTCACCGTCGACGGCGGGGTCGCCGTCGACGGGCGGGGGATCGGTACTCAGCTCCACGGCGGCGCCGCCGGGGGTGACCCAGCCGGGGCGGGTGAGGGTGGTCTGCACCGCGGCCACACCGCAGGGCCAGTCCACGACGTACATGCGTTCGGCCAGCAGGAACCCGGTGTTGGTGGCCGCCTCGAACCCGCCGCTGGACCAGTCGGCCGGCTCGATGACCGCCGAGCGGCGCAGGGTCAGCGGCGGTGTCGCGTACAGCCACAGCGCGCCGGTGTCCGGGCCGGGGGCGTCCTCGGGTGGGGTGCCGAGGTAGCCGGCGCCGAACGCCCACGCCGATCCGAGAACCGTCAGGGCGCGCGGCCCGGCGACGCTGAGCAGGGCGTGGTGTTGGGCCTGGTTCGCCACGGCCATCGGGGCGTGGATCACTCCGACGCCGCCGTAGGTGGTGGCCAGCCACTGCTCCAGCTCGCCGACGGCCTCGTCGAGGCCGCGGGCCGCTCCGGGCAGGATCTGCGCCTGCCGGCGCAGGTTCGGCAGCTGGTCCAGCTCGCCGCTGAACACGATCCGCTCGACGGCGGTTTCCTCACCGTTGGCCAGCCGCTGCCGCAGCTGCCGCTGAGCGAGGGCCTGATCGCGGCCCAGCACGCAGGAGTCGGCGGCGTAGAGGGCGAACGGGGTGGCGTTGACGATGCTGGTGGTCCGCTGCGGTGTCTTGGTGCGGCTCAGGACGTCACCGGGGCGGCACGGCGCCGGGTAGCCGTCGACGCGGGTCGAGCACACCGCCTCGTACTCGATGCCGGTGAGCGCGTGCGGCGACACGTTCTCCAGCACGGTCGCCGCGGTGAACAGGCCGAACCGGTGCGGTGTCGCCGCGGCCGGCGGGTCGACGTTGAGCCGGGGGATGACCACCGGGGTGACCGAGGCCAGGACGTAGACGACGTCGATGCCGTAGAACGCGTTCGTCGTCGACGGCGTGGTGGGGAACACCCCTGGGGCGCCGAAGCTGCCGTTGCCGTTGGGTGCGGTCGCGGCCGCGCGGGCGGTGACGGCGCCGTCGGCGGAATCCACCGGGGCGGTCAGGGCGTTGGGCAGTGCGCCGTAGCGGCCGCCGGTGCTGAAGCTGGCGACGAACCCCTGCCCGGCGGCACGGGCCACCGGGGCGTCCAGGGCGTGGACGGTCCAGCCGGAGGGGAGGTCGTCCGGCAGCGTGGCGATGCCCAGCTGGGCGCCGGCGGGCGACCAGACGCGGGCGCGGCGGTTGACCGACGGCTCCTCACCGTCGCTGGTCCACACCCGGATGTGGGTGATGGACAGCGGCTGGTGCACGACGAAGTCGCAGCTGAGCTCGTACGGGTCGAGGTCGGTGGACTCGACCGGGTCGCCGCCGCCCCACGCGTTGGCCATGGTGGGTCCGCCTCAGCCGGTCGGGGTGCCGATGCCCGCCGCCCGGCCGGGGAGGCCGGGACGGCGGGCGTTGCGGATGGTCACGGGCGGCGCCGCGGCTTGGTGGTCGCGGCCGGGTCCTCGCCGCCCCCGCCGTCGGCGTCGACGGGGGCGGTTCCGGCGGTGCTCCCGGCCGGGGCATCAGCGCCGGACGCCGGCGTCGGCGTCGGGTCGGTCGGGGCCGGGGTGGGTGGGCCGCTGTCGGCCGGGGTGAGCGCCGGGGTGCCGACCGGCTCCGTCTGCAGCGGCGGCACCTGCCGGCGCTGCAGCTCGACGGTGGTCACCCCGGTCGGCCCGACCGGCTCGGTCGGTTCGGTCGGCTCCGGGCCGGACAGCAGCGCCGGCGGCGGGGGCGGCGGGCAGGAGTCGCGCTGCGGGCCGACCGCACCGTTGGCGCACAGCTCGGTCAGGGTGATCACGAACGTGCGGTTGCACCGGTTGAGGAGCATCCACTGGTCCTCGGTGAACATCGCCGAGTAGCGGTTCTCCTTGAGCAGCGTGTAGTCGTACTGCACACCCAGGTTGAGAATGTTGTTCAGCGACTTCACCCAGGAGCCGGCGGGGTAGGCCATCAGCTTCACCGACGCCGGCCACGCCGCCGGCGGCATGATCCGGGTCGCGCCGGGCGGGCCGACCGGGGCGCCGTCGCCCATCTCCTGCCAGTCCCGCACCCACTGCACCCGCGACGTGTACTGGGCGAACAGGGTGGCGATCTCGGCGTCGGTGACCGCACCGTAGGGCCGGTTCTGCTTCTTCTCGATGTCGCGCTTCAGGTACTCCCGGAACCACTCCGGCGCGATCACCTCGAGGGTGGCGCCCCTGGCCATCTTGTACCGGTTGCGGAACCAGGTGATCAGCAGCGCGAGCCGGTCGACGGCGGTCAGCGACACCGACCCGATCTGCCCCTCGGCGCGCACCGAGAAGTCGGGGATCGGGTCGGAGTGCGCCTGGATGTAGGTCAGGAACAGCTCGTTGAGGTAGTGCTGATGGTGGATCAGCACGTCGTCGCTGAACCGGGCGATGCCCTCGGGGAACGTGCGGTCACGCAGGATGTCGGACTCGACGCACAGGTAGGCCAGCGAGGCGCGGACCTCGGCCCACTCCACGCACGGCCCGGAGATGCACTTCTTGGTGTTGCCCAGGCCGGTGCCCGGTGGCACGTCGGCCGGCCCGCGGTGGAAGTAGACCGGGTTGTCCAGGCCGGTGCCGGGGTTGGCCGGCGGCTCCGGGTAGGTGATCGCGGTGCCGTGCCAGCCGTTGCGGGCGGCGTCGGCGGCCTGCTCGGGGTACTGGGTCCACTTCGGGTAGCGCAGGCCGCCGCGGGTGGGCATTCCGGCGCTGGGCAGGTCGACGATCCCGTCGGTGGTGGCCAGCGACGGGCACAGGGTGTAGTCCGTCTCCGACGGGGTGCACCACACGTCGTTGTAGGTGCTCGGGGCCTGCGCGGCGGCGGTGAGGACCAGCTGCTGCGCGGCGAGCAGCGACCCGCCGGGCAGCCGGCGCTCGTCGGCGACCCGGTCCAGGATCGCTGTGTCGCCCTGGTCGCCGGTGAGGGTGATCGACGCGTCGACGAGGCGGTGCACGCGAGCGACGTTGGCCTTGATCGGACCGGTGGCCGGCTGGCCGACCGGCAGCGACGAGAACCGCGCCACCGCGGCGTCGCCGAGCTGCGCGGGCGTCAGCTGCATCCCGAACGGGAACTCGGGGACCTCGGCCGACGCGGTGATCGAGAACGTCCGCAACGGCGCCACCAGCGCCGGCGCCGGCGGTCCGGCCGTTGCGCCGCCGGTGAGCAGCGCGACGGTACTGGGCCGGCGGACCGGAGCGGCTGCGGCCGCTGCCGGTACCGCCGGCACCACGGGCGGACCCCCGACAGGCCGGTTATCGGGGTCCGCTGACGGCGGCGCCTGGCCGCCGTCTCCACTACCACCTGCGGTGTCGTCGCCGGGGCCCGGTCCTGCCTCGGGCGCCCCCGCAGGTGTGGTTGTGGTCTGGGGCGCGGCCGCCGGCACGCCGGCGGGCGCGGCGGGCGGTGCGGCCGCGGGAACACCGGCGGCGGGCGCCACCGCAGCGGCCGGCGCGGCCGGGGCGACGGGGGCCGCGGCCGCGGGTGCGGGCTGCATCCGCGCTGCGGCGGCGTCCATCTGCTGCTGCGCCTGGTCGCGTTCGCCGGCGAGCAGCCGCACCGCGGCGGTGACATCGTCGAGCGCCAGCAGGGTCGCGGCCTCGGCGGGCGGATACTGCCCGCCGGCGTAGGTGGTCTCGAACTGGGCGACCGCGGCCGCTTCGAGAGCACGCAGGTCCACCTCGGGTCCGAGGGTGTCCCGCATCTGCAGGGCGAGGGCCTGGGCTCGGGCGTCACCGGGCGGACTGGTGATTCCGGCGACGAGGGCGAGTAGGGCGTTGAGCTGGTCCACCGTGGCCTCCGGGCACACAACGCGAGGGTGTGTGCATCCGGCCACGGTGATCGCCAGTCGATGCTGGGCAGCATCTCCGCGAGGGCTGTCAAGCCGCAGGGACGCCTTCGCCGGATGCTAGCGGCGGCCCGGTCCTTGATCAGCATCCGCGGCGTCGGGTTCACCCGGTGGGGCCGCAACGGCGCCGTCGATCTCCCGCATCGTGCCGCCGGTGACCGACATCGCCTGGGCGGCCTGCCACTCGTGGTAGTAGACGGTCACTGCCCCGTTGGGGGCGGTGACCTCCCACTTCTGAGCGGGGTCCGCCGGATAGCCGGCGGCGGTGTCGGAGCTGGGCATGGTCGTGGTGCTGGTACAGCCACACATGGTGGTTCAGCCGGCCTCTCGGGACATTCGGGCCGCGGCCGCTGCGACGGCGGCGGGCTGGCCGACCACCCGCCCCAGAGCGGCGCGGACCTGGCCATCGGTCGCGGCCGCTGCCTGGAACCCCCGGTACAGGTCCCAGCCGGTCGGCCCGGCCGCCGACGGCGGGCGACCACCGCGGGTGAGACGACCGGCTGAGGGGCGGATGATGCCGCTGGCCACCAGCACGGCGAGGCTGCCGTCGCGGTAGCGGCGCGACCGCTGCCGGGGCGAGGCGAGCGTGGGCCGGTTCGGGCCCGCCGCCGCGGCCAGCGCGACCACCGTCTGGTCGTGGCGCAGCTCGTACGCCGGCACCGAGCAGGAGCAGGCGGCGATCATCGCCTGGTCGCGCCAGTCGCCGCTGAACGAGTACCGGTAGGCGAGCATCACCTGGAACGGCGACACCCCCGGCCGCAGCGCCCCGGATACCCAGATGCCGTGGTCGTCCTCGCCGGCGACGACGTCGGCCAGGACGAACAGCGGGTTGTCGTAGTGCGCCTGCGCCGTGGTGAGGCTGACCCTGGGGTCGGTGTCGGCGTGGCCGCCGGTGGCCAGCGGCCCGGTGAGCACCGTGTGGCCGTCGGCGGTGGTGACCGGGTGGCGGTGGAACTTCGCGTAGGTGCCGCCGAGCGGGCACCGCGGCGGCGGGATCCGCACGGTCTCGTGCAGGGTGTCCCAGCGGGCGACGTGGCCGTGGACGCGGCCGTCGCCGGTCACCGTGACCTTGGTCGGGCCGGTCAGCTGCGGGTTGGTGAAGAACGCCGCCGGCGGCTCCCACGGCACCGCGGCCGCGACCTGTTCGCACCAGTGCTGCGACCCGACCTGCCCGGTGGGCGGCGCCACGGCGGCCGAGGCGGTGACAGCGCCGGCGACGTCGCGGGTCCACACGGCGTTGTCGCCGGCGAGCTCGGCCGGTGGGGTGTCGGTGACCTGGACCCAGCCGGTGTGGAACGCCGGGTCCTGGACCAGGGTGGTGCCGGCGAAACGCCACGTGTGGAAGAAGTCGACCGGGGCGCAGCCGATGTCCTCGCCTTCCAGGAACGCCCAGATGTCGTCCTCGTCGGGCTCGTCGACCTCCTTGCCGTCGGCGTCGAGCCAGCGCAGCTCCACCTGCGCGGAGTCCGGGTCGACGCTGACGGTGCCGGCGAACCCGTCGGCGACCTTGCGGGCGACGTCGACGGCCACCGGGTCGCTCATGTCGAAGCTGCCCGCCCCCCACAGGTGCTCGACGTCGACGCCGTCGAGCTGGTGCGGGGCGACCCACAGCACCTCGGGCCGGCCGATGCTGACCTTGCCCTCGTGGCCGAACCCGGACGCCTCCTGCCAGGACAGCCACGGGTGCACGGTGGAGGAGATGCCGTCCTCGGGGATGCCGAACATCCGCGGCACCGGGCCGCTGTCGCCGGTGCGGTGGTTCAGCGCGAGCAGCGGCCCGGCCCACCAGCCCGACAGCGGCGTCTGCGCCTGGCCGTCGCCGGCGGCCGCGGTCACCGGGTCCGCCGCCGGCGCGGCCGCCGACGCAGCGGGTGCTGCTGTGACGCCGGGCGCCGCGAGCGCCAGGGCAGCGGGCGCCGGCGCGGCCGGCGCGGTGGGGGTGGCTGTGGTCACGACGGGGTTCCCCTCGTTGTCGGTGACGTTGGGCAGGTACAGCGCGTACAGGCGGCGGGCCTCGTCGGCCTCGTCCTCGTCGAGCCAGTTGAGGGTGCAGCGGCACTGCACGGTCTGATCGGCGGGCGCGAGCGGGTCATGCGGGCGGCTCAGGGCCACGCCGTCGACCAGGAACGGCTCATCAGCGGCGACGACGGCGCCGTTGATGACGCGGTGCGCCAGCCGGGTGCGGGTGTCCGAGGTGGCCTGCCAGTGCTTGAACAGCGTCTCGCCGAGCACCTGCTGCCGGGCCAGGCCGGCCCGCCAGGTGCCGCCGTTGTGGGCGGCCATCACCTCGGTGCGGGCGATCACCATGGCCCGGTTGGACCACCGGGACAGCCCCAGCGTCGTCGCCACGTCGGCGCGGATCTGGGCCAGCGTCCGGTTGGCCACGATGGCTTCGGTGACGACCGTGCGGACCGCGTTGTAGACCTCGTCGGGCCAGGTGGCGCTGGTCAGGCGGGTGGTCGTGTCGGCCAGGTGCTCGGCCAGGTAGTCGCTGCCGGACAACACCAGCGCCTGCGCCGGGGTGAGGGTGTCGGTGAACGCCTGCTCCCACGTTGCCGCCGACACCGGCACCATCACGGCAGCGGCCGCGGTCCACACGGCCACCGGCGGCCAGGCGTCGAAGTTCGGCGCCAGCTCGGCCGGGTCGGCATCAGCGGTCACCACACCAGTGGCGAGCTCACTGACCGCGAGGCTGACCGCCTCGGTGTCGTGGTCCAGGACCGCGGCGCGGACGGCGCCGAGGTAGGTGCGAAACGCCACCCGGACCGCCGCGATCATGCGCTGCTCGGCGGCGACCAGGGCGGCCGGCGCGGTGGCAGGCAGCCACGGCTCGTCCTCTGGCACGGTGCACCACCACGACTCGGGGGGTGTCCGGCCACGCGGCGCCAGTCGACACGGTCAGTTGCTGAGCAGGGTAACGCCCGAAGTGCCCCTCGTCTCGTGCTCGTCCGGCTTCATCATCGACGCCGCCGCGCCAGCCGCGGCAGCCGTGGTATTTCCGCGCCGCAGCGCCACCCTTACGCGGCGGCCTGCAGGCACCCGGCGCCGACGATCATCCGCTGCAGGTTGCTGCGGTCGTGCTCCCGGCCGTCGGTGATCAGGTCCCGGAGGTAGGTGGTGATGGCCTGGCGTACGCAGGACGCCGTGGTGTCGTCGGTGATGGCCGGTGCGGTGGCGTCGAAGAACCGCAGGGTGTCGCGCATCAGCTCATCGAGGGCGTCGGCCTGGGCGGGGATCACGGTGTGCCGGCGGTGTCGGTCGACCTCGCGGAGTCGGTTGCTGTGGTGGCGGACAGAGCGGCCGGCGCGGCGCAGCAGGCGCCCGCCGACGGTGTCGAGCACGTGCAGGACGGCCATCTCGGCGTACGCCACGACCCACGGTGCGAGTGGTTGTGGGTGTACGTGGGCAGCCTGCTGATCGGTGGTGACTGGCACGGGTTGGCGCTTCCTCGGCAATCGACCGCGCGGGGTCCGGGCGGTGGTCGGTGGCTACAGGGATGTCGGCGCGGTGTCGATGGGTTGGCAGGCTCGGGGGCTGCGGACGTTGGGGTCGGTCGGCCTAGGTGGACGGTGGTGCGCCGTGCCCGCGGGCGGCGGCGGGTTCGCACTGCGGGGACACGACGACCGACGGTCCTGGCTGCTCACGCTCGGCGAGCCAACCCACCAGGTAGGCCGCGGTGCCGACGATCATGGCGATCAAGGCCCATTCGACGTGCTGCCACACCCACATCTTGCCGAGTGCGCCGACGACCGCTGACCACCAGAAGCCGACGCACCAGTCGCAGATGACCAGCGTGTGCAGCCACACCCGCACTCGTGCGCTGCGCGGTGACCGGGCCGGTGGCATGGGTTCGGCGGCGGCGCGGGCCCGGCGCTGGGCCCGGTTGAACAGCAGGAGGTTGTGTAGCCATGACCTCGCATCGGTGGTGATCTTGTCGCGGGTGGTCAGGCGGGTGAGCCGGGCCGCTGCTCCGGTGATCACGATGACTGCGGCGATCACGTCCATAGCCGCGACCCTACGCAGCAGCGGGGTAGCGCTCTGTCACGTCCGGGCTGTGAGCTGGCGGTCCTTCTGTGATAACTACCGGTCTGGGTGGTTTAGCGCCGCGTCGTCGGCCGCGGCGGCCTCGGCGCGCTCGCGCTGCCACGCGTCGTACCGGTCGAACGCGTCGCCCTGCAGCGCCGCGATGAGCTCGATCCGCTGCGCCGCCCACTTGACCAGCAGCACCAGCGCGGGGATCGGGTCGAGGTCGCTCAGGTTGTTCAGGGCAACGGTCAGCTGGACACCGTTGCCGTTCAGGGCGCCGGACAGGATCTCCGACACGAGCGCGGTGTAGTGCTCCAGCTGCGGGTCCGGTCGGGCCTGGTCCAGGCTGACCAGGACGCGGCTCTGGGGGTGGCAGGAGTGCTGCATCCCGGTGATGGCCAGGGAGGCGAGCCGGCCGGCGGCGACGGCGCACCCGGCCGTGCCGTGGTCCTGCCTGATCCCGTCCAGGATGGCGACGGTGACGTCGGGTTTGCGGGCCAGCTCGGCGCCGAGCGCCGCCTCGCAGAGCCTGCCGATCTCGTCGGTGTCGACGATCCTGGACTCCAGGCCGGCGAACTCACGGCGCTCGTCGGGGTCTGACATGGGCGCGGACTCGGCCTTTCGCAGCAGGCTCGGCGTCGACCAGGACGGTGACGCCGGCAAGTATGCCGCTGCCCGCGATTGTGATGTTCACAGGTAGGTAGTTAAGCGACCTCGGCGACCCGCCGACGGGTGTCGGTGAACAACTCACCGAACGCCCGCGTATCGGGGTGCTGCGGATAGCTGGTCATCAACGCGCTGTTCAGGTCGCCGGCGCGGCTGACGACGGGGTGCGCGGACCGGGACGCGGTCAACGCCTCGGTGCCGTACGCGGCGGCCCGCTCCGGTTCGCCGAGGCCGACCATGGCCAGGGCCAGGTCGATGCGGGTGATCTGCTCGTTGACCGTCTGCACCGGCCCGCTCTGGTGCAGGGCCAGTGTCGTCTCGGCGTGCCAGCGGGCCTTGCGTGGGTCACCGAGCCACACGTAGGCGGTGGTGACGTAGCGGCTCATGTTGAGCCAGTTGAGGTCCTGGCCGGAGACCCCGGACGGCCGCGACGTCTGCCCGGTGATGCCCTCGCCGAGGCGCTGCGCCGTGCCCAGCAGCGCCAGGCTGGAGTCGCGGTCGCCGCGGACGGCGTGCAGCCGGGCGGCGTGCGCGTTGAGCTGCGCGGCCAACGGATGTCCGGCCGGGGCGGCGGCGATACCCCGGCGGGCGGCCTCGATGGCCTTGTCGTGCTGACCGCTGTAGAGCTGGGTGCAGGACAGCGCCTGACAGGCCCACGCGGCCAACGCCGGGTGGCCGACCTCGGTGGCGTGCAGGTAGCTGTCGATCGCGTACGCCTCGGCGGCGCGCGGCTGTCCCAGCTGCAGCGCGGTCCAGGCCAGGTACTCCGACAACCAGCCGGCGTGCACGTACAGCTCGCGGCCCTCGGCGAGGGTGTGCCGGCCGGCGATGAACTCGGCGACGCGTCGGCGGTAGTCGCGCACCACGGCGAACGTCTCGGCGGCCGGGGCGGCCGGGGTTTCCCAGGCCCGGTCCAGGGTGGCGATCGCCGCGGACAGGTGGCTCAGGGTGCCGGCGCCGACAGCGGACATGAGGCTGGCACGGGTGAAGTCCAGGGCCTCGGCCGCGTAGTCGCCGAGCAGGCCGAGGACGGTCGTCGGGGCGGCCATCACGGTCGCGCCGAGGGCGAGTAGATCGCGCCGCTTCGTGGTGTCCTCCTGAGCCGCGTCCCCAACCTGCCGCCGCTGCTGCGACGCCAGACCCAGCCGGTGGCGCGCGTCGTCTGGCATGTGAAGGCCGTCGGCGATGCGCTCCAGAACGTCGATCGCGGCGACCCGGCGCGTACCGGCCACGATCCCCGACACCTTGTTCTGAGGGATGCCGGTCCGGTTGCCGATCCACGTCTGACTTGCCCCAGTGTAACGGCCCAGCAACAGAAACAGGGTGCCGATGTCGCGGCGGGGCAGCGCCTCCCGCACGTCAGAACGAGTCCAGAACTCGGCCGGCACATGCTCTGGGCCCTGCGGTCCGCCCATGAGCTGCCCCCTTTCGGCTTAACCCAGGGTGATCATACGGCCGCACTGTGCTCATCCGAGCGGGGTATCCCACCGGGGTATCCCCTCGCAGGAGCACCGGCGGGACTGGCCTGGCGCGGCACCGACTCGGAAGCTGATCATGCGAGCCGCACCCGCGCAGCTCGCACCGTTCGGGCCGAGAACTGGCCCGGACACCGGGTGCCCCGCGTCGACGGCACACAGGGAGTGCGTGCCGCCGGGTCCGTGGCGAGTTCGGGTTTCTTCGTCGACGCCCCCTGATCGGGGAAGCCCGTTCCAGGGGATCAGCGGTCTGTCGACGCGGGGCGCCGTCCGAGGGAGTCGACCGCCATGCGCGTCGCTGCGATGACCCAGTGCCAGCCGCTGAGATGGACCCACCCCACTGGCCACTGCTGCGGCACCTGGTCGCTGCTGCCCGACCTGCCGGGTACCTACGAGTGCCAGCACGGGTTCGTCCGGTGGCCCCACAGGATCGGTGCCGCCGCGGCTGTGCCGCGATGACCGCCGCGGCCGAGACGGACGAGCCAGCCGAGCCCGTCGAGCCCGATGAATCCGATGAACCCGACGACCTCCCCGACGGCGTCACGGCGGCATTGCTGGTGGCGTGCGCGCTCGCCTGGCACGGCAACCCCCTCGCGCCGGTCGCCGGCTACGGCCTCCGCGCCCGGCGGCTGGTCGCCTGCGCGCGGAGCAGCTACCGCGACGCCGAACTGCTGGACTGGCCGGCGCACGTGGCGCCCGCGCTGCACACGATGCGCTGGGACTTCGCCTGCGCCGTGGTGCGAGCCCACCATCGCGAACTGCCCGGCGCCGCCGACCTCCCCGACTTCCATGACTCGCTGTTCACCGTCGACCGGCGATGACCCTGCTCCTCGTCGACGACGCCGCGGCCACCGACCACCGGGCGCTGTGTTCGCTGTGCATGTTCGACCAGCACCCGTGGACGCGGCCGGAGCTGGAGTGGTTCACCGCCGGCGACGGCCGTCAGGTGCAGCTGCTGCGGGTGTACTGCGGCTGCCTGCTGTGCGAGCCGCCGTGCCCGGCGATGGAGGTGCGGCCCTACGTGCTGCCCGCGCAGGACCTGCTGCCGGCGCAGAGCCGAACCGAGCCGCACCCCGTCGACGTCGCCGCCCTGTTGGTCGCCGGCCGGGCGCTCGCCACCGTCCCACTGATGTGAAGGGGGTTCCCGTATGGGAGACAGAGCCGCACCGCAGGTGCCGTTGCCGCAGTGGCGGCGACGGGCCGCGGACCTGGCCGACCACCTGGCCCAGCGTGGGTTGATGGACGACCCGCACCTGCGGACGGCGTTGCAGCTGGTCCCGCGACACCTCTTCGCCCTGCAGGTGTTCCGGCGGGTCAACGGCGCCGACTGGGGCGTCCTCGACGGCTCCCGGCCGGAGCACGTCGGCCGCTGGCTGGACCTGGTCTACGCCGACGAGCAGCTGCCTGTGCAGCTCGGCCCCGGCATCGGCGGCTCGTCGACGCCGGCGGTGACCCGCACCGCGCCGCGGCCGGGCCTGGTGGCACGGATGCTGCAGGACCTCGACCTGCGCACCGGGCTTCGGGTGCTGGAGGTCGGCACCGGCACCGGCTACACCACGGCGCTGCTGTGCCACCGCGTCGGCGACCCCGGCGTCTTCTCCGTCGACACCGACGAGGCCCAGCTGCTGGCCGCGCACGCCCGCCTGACCGCCCTGGGCTGGCAGCCGCGGCTGGCCTGCGGCGAGCCGGAGCTGGGCTGGCCGGCGCAGGCTCCGTTCGACCGGGTCCTCGCCACCAACCACGCCGGGGTGCTGCCTCACGCCTGGGTCCAGCAGGTGGTGCACGGCGGGCTGATCGTGGCCGATCTGGGCACCGCGGCGCACGGTGTCCTGGCCCGCCTGGCGGTGACCGACCGCGGTGACGCGTCCGGGGTGTTCCTGGGCTACCCGGCGCTGGCGGTCCGCGGCGGCAACATGGGCCGCCCGGCCGAGCTCGGGTTGCGTGCTCGGCCCGCGGACGGCGAGTTCACCACCGCGGTGTCGCCGGCGATGCTGCGCGACCAGGCGTTCGGGTTCTTCTGCCAGCTGCACCTGCAGGGCGGCCGCTGCGGCTACAGCGCCACCGCCGACGGTGCCATCGCTACCGTGATCGGCCCGGACGGGTCGTGGGCCGAGGCGATCCTGGGCGACGACGCCACCCCGGCCACCGGTCACCTGGTGCGCCATGCCGGCCCCACCAACCTGTGGGCCGTGGTCGAGGCCGCCTACCAGCTGTGGTGCGAGCTGGGGCATCCGGTGCCGACCGAGTTCGGGCTGCGGGTCACCCACGCGGGACAGACGGTCTGGCACTCGCAGGGCTGGTCGCTGCACACCGACGCCGGCCTCGGGGACGTGACGCTGGATCTGCTGCAGCGCGTCCACGCGGGCCTGCAGATGCTCTGACCACCAGGCCCCCGATCGGGGGCGTCGCGCTGGTCGCCGCTGCGGACAGCGCCGTACCGTCGAGCGCGTGACCAGGCCGACCACCACGCCGGCGGCGGTGCTACCGCCGCAGGTGCGCCGCGGCACGCTGATGGCCTGTCGGTCGCGCAGCTGCGACCAGGTCGTCCTGCTGGGCTGCGCGTCCTGCGGGTGGTCAGCCGTCGAGCAGCAACAGCCGGACCTGTTCGGCGGCATCCACGACGAGACCGAATGCACCCGCCGGCAGCTCGATCCGGCCTACCGTCAGCAGCAGGACCGGCTGTCGCGGGCCGCCGCCGGGCTGCCGTGATCACCGCCGGGATCATCGTGGGGTCGACCGGCGCTGCCGACGCGCCGGTGTTCCGGTGTCCGGTGTGCCACTGCTGCTCGCCGAACCCGCACGACATCGCCCACCGGTACTGCGGCTGCTGTCACTGGCCGACCGGCGACTCGCAGCTGGGGCCGCATCAGCCCCACCCGCCGGCCGCGCCGTGCGATCCACCCCAGGGTCAGCGGCTGTCGGCACCGGGGTGAGCGGCCGGGTCCACCTCGGGGTCGGCCGCCGGGGAACGCTGCCCGCGTGCCGCTGCCACCGACGCTGGCCCAGCGGCGTGGCCACCACGACGCGCGGGACGCGGCTGGTGGACTGCTGCAACTGCCGGCGCACCCACGCCTACCGCGAGGCTCTGGGGGAGGGTTCTCGGCAGCGGGCCGCGTGGACGGGTCCGGCCACGAGGCCAAGGGGGAACTTGGACCTCGTGACGTGCTGGGGGACCACTCGCTGGGGGGCTTACGCCGCCCGCCGCCGAGGTCGTCATTGCATCACCACCAGCAGCGGCAGGGGCGCCCGCCACGGCGGCCCGGCCGGGTGAACTTCGCCCCCGGATCCCGCCTGGTCGCCCGCCCGCCGCCCGCCGTACCGGCGGCCGCGCACCGATCATGCGAGGTATGACAGCTCAACTCACCCCGCCCAGCAGCAGCCGTGTCGGCGACGACGGCCCGTTCCACGTCACCACCCGCCTCGGGGACCGCACCCTCGGCTTCGAGAAGCCGATCGCCGACCCCTTCGTCAACACCACGATCACCATCAACCGGTGGGACCTGCTCCGCGCGGTGTTTCGCCGCCGGCCGATGACGGTGAGCGTCATCGTCAACGCCCCCCGCGAGGTCGTCGGCGTCGTGATGCGAGCCCTGCGCCGCGACGGCTCCTGCTGCGCGGCGCTGTCCGCCGACCCGGCCGTCCACAACTAGCCCTCGACGGCGGCCGTGCCCTCCCGCTTCCGCGTCACCATCAACGAGGCCAACCTCGCCTGGTACGTGAACAGCCCGGCCGGGCCGGCCGTGCGGTTGGTCACCCGCTACACCGGCCGCACCCTGGTCGCGGCCCGCGCCGGCGCGCCGGTCGACACCGGCGTCGGCCGCGCGGGGATGCGCTCCGACGTCGTCATCACTGCCCGCGCGGTCACCGGCCGCATCTTCATGCCCCGGCACATGTGGTGGCAGCACCAGGGCACCGGTGTGTACGCGGGCAAGGGGCCGATCCGGCCGAAGAAGGGTTCGTACCTGGTGTTCCGGGCGTCGCGGTCGGTGGGGCCGCTGCGGCAGGGGCAGAAGCACCCGGCGCCGGGGAAACGACAGCTGGTGTTCGCCAAGCAGGTGAAGGGTGTGCCGCCGAACCCATTCCTGCTCAATGCGATGCGCAACGAGGTGCCGTGGCCGGTGCGGTACAACCGTTAG